ATGAAAGACCTCTGCGATGTATACGACGAAATGCGAAAACAGGTTATAGTTGCGCGTAATATCGTCATTTTACTAGGATTCAAGAACAGAACACTAAAACAACATAATTACAAATTGATACCAAACGCAGCAAACCACGCAATTCGATCATACTCTTACATACAACCGAACAGTATTGCAGCTAAAGGTAAAAGTTTTGAGGTTTGTTCGATTCTATCAAAACTTAAATTCGTGGAACCTAGAACGATAAGGTTAGACGAACCTGCGCTTTTACCTAAAACTTGTTTCGTATTCGATAGCATATTATACAAGCCAGATACGAATGAATTTTTGTTTGTAAACATGAATGAAGGTTCACGGGATTATACAGTATCTGTTAATCGAACTTCAAACTTCTTACTTGAAAACGTACCAGAATCGATTGATGATGTCGTTAAAGAAATATACAACGAATATGTGGAATGTAACGCCCACAACGCCAAGATAGTCGATGAACTTCATACGTACGCGAAATTACAAAAATTAGATAAGGTGTAACGATGGTTACACTTGACGATTTAAACGATATGTGGTCAAATGGCGTTTATAATAACTTACGTGAATACGAATTACATCATATCGTTAAATTAGACAAGGATGTCGAGATTACGGCACGTAATGGTACTCTTATAAAATTCAATACGTTCGTAGTTGATAATACTAAATTTAAAGCGATTAATTCGTCGTACATTAAGTATAACAACGCTGGGTTTGATTACGCGACATTACTAACCGCATATCCTGAATACACGGACTTAGTGTATGACTTATTTCAGGTTATTCTAAAAAGTAAAAGCGATGATGGGTTACACCTAGTAGATACATACGCTAACGATGAAATAAAGCGTATAATGGGTTTTGTCGATAAAGTTAATAAAACCGAAAAGTTAGTTCGTGCAGCAGACGTTTTAAATAACGAATGGAAATTCAAGCATCTTATCGCGAACGACGATGGTAAAATAACGTTAAACGAATTATGGGGTAAGTTTTCATATTATACCCTGGACGTTATCAACCAATACAAAGAAAACATACGACCGTATCTCATTTTCGGTAAAACGTACACGTACACGGTTATGCACAAATACAGGCGTGGAGACGTAAGTACTTACAATGTCGCTTACCACGCTATCGACGACGATTTAGATTGGCTTATGAGTGAGTATAATCGTGTATCGGCTTTACTTACACAAAAGGTGATTACGATTGATTGATATCGATGAAACTATTGAAACTTTCCGTGATATGACGGGTGAATTGACACGGGCCGAATCTCGTATATTCGCTGCTTTACGTAAAGCTGGTTTCAAAAATGTAATGGTCCCTACAACCGGTACACAATTATTAGCAAGAACACATTCACTGTACACGATAGGCCACATAAAGACTAACACCATCCGTAAACGTGGTAAATTGAACGAGGTCTGTGCAATTCTCGAAAAGATACCATTACCGCCGGTTGTGTGCATAAATCTCAAAAAACCCGTCGTTGTACTTGATGGATACAGTGTTGTCACGATTTACGATACCATTATAATTGACGCTACACTGGAAATCGTTTCGATGGAATACCGTTACAATGATTTACCGGTCGGTGTAACGACTATAAACGAAAACCCGGAAGTTTACGTACATGACCGTTATAGGTTAACTGTAAACGACTTTCACGATGAAATTGCGAATAGACTTACCACACTTGGTGTGTATGATGAGTTCGTTGAAAAATTAAAACAGTACAATAAAGATTTACAGATTTATCTTGACTCCATAAGTGACGTTATCAGCGAAACTGAACGATACTGTACGTTATGTACACTTGATAAGATTTAGTGATTGTTATGACTTTGTTTATAAAACTTAAAAAACCGTTTCAGAAAAAAACCTACGGTAATAAATGCGTTAATGTCGATGTCGTAAAATTTAAGTATGGTATCCCGTGTAGCGACGCGTGTACCATATCCTGTGTTGGTATAAACCCCACGTCGGGTCACATCGATTCTATTACCAGTGAATGGCGGAGTATTTCGGACGTAGAATGTCGAGCCTGTGCCGATGGTAACGCGCGTACATTGCCAGCTACGTTAAGTTTACCAGACGAAACCGCTGGACTTGTATTATTTTATCGTGTAATGGAACATTGTCTTACGATATCTCCGATTTTACCAGGTGTAATAAATTATATACCAAACGAAATCGTTTTAGCTGGCGCTATGGTGGCGTTATTCAAGTTAAACCCGGCATGTTTAACGTACGCTGAATTTGAAAGAATGTATCCCGATAGTGTAGGTCATTTCGCAACTTATTATCATCACTGTAAAAGTATTGATAAAAAAGTGTCAAAGGATGTGTGTGTGTATTTATTAACGCAGCATTTGTTAAAAATGTTTACAATATACAATAAAGCTATATGTACACCTACATCTACACGTAAACCTAAAAATAGACGGTTCCAAGCTTATCCAGTTGAGTACGTGATGGATAGCCCAGAATACTACGATGTTATTAGAATAATAGCACAAAATCTGGGTGTAAATGTATGACCAAATATGCTAAATTTTTAGATTTATTTACCCGGTTGAACCGAATTAGATTCAAATTCGACGCTATATTTGATGATATCCGGGATGTAACCGGTACACACAAGGTTCGTAATATCGACATTATTGCTGATAATGGTTATACGTACACCATTTTAGCTATGACGAACTTTAAAGATGTAAATCTCATACATTTCGCAAAATCAAAAACTAAATCCGGTAAAGCGTATGAATTCGCAAATATTTTACAACAATATCCTACTTTACCGGAATGTACGATTAGACTGAATACTATACATGATGTTCCAGCGTGGTCCGAATACCGTACTAGACACGTTTTTGATACAATTAATGTAACGTGTGGGAAATCCAAGTTGTATGTGTCGGGTAACACACTAAAACAGGGCCTTTACGAATTCAAAAACGGTAAGCTACGAGACGAATTTATGTACCCTACTGATACGATTTCAATTTCTAAAATAGCATTAATTTGTAGCGCGATACAGGGTGATGACGGCGATACATTATTCAATGGATTAAACCAGTACGTGATTGACGTAGAAGCGACCTACGATAAAACGTTGGTGATACACAAAGCGTTCATGGACCTAAATAACTTATACAAACTTGATATGGTGGGATAATGCGAGTATACGATGAACCTACCCATACGTTATTATGTGAGAAATTAGCCGCAGCTGAGACTTTATTATTAAAAAAACACAACACACGGTATCCGTATTCAACGACCGATATACAGACAACGGGAGTATACCTTGAATTGGATGAACCTATACCGGAATTAACCTTTAGACCCGAATATTCAGAGGGTACCGTTACGCTAAAAAACATCATACGAATAAGTTACAGGTTTGGTGATGTAGGCGCTACACCGTATGTGCACGTAGCTGAGTATTCACCGCGTATTAGGGGTTTTAGTTGTCGAGTTGCACCAACATGTGAATATTACAAAGCTATCGAACCATACACAGATAGATTACTCAAACTTATCGACGACTGTATAAACAGTGGTTTACCAACCATTAACGTTTGTGATGACCTCGATGAATATACAAAGATGTATTACGCGATATCGGAACTAAAAGAACCTAAAATCCAAGATATAGATTCACAGCTTAGGCGATTTATATCCGCGTGCAATCGTGATAAAAATATATTCATCGTCCTTGATAGGTTATTAAACGAAAAGGGCATTTTGTTTAATAACGATGCTGAAATCGATGCGCTTATTAAAAATATTTTAGCAACACCAAAGTACCACACCCCGGAGGTACTAGTTAGTGCGATATCTAAATTTTTCATAAACGTTGTAAAACCTGTCGCTTTCGAGTTTCGCGGTAATTTGTATCTAGGTACGCATCGATACAGGGGTTATAATGTCGCTAATCTGTTTGGTGCCACACATTATTATTTAGCCGATTATACTGGATTACGTGAGTTTTACACGTTAGCTACAGCTTCGTGTGAAGTGTTATCAGGAATACAGTGGGTGAAGTTCTAATGAGTGAATACACAACACCTGATGAAAAATTTGTCGCTATGCGGCTTGAACTTACGAATTTGTACAGGGCTAATACCGATTTAATTTACTTAGGTACTAAGTTCAGAACTCTATTCAAGAAAATTTGCCCGCGTAACCGAAAAATACCAGATACCAACCTCACCGCACATGGTGGCACAGATAGTGCATCGCTGTTCGTTATAAGTCAAATACAACCTAATACGTTTAATAAACGTAATTCCGGTAGATATTACGAATGTTCGACATTTATATCGAAATTCGAAATTCCAAATATTAACGTATATAAGGTTACACCGACTTTAGCTAAACTTCATAGCCGTATAATCGTGTACGATAAAATATATTACGACCCATACAATAACCAAATCGTGTTTGGTGGTATACACGATGGTATATACGAATACCAGGGTCTATCATTAGATAATGAATACAGTATGTTTATGCTGGCTAATGAATTTGTTAAGCATTTTGATACGATGTATCCAGTCGTAAAGCAATTACACGAAAGTGTTGATGTTTGTATTACCGCAAATAAACGACTATACGACGAATTTACGACGTACCATACTCTAACCAAATTAGATAAGGTGTAACTATTGAAACCAATCGAAATACGAAAATATCCGGTTAAATTAACACAACCGGGTAATTATGTACTTTACGGTAGCGCGACTACCAAATCTGCCGAAACCAAAAACAAACCACTCGTAACCATCCACGGTAAAGACATCACCGTAACAACAGCAAAGATGTACCTGAAAGGTAATAAGGACCCGAATTGTCCTATGATTTTTATTGAACATTCGGATAATGTGAATATACACGTAAAAACAAACGAGGGGGCTAAAGCTGTTGTGGTTGAATCTTCTGAGAACATTACGATTAGTGGTTCGATAAAAAACAGCGATACGGGTATTTTACTTAACAACTCACACAACATAGTTGTACAAAACACTGAATTACTCAATGGTTTGTGTGGAATCGAATTTATAGATTGTACGAATTTAACCGTTAAAGACGTTATAATCGATAAATCAACGTGTGGTTTATGTGCACATAAACATTCGGCTGTTAATCTCAATAACGTGAAAATAAAGAATAGTATGACGGGTATACTAGTTATGCGATACGCTATAGACACGTTTGATATACATTTCACGGGCTGTACCCACGATAGACTACCTATGTTAAGTATTTATAATAGCGACGATTCCGGTAAACAAGAAGTCGAGAGATGTGGTTTCTTGTTCACTAAGGGTGTTAATGTTATTGTAAATGATGCCGTACTAACACATAACGATGTAGGCGCGATCGTTATCGATTCTAACGTTGTATTTAACTCGTGTGAATTTAGTTACGTGAATACAGGTGTATGTGCCATTAAGTCTACCGTAAAAACTAATAATTGCAGTTTTGTCGGTGTAAAAACTAAAGACTTGGCATTCGTAAGTGATGTCGAACATTGCTAATTATAACGTTAACTTTTGTAAAATTAATTATTTCTACATATCTCTCTTTTTTCAAAAAAACAATCAATTTCACTCTAAGAGGTGCTTTTATGATGCAAATTTCACTCAAAGATATGGCTACGTTAATCGAAGAAGCCGATACCGTGTATAAATCCGCGGCACAATGCGCAAATCCTATGTTATTCCTTGGTGAACCGGGAATTGGTAAATCATCAATCGTTAAAGAAACTGCTATGAAACTTGCGTCCAAAGCCGGTAAAAAATTCGTAGATTTTACACTTGGAAAAGAAGTGAAAATCAAATGCTTATCGGATGGCGAAGGAAACGAAACCTACGTTGTTGATGAAACAGCAGGTTCAATGAACATTGATTTGATTCAGGATATAATGAAAAACCCTGATGATTACTATGTGTTCGTTGATATCAGGTTAACAACGGTAGAACCATCAGATATCGGCGGTATTCCTAGACTCGAACCCGATTACTTTATCAACGTACCACCTATCTGGGCTAAATTATTATCGTTGTCACAAGGAATGCTTTTCCTCGATGAATTGACAATCGTTCAAAGAGACGAAATCTTTGCTGCAGCTTTCATGATTATTCAGGACAGGAAAACAGCGTTTGCTAAATTTAGAGATGACGTCGTAATCGTTTCAGCTGGTAACGCAGACACGAGCTCGTCAATCGCTAGAATGTTACCTGCACCATTAATCAACAGATTTGGTGTGTTTACAGTTAAAGCGCCTAGCCACAGAGAATGGTTGGATTACATCGGTGAAAAATACGATGAAAATAAGTGTGCACATCAGATAACCTCTTTCATCACAATGAATAGAGGGGATAAATTTGCCGTGACCCCACCGGCAGCTGAGACTTTAGAAAATTTCCCAACACCAAGAACGTGGGAAATGTTCTTGAAATCTTATAACGAAAAAGACAGCCAGGATTTAATACACGCTAAATGTGAAGCTTACTTGGGTCCAGCTGTAGCCGAACAGTTTGTAAAATACGTGTTGATTTTCGATTCCCTGTCACTCGAAGATTTACTCAACCAGCCTGAGTTAATCAAAACGTTTGACTTCGATAAGAAGTTCGCAGCCATGTCGATTCTTGGTGCTTACATCAACAACCAGAAAACAGAGAAGAAAATCATAGAAGCAGCTCAAAGAGTTGAAAAAGTTATTGCCGTTCTTTCCACTGAAAATGGGTACGAAGAATATTTGTTCTATTTACTCGGTGTGGCTATCGCACCGGTTACCGGAAACAGGAAATCAAAAAGAATGGTTACACAAAAAGCTTTAGCTGAAATTAATCCAGCTTATACCGACACCATTATCAGAGTACTTTCAATTGTAAACGTTGCGTAAGGTGAGTTAATGAAAATTATCAATGATTTCAGAGTAGCTCGGACGTCATTAATTAAAAACTCACCTTTCATCTTTTCGTTCATTGAACACATGAGGTTCTACCTTGACCCCAGTGTGGAATCTACAGTGATTAAAGATAATACAATACACTTCAGTCCACAATTGATGAATGTAACACTCGAAACGCTCCTGTATGAAATGACCCACGTCGCTTTACACGTTGCATTTCTCGATAGGGAAAGGTATAGAGTTTTAATGAAAATTGGTGATGATGAAAATTTATGTCGTCGCGCGTGGAATGATGCGTGTGATTATGTTAATGATAACATTTTAGCCGAAAACCACATCGGTAGTGTGTTTAGATTACCGATAGACGTTCCTAGCGAATACAACACAAAAGAATCGGTGTATCAGTATTTGATTACCGAATATTCAAAATCACAACCGGCCCCACGGAAAAATAACGATTTGTTTGGTATGCTACCACCAATGGGCGGCGGTGGTAGTGGTGATGGTGACGGAGACGGTGACGGTGATGGCAGCGGCAATAATCAATCCGAAGACAAACAAGACAATGACGGTAATAACTCAGAAAGTAATGGCAGCGGTGATGGTAACGGTAATGACCAACAGGATGATAAAATTTTATTATTCGAAGGTTCGCTAGCAAAAACCATCGACCAAGCTCCGATAAAGTACGATGCACTGAAAAGTGCAGCTACGAAATCTTTCGTTTACGCGAAAGGAATCGGTACGATAGCTGCGAACATGCTTAGGGAAATAAACGCCGTTGTTGAAGGTCATGTTAACTGGCGTATGCTTGTAAAACAACACATGTCATCGTACATTGGTAAATTCAGACGGTCATCATACAGTAAACGGAATAGAAAGGTTCCGATATTACCAGGTTACACATCATACGGTTATCCTGATATTTACGTCGCTATGGATACGAGCGGCTCAATATCCGAACAGGAGTTAAAAGATTTCCTTTCGGAAACTTATGGTGTAGCCAAACAACTAAACACACATATACACTTGTTTACGTTTGATGGTAATTCGTATTATACGGGTAAAATTAAACGAAAAGCAGACATTGCCAAACTCGCTAAAACCCTTAGAGGTGGCGGTGGTACGAACATTAAACCTGTATTAACCGAAATCTGTAAACTTAAAAGCCATAAAGATTATGTTTTGATTTTTAGCGATGGATACATATTCGACGCTGATGATTACCAAACTATTGATATGGTCAATTCATTGAAAGGTATTCTGTTATACACGGGCGATGCCCCGAAAAATTGGTGTATACCTAAGATTCACATGGTGTAATTATGAAAACTGTAAAAACCGGTTACTTAACCATGATGAACGAATTGGCATACACGCATAGCATTTTAGCTTTAATTAATGGTATACTTGGCTACACAACGGCGTATAAAGTTGTAAACCATGATGACCTCGATAACTACCACATCACGTTTAACGAATCTAATCGTATAGATGGTGGTTATAATGATGAACAAACGTGTAATTACACAACATCAGCTGTAAAGCTAATAGAACGGTTTACGTGTGAGTATTCGGACCACGATGATAAAATAATACGAAAACTATTCGATACAGCTTTCGCTTATTGTCGCGACCTTACATTATTCATGAGTGAAGCAAAAGAACAGTACAATAAGCGAGAACGGCCACTTTGTGAGCTGAAACTTGAACCATTCAAGATACGACACACACTAATCTATGATGGTGTAACCATTGACGTTGACATAAACAAGTGCGATGCCGATTATAATGATTACGTCAAATCTTGTATGTTTAATGACATTGATTCTTGGTTAAAAACCCAAAGAACGCTCAATGCGATAATGGACCGTTATTTTAATAAATTTGTAACTATCCGTAACGAAATTAGAGCAGAGTGGAATTATGATTGCAGCAACCTCGAATAATGTAACGTCCGGCGTATCGTACAACCGTGAATGTTACGATAAACTTGAACGATTACAAAACATGTATTCCGATATATATACGGCAGCCGAACATATCGGTGAAAGTTTCTGTCGAATACGGTCAGGTCGACGTAGTGTGAACCTCGGATACATCAATCGTTTAAAATTAGATAATTTTAGCGCTGACGTTCGTAGGAGTGGCTCTAGTATTTATAGTGGTTACCGGTTCTATTCCGGTGAATATCACCACGATTACGTTTTCCACTTACCTACACTAATTGATAAAATCGATAAGGCTGAAGTGTACTCTAAAAATAAATTAGAGTTCGTAAATACCGTTTATGAGTACATGAAACCTGTATGTGATAAATTAGAAGGTTATACCGAAAATAATGAGTTTTTAGGATATACCGTATATGGTGATTACGATCGCGTAGTTGGCCACACATCATTGAATATGTATATCTATAACCCGGTTGACGCAAAATGTACACGTACCGGAACGAATAACTTGGTAAAATACGATTCGTACCCAGATTTCGCTATAATGAGTGATACCAAATTAGATGAATTATGTGTATACCTCAATAGCAAATTAACTATGTATAATGACGTTTACACCGATATTCTCGATTTAGAGCGTAAAGTAAACGGGTACATAAAACTTATAGGTATAGACTCGTTATAATGTAACCTTTTTATACCATCCACATAATTTTCGGGTTACCTGACAAACTAGGTGTAAAACAATTACGTTTCCCCGGTAATTGTATTATTTTATTTTCTATAAAAACTGGTGAAAATATGAACTTTGAGAACCTTGAAAAAATTAAAGCATTAGCAACAAAGTACAACGTTAGTGAAGAGGATGTGGAAAAAATCATCCAAGAAGTTGGTGACAACCCACTAAAAGTCGTAAAAGCTATCACAGCTAAAGGAAAAGCAGACGGTGACACCGGAGCCGGTGGAGCACCAGCTGAAACTTACAATGTTATGGTGTTAGGTATAACCGAACCACTCGTATCAAATGAAGCTCAGTTAAGAAAATGTAAACAAGCAGACGGTAAATACTACGCGGTTGGTGACGACGGCAACTGTATCAAAGAGGAAGGTAAGCTTGTAGAAGTTATCCCTAGAATTGAAAAAATCGGTTACGGGTTCCACGGTGAAGAGTTAGTGTCATTAACATTCTACAAGGATTACGAATTTGAAGGTGTTGGTAATTACGAAGTTAAAGGTACACTTTCCAAAAATGGTCACAGAATCTACGCTAGAACAGCTACCAAAATCGACGATGATATTGATGAAAATCTTATCATTACGAACCTCGTAGATGATTTACAGGAATTACCTTATGATACCGCGATTACCGGTATTTTCAACATTGTATTCTACAAAAACACAGTCAACAGGAAAAGAGGTAACGATGAAGCATTATTCGGTGATGAAACATGGACCGTACAGAATGCTAAAGGCGAAACCATGCCACAGTTCATCAATGGGCCTGTACCATTTAAACACGAAGGTGGCAAGTTAAAAGGTTTATTCGTTGGTACACTTAAAAAGAAAAACTTCAACGATAGAACTTACGTAAATCTCTACGAACCTGTTTTCGTTTGTGAATTCTAACTTCACAAATAACCCTTTTTATTTACTATGGTGGTTTACATGAATTCTAGTAATATACATAATTTTACAGCCACTCAAACGCTTCGAGCTATGGTGTGGGCGTTGAGTGTTGAAGTAAAACGATTTAAACGGTTAGTACGAAATGGTATTGATGAAGACGAAAAGACCGCAGTATGTAGAGTGGTAAACACTATAAGTTTACAAACCGATGATGTCGACAAATCGTATTTAGTCGATGTAGGGGATTCAACACTAAAATTACGGTCCAACGCAAATACTGACTATGATATCTCCGTTCATGAGGATTATGTTTACGTGAATAGAACGCGCATGGCGTTTGGTAAAGAATTTTATGATAAATTCACCATCAGTGAAGCAAAGGTGATAAATCATTTTACACACTTTACAAACGCACATTATTTAATTTTGAAAGACATTAACACAAAACTTGAACAAAAACAATCTAATTTATAAAAACAATGGTGATTTTTCATGAAAATAGCACACGATGTTGATTTAGTTACACTTAAAGCAAACGTTATGAAATGTTTCGCAGCGAAATATCTTTCAGGTATGAGTCTTGTACCTCACATTGTTGGTAAACCTGGTATCGGTAAATCGGCATTCACTAGAAGTCTCGTGGGAACACACCAACACATGGGTATGAACTTTAACATTGACAGCATGATTGACTTTAGGTCTATGCTACACACACCCGACGAAATTAAAGGGTTATACTTACCTGCACCACCGGGAACAAAAGAATTTGAAGAAGGTAAATTGTTAAACCACATGGTTTCACACTTCCCATCAAAACCTAACACGTTGTTCGTTTACGAAGAGCTCAACGCTGCTGACCCTGATGTACAGAAGGCATTGTTGGAGCTCATGCTCGATGAGAAAATTAACGATAAAAAGCTTCCACCATTTACGTATTTCGTTGCTACAGGTAATGAGAAATCAGATGCGAAAAGAATGTACGATCTCATTGAGCCACTACAGGATAGAGTTATCACGATGAGATACAGTCCATCAGACAATGATATCATTAACACGGTTTCAAGATTCAGTTTACCTTTAGGTCAACTATTAGCTAACACACCTACGTACCTAAAAGATGTTAAAAGCGCATCTGGGGACGGATGGTCACCAACGCCAAGGTTTTTAGAATTTATGTCACCTCTCGTTAACGCTTTCGTTACAGGTAAAATCGAAGCAGGTGCTATGAATAAATATAAAATGACAAAAGTTGCAGCTGAGCACTGTGATATATGCGATGACATCATCGGTGATGTATTTGGAAACAAAGAATACGTTACATTAAGTGTTGACGACAAAACCGAAGTCGGTGCATTCTTAGATTTAGTATTTGCAAGCCAATGGCCTACTTTCACTGATGACCTCTCAACTAAAACGAAAAAGATTATCGATTTAGTAAATGAATTAGCTTCAGGTAAAACCAACGAAAACACCGCTATCATTTTACCAATGGTATTGATGGGATACGACGCTAACAGATTCCAAGAGTACGGTTTATCGTCATATAAAGAAGCTGTCGATTTATTATTAGATGTAATCGAAGTTAACCAGAGTTCAATGAGAGCTGCTATCCAGTATCTTAACGCTATCGGTGAAACCGAATTCATCAAAAGAGTTGTTTCATCCATTAGAGTTTTGGGTGATAAGGACCCTAAATACCTTAAGGTCGTACACGAACTAAAACAGTTCGGAGCTGGAGCAAAATACGCATTCGAGATTTAATTATTGTCGGTGATTATTATTTCACATGGAAACGGACCGACTGAAGAAATTTATAACGAGATAGTAAACACTAAATTTCATTTTATGTATTGGATACGCAGGAAGAAAATACTTGGTGTGAAAAAGTTAGGTTACAAACGATATATTAACGTCATCGAAGGTGAATTACAAGAGTATTTCACCTCTTTTTTACCCGAATACGAAAGCGCGTCCGGTGACAAAGAATACAGACGTATATTATTTTTACTTAACGAGAGACCCACACGTATAAAGTGGTATTCTATTGCGAAAAACATCATAGACGATAATTGTGTTTTTACAGGATGATTGAGGGATTTTTATGGCTAAATGTGGTATATCTGATGGTGATTTACACGAAATGTTTGAAAGCGGTAAGCTGGTTAAAGTGTTACCACAACTTATCGGCGTTAATTTCGATAGTGGGTCATTCCCATCGAACGACGAAAAAATGTTAAGTTTATACACGCCCATGTTTTCATATGTAACCGCTGGGTGTAAGCCTGATGAAATTGCAGCTGTACTAAACCAGCAGTTAAGACCGGAAGAGGTATCGCCGCCCGTGGTACATTCCATTATCATGGCAACTAGACCTTTTACAGTTGTTATTGAAGAAGCGGACATCGTTTGTATGAAATTGAAATACCAAGTACCTATGGCTGATGTTAATCGTTTAAAGTACATTATGATTCACGAATACGGCCACGTGTTTTTAGGACATACAACATCACCGAAACCACCTTGTAAATGTGGTGATTGCCCGATACATGCAATCTTAACCGACATACACGTCGATACGTGGGTTGGCGCGTTATTAGGTTCATCGATAAACGGTTTTAACGCTACTATTAAGTGTAGACTTAATATGCTAAATGCGCTGCTCGAAAAATTCACGGACCAAAGACTCAATAAAAAATTAAGTGATATTACATGGTTAGACCTTGTACCTGATTGTAATTTGTGTAAAATGCAAAAACAACAAAACCCGAAAAAACCACAACAAAAAGGTCAGTCCGGTGAATGTCAAGAAGGTGAAGGCGACCCTAGTGAAAACCAAGATGGTAACGGCGGACAAGGAAGTTCAGGTCAAAACGGACAGGGTAACCAACAGAACCAAAATCAAAACGGCCAAAACGGTCAAAACCCCGGCCAAAGTGGTCCAGCTTACGAACAGTTGAATGCTGACGAAAAACAATTGATAAAATCACATACACAATTAAACAAAACATCACATTCTAGTGTCATCGAAGCTGCTAAACAGAAAATGAAAAACACAACTGATATTATCAGTGAAAAACTTAATAATAGCGGTAAAGGTAGTGGTATTGGTGGTAACGAAGAAGTTATACTTGAACCACAGTCATATAAAGAGCTTTTAGCGACGATGTTCGAAAAGAAACTTTCCAGAAAGAAACGAACGATTTTACCAGGTAAGAAATTCATCTCTACTATATGGAGAAAGGATATGTCACCTATCTACCATATTAAGACTGAGGAAATCACAGATAACATACCCGATTGTATACTTATCGATACGAGCGGTTCTATGACCGAACAAGGCATCAAGAGTGTTTTATCGAAGGTTATGTCTTACATGGGTGCGTACGATTTAACTGAAGATGATATTAGAATATTTACATTCTCTGGAACATTAATCGAACATAAACTCGACGATATATTATCTGGAAAGCTTAGAATCGAATGTGGTGGAACGGATTTAACACCAGCGCTTGACAAATTGGCTGAAATGGATGTTTTGATGGATAACTTTATCGTTATCACCGATTTATATATCGATGAAACAGATGAAAGGAACTTAATAAATACTGAAGCTTTCATATTTAGTATAAACGAAAGAAACGCATACACGTTTATCAACCGATACAAATATGAGAATGTTGCTTACATTGATTGTAGTATCGATTAATTGGTGGTTATTTATGTCTATGGTTGGAACTACTACGCTTTGTAAAATATACGGTACATTACACGTGGCACCCACACGCATTACAACTGAAGGCTGTGAGATGCATGAGATGTTTTACAACTTATATCTAAAAAATCTTACATCCAAAACATATACCACTTTTGACGAGTTAATTGAACGGGGTTTATTATTAATCGATGATTACGATAAGTTCTACGCAATTAATTTCGTATCAGCTGGTATAGTTAACCCATTTATCTTTATAGAAGATTCGGAAGAAAACTTATTTTATACCAAAAACGGTTTACGTGTAACCAAATTATTCAAGAAAGATGAAGTTACAGATAACCTCGCAAAATTGCTAGATGATATATATGCTTCCGCATGAGTGGAGTAACGAAGCGACCGCTATGATGGATTTATTCATCGGCGATGGTATGTACGGGATATTCGGAAAATACGTCAATATACTTTATAATGTTGATAAAAACGTTGATAATAACGCAGATGTTTCGACTGTAGCTTATTACGCCGAAACATACGTTAAACAGTACATTGAAGATAATAAACATGTTATATCTCCTTTTATTTTGAGTAGATTAGAAGCTATTTTACCAAACGTTATATGGGAAGAAATAGCTGCAGCTATACTCGAAAATACACAGACCATATACGATGAATTTGACCGATGGGGAGAATTGTATATGACAGCGATACTAAAGGAAAACGTTACGCTGCTTGAAAATAAAAATATACGAACAGCGTTACAGAAACATGGTTATTTAATTGAAAGTGAATTGTTTGTCGATAATTTAGAATAAAACTTTTTTTGGTGAGTATATGTTAATTAGAATAGCGCAGCGTATGTTAATTAAACGTGTCGATTTAAGCGGAGACTGTATTACGTGGTACAATTACTTAAACGGACGACCGATTAATAAACGTACGTTGAGATTCAGAACTGTACCATCAGCTAAGTTTTATGGTCGGATAACACACGTTAACGACTACTGGATTACCGAAAATGGTACAGAAATCATACGGAACAGTAGAGATATCGATGAACGACACTACGATAATTTAGATGATTTAATGTATTCGGTGGCTACACGTGGTGTTGATAATTATCGACCAGGCTGGTTTGATGTAAGACCTGAAGAATGTGAAGCGTTGTGTAAAGTTTGGTGTGAAAACCTAAACCAGTACGATACCATATCCGGGTATACGCCAACTAATTCGTTTTACGAAATAAAATGCGTTTACAACCCAAAATTAAAAACCGAAGATAAGTATCTAATTTTAGGTGCGTATATGTGGGTGGAAGACTATTATGGTTTCTGGGGCCAGCTTCATGACGAATTACAGCAAACCAAAGGTATGTCGCTGAAAGTGTTAAAACACTCACCGGACCCTGACCGTTATTATACGTTAGACGGTTTCCGTAAATTATCACCTACGACTATAACGCGGTTGTATATCCAATACCATTGCGGTAAACCGGTTAATATTTCAAATTGTTCAAAATCACTATTGCTCGAAAAATTACCGGAATTACAAGATAAATACCTGAAGAAAAACGTACAAAATAAAAATTTACACTATGTTGGTTACACTAAAGGTAGATACGGTGTAAAATTACCGATATTCGATTATTTCGGCGATCGTTATGTTCGTGGCGAGCGTATGCGTTACATGAAGGAAACATATACTGGAATGAGTAAATTAGCTAAATACAATAGCAGTTACCGATTTTATTCCGCGACAGCCGACGAAGGGGTTAAACGTTTAGATGAAACTCCTGAACAGTCTGACCCGTATATTATATTCGGTATAGGTGACGAAGATATCGCTATACTGTTCCTTGATGGAACCGGGGATAGCAATGCCCTCGACGAACATACACGTATGTATACGATGACACACGCGTCAGCTTTAGATTACATGTCCTGGTACGATGAAATTTACTGCGCGTATAAGGATTACGTTGAAGGTGCATTCATGTTTACATTCGAGCAGGCTTTCGTATTTAATGACATTTATCGGTTCATTGAAGGTGAATTAAAATGTACCACGCAGTAATTGACAACGAATACATATACGCCGATGATGACTGCGAATTTTACATTATTAATGATTCGCTTGAGCAAGATTACCTTTACCTAGGTGAAGTGTTATGGCGCTATATTCGAAACCACTACGATAAAGTATCTGTAATTTACACAAAACGTACCAACCGTAAAATTGGAAATATATTTGACGATGACCGTGGACCATTTTTTATTGTATTCAAAAATAACGATTCACCTATCATTAACGTAATTGGTAAAGATAATTGTATTGACGTTGATATGGACTGGAGTATGGGTATGTTACTGGATAAATGCACACCCGAAACCATTGTTGAAACTTTAATCGACATTATTGTAACTGACGCGAGAGTTGAATACCCGTTAAGCGGTTGCACATTCCTGGAGTTCACGGACCGTTTTGGTAAAACTTTATCAAACACATCGCATATACGAGCTAATTTGTCACCGGAAATGATGGTAAGTATGGTTAAATTGTACGAAAACGCGTTAAGCAAAGTATTTAACGGTTCGTTTACATGGCAACCTTACTACGAATTATAGTATGTGATTAACATGATAAATGGAATTGATTACGAGAATTTAATCTTCACTGATGACGGTGACGTGGTTATTATTGATGATGACCTCGAAGGTATATACGTATCTATGCGAGATATAGTCGCTGATGTATTCGATGTTCGTAGCGGAAGTGTAACACACGTTCACACGTCAGAATACTATGACATTTTGTATTGGTATAATGATAAATTCAGCTATAAAATTATCGTCTACGATAGACGTGACTTAGCTGGGTTCACACCGATTAATATCGAATCAGATAAACGTGCTGCCTTGGTTGATGCCCTTAAAGTATACATGGACGAAGTCAGTCGCAAATCGTATAATGGATTATGTGATAAATTAACACCAAATGCGAACACTAAAGCTAAAGCTAAGGTTTCTAGTGTAATCGATATGCTTATCGGTAGAGTTTATGGTTCGGTGATGTCACTTGCTTGCTAACATGGGTTTTGGATATAAATACATAACGTATAGTATGCTACAGCGTTGGCCAAATGAAAAATTAGTGGCAGCGTACGTCGAATTGTCAGGTGAATACCAAATTTATGACGATTTGCTGTATGATATTACCAACGCAAACGAATTTTATAATTTTACTAAAAAGCGTATAATTGAATCTATCGTAATGATGCAGGACCGCCATTTATTTGATGTGACGTACAATAACCGTTACGGACCGATAAAATATGCTGGTTCTATATCCCGAGGTAGCCAAACATATCCAGTGTTTGAATACAATAAAACCTGGTATTCTAGTGGTTATAACATTGATAAAAATCCATTCGCAACGTGGATAGAGTACGCTGAGAAAGAAAAAGATTACGATAAATGGTTTACAGTGTCAACTGGTTTTGGTCTTGAAGATTTGAGACGTACGACCGATTCAGATAACCCTGTGTTGATGTTGGGTGTCACACCGGATAATTATTTAGCTACGTTAGTGATTTATGATGACAACGATGCCATAAATAAATCTTCCAGTATGTTAATCGACACGGATATATCATACGAAGAACTATACAGCCGTTTAGTAAAGTTGAAGAGTATATATATGCGTGGTTTACGTTATAGTGATGCTTACGAATTAATCAATTTAATTTACGATAAATTACAGGAATTTAGAATTGAGTGATACAATGATGATACCCATTTTACTTGACGGTATATCGTATGTAGTTGATACTGACACGTATCGTGTGCGATTCGTTATGATTGATGATGATTTTCAGGATATACCGGTTTATAAATCGGATTTCATTAAATCAGCGTTTAAAGAGTATTGTAATGTTAAACACGCGATTAAAGCTTCAACGTTTTCATACGAAGGGGTTGAGTATGGTGTGGGTACCGTTGGTTCCAGGCATATCATTTTATGTGTAAACGATTCATTACTCGAAGATGCTATCAAAGATTTTGAAATTAAAAGTGTAAACGATGACGAAGTTATGTTAACGAAAGTGTTTGACATTATTGAACGGTTTTCATTTAACATCCCAATCGCATCGGATTCGTTGCTTGATTACGTTAAATGTGTTAAACGTAGTGTTGTAGCAAATAATACGAAGTGGTCCAATTCATTGAAGCAGGACCCGGCTTGGGTATTGTGGCGGTACATGAAAGAAACTGGTGTTATTGATGATTAAACCGTTAATCATAGATGATATTGCTTATTATCTGGATAATGCTACCGGTAATGTGTATTCGATAGCTGATGATTTTACAATTGAAACACACTCGACACCAGCGATACTTTACAGTTATTTAGCTAAAACGTACGAACATGTTACAGCGGAAATGAAAGAACGACGTTATTATGATGGTCAAACTTTTACGAAGATGGTTTTTTCTGAAGATATTTCAACTTCAATTAACATCATATACTGTGAAAATTTTACATACGCCGAACAGTTATTGGCGATAGCTGAAATATACCAAGCTAAACACAACGCTATATGTGACCTAGAATCCGCATTCGATATGTTCGTAGATAATAACGCGTTAAAGTTTAATTGTGATGGTGATGGTGAATCTCGGTTAATTTCATCACAACCAACCCCGGATGGTGCGCTTTTAGCCTATAACGCGCTTCGGGTTGCTAGAGCCAATTACGGTGAATTTTAATTTATTTTTTTTTATGATTATATATTGATATATCTAAATCTATTGGTGGTTATATTGCGAAGCATCATCAGTTTCGGTAACACCAAGCTAAACACTATTTTCAACTTTAACCTTCCTGCAGTAACGACGTGTCCAGGTGCGACACAGACGTGTCTTGATGCGTGTTATGCCAATAAAAGGCGGTACAAGTGGGATAACATAAAATCGAAATATGAGTTTAACTTGCGGTTATCACGAAACGCTGAGAAATTTACGACGGCACTTAAGTCGTTTTTAATTTTGAATGACGAACTTGATGATTCAAGAAAAATTATGAGAATACACACGTCCGGTGACTTTTACTCAAACGAATATATCAAAGCGTGGCAGGAAATCGTAGGTTACGACGACAGCTGGACCTTTTATGGGTACACCAGAAGTTGGCGTTGTGATAACCTAATTGACGAATTGAACGTTTTACGGAATAATGATAATGTTAACATTTTTGCTTCAACCGATAAAGACAGCGGTGAACCACCAAAAGGTTGGCTCGAAGCTGCGTTTTTGAAAGCTTACAGTAGTGAATATAAAGAATGCCACAGGGACATGCATTGTGACCAGTGCCGACACTGCCTTACAGGTGCAGGTAATGTGTGTTTCATGAAATCGATTTAATTCAGCTGCTGTATCAAGTATTTATATTATCCACGATTACGATTCTTTTGAAAGAGTTATTCTGAGTAACGTTTAGGTGATAAACCGTAACGTTATACGCACGCTTAAGTAGGTGTTGAACATGGTCAAAATTATAGCATTTACGGGTCCAGCCAGTAGTGGAAAAACCACAATTATCGATGCGATGATTGCGGACCTTGAAGATAAAGATAAAAAAGTTATCAGAATTAGTAACGTTACACGTGATGTATTCACTTTATACAGCACACGCTACGGTGTAACAAGTTTAGATGATTTACGTGATAAACCTGCGGTTGTATTTCAGTTTCAGAAAGATTGTATAGCTCGACAGATTGCAATGGAAATGTCTGCGAAATTAGAAGATGTTGATTTTGTTATATCTGACAGGTCAGTATTCGATTACATGGTATACGCAAGTATATTCATGCGGTTTGATGACTACGTTGAGTATATAAAGGTGTACGAACAACAATTACATGTAAGTAGGTATGATGAATTGGTTTATACCGAACCACTAACCTATGTCGCAGATAACTTCAGGACTACTGAAGGTCGTGAAGCTGAAATATGTATTTACGAAAAAAGCATTAAACCATTAGCGACGTTAGTGTTACCAAATACTTCGGTTGAAAATCGTTTGAATTATGTAGAAGGTAAATTAGAGAGTGTTGTTAGCTAAATTACCCTCACTTTGATTTTACAGTTACATATACAGTTATCAATTATTTACGTGACTTTTTTACCCTTTTTACAGCATACGGGTTTGCTTCTTCAAGTTTTTTCGCGTAGTTTATAATACTAACTACTGCATGTTCGTACATTGCAACTAAACCTGGTTTAAGTGCGTCTGGTAACGTTTGACTTTTACAATCATCTGTACACTCGACGTATTTAATCGTTTTTAGCGCACGTACTACACTCTGAAAATCCTTATCTGAATTTATTCGTATGGGCGTGTTGTCTACCAACAGCCTATGTATGTCTATTTCTGCCTGCATCATACGCTTTTCGTCCACCAAAGTGTTACATTCAAGCGTTTTTACAGTTAGCGCTTTTCTAGTTTCTTCCAAATCTTTACGTAAACTGTCAACGTATAATTTCGTTGCATCTTCGTTACCTTCAGCCAGTACTAGCGGGTTCGATAAAATCTTATTTAACCCCTCTGATCGATTGTCAAGTTTATGTATCTTAACATAGGTATCAATGTTACGTAAACTAAACGGAGTTATAGAAAAGGTTTTCTTTTCTTTCTTCGTACCTGAAGCTTTAGAACCATAGGTTTTAGGTGTTTCAGGTATATCATCGACAAAACCTGTCAATGCTTCCCCTCCTACGTTATGTCATTGTGCATACTCACGTCTATCAAAGTTGATAAATGGTGTACAAGCTAACAAACGTAGCTGGTGACCATTAAACGAGTATATCATATTCTCGATAGTATTAACCTGTCATTACGACATGTAACACTAACAATGAATTCTGTTTGTGGATACTATATATATTTTATGCTTTAATCGTCAGTACAACAAAAAAAGTTACCCGTACGGTGATAATACGGATAAATCGAAACATTTATATAGCGAATATAACATACATAATCACACCTAGGTTTAACTTTTTTAGGTGACTACCCTAATTAAACGAGGTCCGAGCAATCGGACCTATCATTTTCTCGTAGGGTGTATTAACAAATTTCACAAAAAAGTTGCAGGGTCCGTACAATGTGTGTGGTGTGAGTGTGACTCACAAAGTGATGAATTGTGTATTACTTTCGAACGTTTTTTTTGGAAAAAAGGGTATGACCCTTTTTGTGAAAAGGGTATGACTCTTTTTAGGTAAAATTAAATGTATGTATAAACGAATTGATTTTGTATTTATTATATGACCGGAAATTTCATATATCTAAATTTATGGATTTGATTTTTTCTTACGTGTATATATTTACACCCAAAAAGGGTATGACCAAATTCCTAAAAAGGGTATGACCCTTTTTTCTAAGAATGAATAATTGTTATTTTCACTAAAAGAAGTAGTATATTGTATATTATTATAATATATTATATAATATATTATATTATTATATTATACGTTATTATTATACGTGTTTTCTGAATAGTGTTTATAAAGTTATTGATTTTTACGGAAAAGGGTATGACCCTTTTTTCTGAAAAAACGAATTTCGTATCATCATTTTTGACACATTTTCGGTGAAACGTAACAAACGTGAATATAAAACGCTTGTGTAAAAACGCACCCACGTGGGAATAATATCCCGAAAATATTGTGAATATAAACGATAAATTTTTCGCGCCGTATTTTCACATATAACGAACGGATTCGTGCGGTATAAACACACGACCACCAACACGTTTGGCGTTTTTTCGATTATTGTAAAACGGAGTTAAATCGTAAAATAATTGTGAATCTAAAACGTGCCGTTTAATGAACGTACACAGTAGCTGGTAATGCGTTAAAATACGTTATATTCACAATATTGTAAATTTACGTAGATGACAAAATCGGTTATAACCGGAAAAGTACAAAACAGAACACATATACGCACTTTCATTATCGTAACTCGTTATATTCACAATCTTTAACGAATTTTTTCAAATGATGTTTGAAAATATAATTTCGTGAATCTAAAGGCGACGTGGACCACGAAAGTTATATTCACAGTAAATATTGATAAGTGGGCGTATTTGTAACGGAATAAGTGTTTCCAATATTACCACAATCGTAGGTAGTATATAAACCTTAACTATTTTTTCGTACCTAAACGTAAAAACTTGTTAATGCCGTTATAATTACAACATTATATCTATACACTTGAATGTATCGTTATTATGACGCGAAATTCAAAACGTAATAAATAATATGCGCAAACAGCCGCGGGTCCAGAAAAAACGTAACAACGTATATAATGAATCTACGAATGTTTCGATTATAAGGTGAATCGTAATATGACTAACGATATCCAGAAGTTTAAAGAGCTTCACGCTAAAATATCCGAAATTAGAGCTACATCCTCGACTAACGCTAAGAAAGCAATCATCGAAAAATACAAAGATGATGAATTGTTCGCGAAGGTCCTGCAGTACACGTATAACATACATATGAAATTTTACATGAAAAAATTACCAGAACCGGTAATCTTCGAAGAATTTTCGATTGAAGAACTCTTTAATCACCTAGATTATCTTAACACAAAAGGTAGTGCATCTAAACATGATAAAATGCGGTTAGCCGCAATCGCCGGTGAAACACCTGAGATAATCGACATTGTAACGTGTATACTCAAAAAGGATATACGTGCAAACATCAGTTCGAAAATAGTTTCACCGTATGTGGATTTACCACTCGGTAAGACTATACAACTCGCCGAACCACAATCGAAACTTGATAAATTCAAGAAAAAATTCGATACGGTTGGAATCCAGTACAAATTGGATGGTGTGCGTAACGTTTGTACGATTAAAGATGGCGTGTTAACACACGTTTCACGTAAAGGGCTACCGTACCAGTGTTTCGATGATGAACTCCTGAGAACAAAAATTACGGAATTTGCACAACCGCTCATAGACAAATACGGTCCGGTTATACTGGACGGTGAGATGGTTGCGATACTACCTGATAAATTCGGTAGCACATTGCAAGAATTAATGACATTCGTTCAACGTAAATCCGGTGAAGGTACGGTTAAAGTTGAACATCTAAGGTATTGTGTCTACGATATCATGATGGACGATTTAACACAAGAAGAACGCTGGAAAGTTCTCAGTGAATGTGTTGATAACGATGTCGTGTTGGTGTTACCGCACTATATCGATAGTTCAGCGAATTTACTCAAATACCGTGACGAAGCTTTAGCCGCTGGATATGAGGGTATTGTGGCAAAAAACCTCAAGGGTTTGTACCACGGTAAACGTACAATCGATTGGATTAAGTATAAACGCTTTGACACAATCGATGTTACCGTCATAGACGTCGTAGAAGGTGAAGGTAAATGTAAAGGTTCCATGGGCACGTTAACAATTGAATTACCTACGGGTGTTACACAAGACCTCGGTACAGGGTTTACTGATGATTTCAGAATGAAATGTTGGACCAACCCGAGCGAAATCATTGGTAAAGTTATCGAAGTTGAACACCAGGGTTATTCGAATGAAGGTAAACTTGTGTTCGCGTCCTTTGAAAAAATCAGAAACGATAAGTGATTGATATGGATAAACTAGCTGAATTATATGTTCGTAAATTAGCTTGTGTTAAAGCTATAAATGAAGCATCTTCAACGTTAAACGAACTTGACGGCGAAATACAACAAATGCTCGATTGCACCAATACCGATGAGGGTCTAGGACCGATTAAACCGAACGGAACGTATTATACCCTTGACTGTACATTTTCACCGGTACCTGTTAAAGCTGAACCAAGTGTACCTGAAGACGTAATCGCATCTGGTAATTATTTCAGTAATGAATGTTCAGCCGATTATTACGGTAGTATATTCAAATTTATACTTGGTTTCGTCAGGTCCGGTGAATACGCCGTATCTACCCTACCGATAAACATGTTGGCTGTACCTACCATGAACTTGGTTACAGTACACGACTCAGCTTATGTGATCGAGTTAGATGAAAATAACGACACGTTTTCGGTAGTTCCAGCTACAAAAGCCACAACGTGTATATTCGGAATGTCTTTCATAAACGAAGATGCAGCTACAGCTGTACTCACGAAGTATAAACGAGATTTTGAGCATATGAGAGAAGTTTACATCCATATGCCATACAATTACGATGAGTAAGGTGATTTAATGACATTCAATTCAACAGAAAGTATAAAATCTTTAGACGAACGCATACAAGCAGCTCAACAAGATAAAGATGAGCTCGATAAAACCATATGTGCGTTAAAGAATGAGAAGAAAATTATTTTAGAACACGAGAGTAAGTTGGCTAAGTACGGGCTAGTTACACCTACCGAACCAGATACCGACGTATACATCATATCTTCTGATTTTAAAGTACTGCCGATGAGATACGCAGAAGTACCTGAGTCTGTAATTGAAGCAGGTAATGTGTTTACCATTAAAGAAAGCGCAATGTACGTTGCAACCATGATGAAACACATGATGTTCGATTTACGTGACATATACTACGGTAATGGTGCTAATTTAATGCAACCACTCAAACCTGTACCACAAGGCACGAACCCAGATGCATACGTTATAAAATGCGACCTTGCAATCAGTGAAGTGTATGTAGATATAGCGGCAAACGCTGACCTCATAGTTGGTGGTTTAGTATTTACTACTGAAAAATCAGCTATCATCTACCTAAACACCAGAGGTCCGTTGATTCAAGAATACATCACAACTTATGCTAAATTTCTAAATGAATTTAGCGATGAAATATCCGCTGACGTGGATGATACTGTGGATGTAGAAACACCAGCAGCCGCCGATTCGTGTGAAATCATAAACCCAACGATTTTATGCTTTACGTGCTCACACGAGGGTGACGGGTGTGAGATTTAAATACAATTTCGAATTTGAAACGAACATCCCAATAGGCGACTTACACCACATTACCGAAAATATCGTAAAATTGTTACCCGATTCTATATCGGATTATTCTTTTACACCGAAAGATGATGGGTTTACGTTAGAAGGAAACAGTGCGTTGTCGATGATCGAAACAGACGCACTTATAAGCCATCTTAACGTTTATTATGGTAAAACCGGTATAGGTTACACGGTCAAAAAAGTAGATTCAGCGACATCACCGTTTACAACTTTGAATGACCGGACGGTGCTAAGTGTACACGTTTGATGAGGTTATTGAAACATCAGAAGTGGTATCATTACCAATTAACCGCGGTTTTATCCTGCAGTGTGGAACGATAATAAACATCGGTGATATATCGAAAAACCACATTGCACACTGTAAGTATTTTGAAGTTCGGACTACGAATAATAAATACAAAATGGTACCTTATTCTGTATCAAACGGTGAATTGGATGTAAAAGTGTACAAGTATTTGTCAATCGCACAAAAACTTGCTATAACACGAGCATTCACCGAACAAGATATAATCATAAACGTGGACCTGTATGACATTAGTGTTGATGGTAGATTTATCGAAGTCGACTGGTTAACTATCACGAATATAACAGAATTACGGTCATTTTTCGATCGGTTTACTTAATGGTGTAAAGTATGTACGCTATTGTTGCAGAAAACATAAAAGAAGCTTACGAAGACCTTATCGTAACGATAATGGATGACGGGCAATCTATGATAACCGAAGACGGTCAGAAGTGCCGAGAACTCGAAAACGTTGTTATAGAAATTAATAACCCACAGGATTTAACTGTGTCCAGAAAATTCCCACTTGGTCTTAATTCAGTTAAATCGTATGCTGATCAATTATTACACGGCGTTAAATCTGAATCAGCGTTCGTATACGACTACCATAGTCGATTGTTTAAATATCCATCAAGTTCATTGATGATGATGTTCAAAAATAAAGGTGCTGAGTTAGTATTTCGATTATACCCTGATATCGTGACGAAATATCACGACAAGTTACTTGGTGCCGAAAGAAACGATGAATGTGACCAGATAGCATACACTATTGCAAAGTTGAAATCACAAATAAATTCCAGGCGAGCGGTTGCGATTACATGGTCACCGAAACGAGACCATTACGAAAAGCACGTACCGTGTATGCAGTATATCCAGTTTTTAGTACGTGATGGTAACATGACGATGACTGTACTGTTTAGGTCAAATGATGCGCTGTTGGCATTCCACGCCAATGCTATCGGACTCGTTACACTCGGTCAGATGGTAGCGGACGAGCTTGGTGTTACCTTCAACAAATACGTACACCATTCGGTTTCGATGCACATCTACGAGGAACGCGATTCGGATGATTTGAAAAAATATTTCTTTATAGGTAAAAAATGATTTATTTAGATATCGATAACACGGTGTTTAATTCAATCGATAAGTTCATAGAGATTATATGTAAAGAAAATGACGTTAAACCGAACGGTAAATGGGAAGATGTTACAGCTTACAACTTCGCACCCGTTATCAACGGTTTAACTGAAACCAAAATACTTGACGTATTTGACCACCCTGACTTTTACAGTACGATGCATTATATGCCTGGTGCGAAAAAAGCGGTAACGAACTTAATCGACGAATATCCCGATGATGTGTGTTTCACAACCATGGGTTCGAATAAAAATATCGTAAACAAACTTAATCTCATTCAGGAAACCTTTCCCGGTTGCCCGATGATAGTTTTAACCAACATTCATAATAAAAGAATGTTACACCAGCATAACTCGATATACGTAGATGACCATCCGAAAAATCTAATCGGGGCTGAAATACCTGTTTTGTACGAACATGGTATCAAAAAAGAATGGAATAAGGAGTGGACCGATGACGTTTTCAAAAGTTGGTCAGACATCGAAACATTCATCCATAATCGCTTAACGTTTATGTGATGACAATTTCATCACTTCGGTAGCTTGTGTTTGCGTTTTTGTAAGAACTGAATTAATCCACGCATTATCTGCGGTCTCAGCGTCAGTTATTTCCAAAACGGTTAACGTTTTCCTATTAACAACACACCACGTTATAAGCCCGACTTTACATACGATGTTAGATTTTTCGAATATAGATTCACTAATGTTTCTATATTTAGCTATCTGCTCAATTAAATGGTTGTAAAGCGCTTTCGTAGGTTTTGTAATATCTGCTATCGATTTTACTTCAATTAGATACATTATACCGTCTTTAAACGCTATAATATCTGGATTGGTATCACTAACAGCGGTTTTGAAAACGTAATAGCCTTGTTTTTCGAGTAACGTTTTGGTTTTTGATTCGTACGCGGCACCCCGCCGCTTATTATTTTTTATAACAGCCAAGAGAACACCTGAAGGGTTTTTTACAAACTTATAAAAATGTGTGTAGCTTTTTATTATTTACCCAAAGAATGGTGGTGCTATTTGATAGAAATAAAAATTATACCTGGTTTGGTAGTAAAACGACAAGAACGGTCAATGTTATGTGCAATCGTTGAATCCGAAAACGGTTGCATGGTACAGGTAAAATGTAATAGTTTATCGTACTATTTCAGTATGTCTACACCGGATTCTACACGAACAGCAGTTACGAAACTTAGAATGTTTGCAACTAAATCGATATCCGCAATGTTTTTATTTATGACGAATATGAACCCGCAGATACCACTTATAGTAACACATCGTGATAATTTAGGCCCAGAAACGTTTATAATCGAACACCGAATAGCTAAACCACCATTCGTTATCGACATTGACAACCATAGCGATTACAAGATAATTCATCTAGGTTCATCGCCTATGCTGCTCAACTCGAAGAATGAAAAAGTTATAAAACACGGAATTAACATATTCGAGCCGCCGTTAACCGTAAAGGAGTTATTTAATTATTTACGTAAGCACGGACGTGTATACGAAGGTATGCTCAAAATGATGTATACGAACCAAGGCATGGTTACGAACGCTTTTTATATCGAAGATTACGATTCTTACGTTATCGTAACCGACGATTATATTTTTAGTGAAAAAACCATCGCCGTTGACGATTATACGTTTGTTGTGAATGAATCCGAACCACTACTTGATGGTATAATCGACACGACTACAACGTACGGGTTGTGTCATATTAACGATGATTTTTCGTTTTCAACATGTGAATCACAAGAAGACATCGAAGTGTTCAAAAATATATTGGAGAAAAATTATGTCAGTAAAGTTGTATGAGACATTTAATTGTTTATCGTTTGGGTATATCGATGATAGGATTCGATTCAATAAATTACCAGCATTTTCCGTATACGACGTTGAATTTGATGGATTCCATATGTACTTATCGATTATGCCAAGCGTAGGACAAGCTGGACAACGATTACAAGAAGACCCATTAGCATTTATACAGACAATCCAAACTCCAAAAATTGTATTGAATAATCGACCGTTATCATCATACATGATAAAATGGGGATTACACACGAATACACCAATTATGAACAACACGCCGTATATTCACGTTGAAAACACAAAAAGTACGTTTACCCCATGTAAAATGTCGGTTGGTAGTAACATTCTAGTAACGACTAAGGACGGTCGCGTCTTTTACTACTACGATGGTGAAATTACTGAGGTAACACCTGTTGGGGTTTCGTTTGACGATGATATCATCAATAATAGAAAAACACAGACGATGACCACACCGATTTATTACAATAAACGTTATGACAACTATGTAAATCAGTACGGTCGTGTTGATTATATTTTCGATAACGGCGAAGTTTTACTGAACGTTAGTAAAAATGGCGTCGTATTTTCAGGTGGAACATCGTTTACATTCGACGATTATATCCTAAATAATGAAGGTTTATATAAAATCAACGATGAACTCCAAATCACACGAGCCACAAGCTCGGATATGTTGGAGTTTAAGGATAAAATATTGAAAACGGATGACTTGAAAAGTTTACCGTAACTCTTTTTATCAAACACTCACCGTAAAACACCGTTGAGTGATTACACTAACAACAATGTATCTAAATGTACAAATGAGGTATCACTATGTCAGAATTAGCAACATCAACTTTGGAAACCATTGACCTTAACAAGTTATCCGCGTACAGCGATGACGTTAGAAGGTCTACATGGTTCAACTTGAAATTATCCATTTCAGGTGATGCAGGTACTGGAAAATCAACATTCGCATTGGAAGAAGCAGCATACATAGCTTCAATGTTCCCAGATATTACCGTACCGTTATACGTTGTTGATACTGATGACGCTATTATGTCAAATTTAACGGATAAAATCGTTAGAGAGAAATTGATTAAAGCTGGCGTCGATTTGAAAATCATCAACACGACAAAAATTCTACACTCACACAAAAACCTCATGGAAGGCTACATTAAGTTACTCGACACGTTATACGAATTAAGGGACGAAGTAACCAAAGCAGAAACGCCTGTAATCATGATTATGGATTCTTTGACCGACTTGAGAACAAACGCTGCGATCGCAATGACGCAAGCTAGATACGAGAAAGAATCAAAAGACCCTACGAAAAAGATTAGTAAAACCAGTACAACCGGAAACGTCGCTGATATGTTAAAAGATACGAGCACACAAGGTTTAGACTGGATGAAAGTTAAGTCGATTATGATTGATTTAACCTCAATCGCTAAAAACTCAAACATTCACGCGATTTTTACGTCAAAAGAAAAATACGAGAAAATCGAAAACAAAATGATTCCGAAACTCGATGGTTACGCTGGAATCGCATACGATTGTGCGGTTAACATGAGAATCTACAAAGAAGAAGATATCGTAAATGGCGAATCCAAAATGACTAGAAAAATCGAAATCAAGAAATTCAGACTCGGTAGGGAAACAGCTGAAGAAATTTACGTAATCCCAGGGAACTTTGACGATTACATGCAATTCGTTGAGGAAAAACTCAAAGTACAATACGCATAAGTGATTGTTATGAAAAAACCTACTACGGTCACGATAAAGCAAATGGATGGCCATTACTATTTTGACTGTAATAGAACATCAAACGCTTATCGTGTGCTGGAACGAGAATTAGAAATCATCGGTGTCCCGTATTCACGTGAAGAAGCCGATGACATTAAATCTTTATTAATTAAACACAATTATGTAAAATCAAACGAAATTATGGAGATGGTATAAAATGCAAGTATTCATGGGCGAAGGAAGACCAACAGCTGACCCAGTTAAGGGTGAAAACGGAAAACCTACAACATTCACAATCGCAATAAACAGGTCTTACAAAGACAAAAACACCAACAAATACGAAGCCGATTTCTTTGAAGTTGTAGCTTTCGGTGAACTCGGTGCCCTCATCGCGAATTTAGCTAAAAAGGGTAAAATGTGTTCCGTTATCGGTGAAGTTCACAATGACAGGTGGACCGATAAACAAACCGGTGCGCCAAGACAAACCACAAAAATTTATGCGAATAAGTTTTTGTTACTCGATAGGAGTGAATAACTTGAAACCGACCGTAATAGTTTTATTCGGTAAATCGGGTTCTGGTAAATCATCGGTTGAGAAAAAATTATGTGAGGAATACGACTTTCACAAGTGTATATCACATACAACAAGACCGATAAGACCCGGTGAAGTAGATGGTGTAGATTACCATTTTGTCGATAAATCCATATTCGAAAACCACAACGATTACATCGAAGTAACCTCGTACAACGGTAATGTGTACGGTTTACACAAATCCGAAATTAAGTCCGATAAAATCAATGTTGTCGTGATGGAACCTAACGGTGTACAGCAAATCACCAACAATTCGAATTACAATGTAATAAAAGTTATGATACAAGTTGATGATGCGATTGTAATCGATAGAATGCGATTACGTGGTGATAATGACGACGATATCTTTAAAAGACTTAAAGTTGACGCCGAAACGTTTAAAGATGCCGAAGCGTTAGCCGATTTCGTCATAGTTAACCATAAATGTAAAAAGACATGTAATAGTATAAAGCGTATCATTAATGGTGGCACGTTAGACATGCTATCATTTGGTGATGCGCTAAACCTTGTACAAACAGGCATACCTGTTATGAGAAACAGTTGGGATAACCAATACCTGTATACGGTTCCGGCAAACTGTTATCCAGCTCAAACAGATTTAGCAAAACAAGAATTCGGTGACATAGTTCCATACGAACCGTACATAGCGGTAAAAACTACTAAAGGTACAGTATCGATTTGGGCACCAACACAAGAAGATATGTTTGCGAAAGATTGGGTTGAAGCTGAGGTAATATAATGCGTATAATTACGACATCACATAAACGTCTACGTGATGATGATGTACGTGAAGGATACCTATACCACATACGCGGCGAAGACGACAACGGTGAACCTTATTCGGTTGAAAAACACGTCTGGGTTAACCATTGTTATAGTGTAGTTTTATCAGAACCGATTGATTTCGGTGATGATAATTACATGACGCTCGGTATGTTTGCTGAAACGTATGGTATTGATTTACTACAAGTAGTTTAAGGCAGGTGGGGTACGATGGTAAATATTCAGGTGACCGTGCGAGCCGGTGAATATAAAGGTGAACGAAATCATATCGTTGAAGAATCGGAAACGTGTAAACGTAATTACGATTATTTAAATGCTCACGATTTTATGATGGTCCGTCACGAAACTAAAGATGAAATCGAATCTACATATATGTTTATGAACAATGAACTGGAAATCCCCATCGCGACCATATTAGATTTAATTCGCGGTATGCCACACCCCGAAGATATCGTCGGTGTAAATATCGAGTGATGATATGGTAAGCGAAACAGTAGATTACGAGAAAATGTACAACGATCTAAAAATCGAACATGAAGCGTTACAGCGTATATATGGTAATTTCCCATGTTGTATGGCATTATACGGTAAGTTAAAAACCTTTGCGGACCTCAACGATACCAAAGATGTAATTCTTACCGATACAGACATGAAATATCATATATGTTACGATACGTATACCGGTTTTCACGTTGCAGCAACCATCACCCGTATTGGTGTGATGGACGTATTTTTCGCTTCACATGAGTGTGCAACGAAAGCGTTAGAATCGTTCAAAGACGAATTTGAAACATTACTAAAATTAAAATAGCATTCTAGTCGATTTACGTTAAGTGTATGAAACTTTTGTGAAACGAAGTGTAAATTGAAAAGATAGATGTGCGAAAACCATGAATCCAATCCCCATTATAATGATAATCGTACTGTTGTCCATAGCTCTCGGTTATACCGCTGCTAAAATAAAATTATACGAAAATAATAATAATTTTACGATGCTATGTGCAGTGTTCGCAATATTAGCAGGTTACATGCTGTATAACCATGGTGATATTTACTTACGTATCACCTACTTTATGTCAGCTGTAATTCACATACTTGTATACGTAGATTGGAGTGATAGATTCCAGGTACGTGAAATAAAGGCTAGAAAGTTAAATTATTAACTTTCATTAACCTTTCCAAATACGTGAACAGTAACATTAGCTGAACTTTTCATGTAAATAGACTGATTTAATGTAAACGTTAGACCTTCACCGAGCACATCAGTGTTTAAACTGGCAATTTCGAGCGAATAAGCCCCAGTGTTATTTAGGTTAACGTTATCATCAAGGTATTCACTTTCAACTGTTTTATCGACGAAATAGACGTCAACCGTACAATCCGAATCGTTTGGGTTGAATACGTGTATTTTACTAATAATAGTATCGACTGCAGCACCATACACTTCCGTGAGTGTAGTGGGTACGGTCGTAGTCTGGATTTTTTTATAAACCATTTTATATCCCTCAAAAAGAAATTATTGATGGTTCTTTTCGATGAAAGAAACCGTACATGTCTGTTTCGAATATACTTTCAAGTGTGTGAACAAACAATCACCATAGAGTTGGATAGTTGTTAGTTCAGTAAACGTGTCATCCGCTGAAAGTTTAAGTTCGTTATCCACATAGACCTGAAGGTTACCTGTGAAGTCGAGTGTTATCCGCTTTCTTTCGGACGTTAGGAACACATCACTAATCGTAGCGTAAAGTGAATCACCATTATAAACCGTTAAATCACTATTTTCTTGTTTTAATTTAATGTTACCAACCACAGCTATCGTTGTAGCCTCATTAACTTCAACGACAACATCAACTATTTTACCATCACAAGTTAAGGTCCGTTCAATGTAACCACTTATAACATTAACACCACGACCGTATGGTCCTATCTTAATGTTAGCATTAGACGCTGACCAGTTATTTGATAGTGTACCGACAGCATTAGTTAGTATCGTATCGTCGGATTGTGCGTTAGAACTTTTTACTAAATATATTTCTTTAGTGGCGTTTGCGCCAATATCCAGTATTGTATACACCGAACCTGTACTATTAATATACACTTTATTAGATGCGCACGGTACATATGGTACAAATTCTTCACCTTCAGGTATATCTTCGAGTGTAGTTGTAACGTATAGATTTGTTGTATTATCGGCTAATCCTAATTTAGAAACATTTAATTCAACCGGATAATTCGTTAATTCATCTTCACTGTATATTGTGAATTTTAACGTATTTTCGTCGATTACTTCAATTCCTGTAACAACCGGTTCGTTTGTAACTTTAGGTTCATAATAAAGTTCACCGGTTTCAAACGCGAAATCTAGTATATTTGTGTCTGATTCGTAAGGTAGCACAATCGGTATTGTGTCACACCCCGTATTAATCGGTGTTATATTTTTATTAACGATACCTGTTGTGTAATCCGCGATACGGGTGAATATATGTTCACCGTTTTCACCAACTAATACTAAAGTCGAATATGTGGTATTCGTGGTACCTGCTGAAAAAAACATATCCACTACGTTATACGGAATGTCAACTTTCGTAAACGTTGTGTATTTTATGTTATCTGGTAGTAACGTAAACCTGTATATACCTGAATTATCACCAGACGAATATACGTCACCATTGCTGTCTAATACAAAAGACCCGAAAGTATATGTTAGAATTTTAATGGCACCGCTTAAGGTTATAGGTGTTGGATTCGTAACGATTTCAGTATCACCAGTTCCAAATTGACCATAATAGTTATTACCGCATACATAAATCGTATCATTTGATTTATAAGTCAAAGTATTCGTGGTTTCAGCTTTAAAGTCTTCGACTTCATTATAATTTATTGAAAGTTGTGTAGGTATCAACATGGGGTTCGCCGACCCTTCACCTAAACCCGTTTGACACGCGTTATTCGAGCCACATGCGTAAATATCACCGTTGTTTAAAACGAAATAACTAGTTGAATTATCCAAATTCGCTATAATTTTACTAACATTCATTAAATCTAACTTTGTTACAGTTGTAACGGGTGTTGTGTTGTGACCTAACCCCAATTGACCATAATAATTATAGCCACAAGCGTACACATCACCATTGGACTGTATAAAATGACACAATAAAGCTGACGTGTTATTAATATCAACAACGTCGGACACAGCACATAATGTTGGTATTTCGTATTGTATTTCACCACCATTTACACCTAATTGACCATAATTATTATAGCCACAAGCGTACACGTTACCATCATTTAAAAGTATGTACGTACAGTTATAATTTAACCAACACCGGTTCACGTTCGATAAATTAAGTTTAACGGGTGTATATCTATCCACGGTGTCACCTAAGCCAAGCTGACCACGTAGGTTGTTACCGCATATATAAACATCACCGTTATTCAATACAAACGCAGTATGGTTGGCTGTGGCAGCTATACTTTTTACATCAGATACGTTTTCATTTTTAACCCACGTTGTCACGACCGCATTATGACCTAAGCCAAGCTGACCATGTGAGTTGCAGCCATAACAATATACATCACCGTTATCATCTAAATAAAAAACATCAAATCCTGTCCGTGTAATTTTAGATTCATCGTAATCCCAAGCTGCGATATGGGGCTCAATTTGGTACCCATACATGTATAATCTCAGATAGCCATACAATTCAATTTTGTTATTCGTTACAAACGCGACACCATAATCGTGTGCGTATATATTTGTGTAATCGGCTAATGGTAATGTTATAGGTACAGGTGTATTTTGGGCTTTAATTCCGGTAGCGTCACATAGATAAGCATATTTACCACAAACGTAATCACCGTTACTTTCTGATAAAAACAAAGTGTACATGGAATTACCAACGATTTTATCGACACTGCTTAGTACCAAAGTCGGTGATAATACAGTTGCGTTATCAATACCATGTGTATAACTGGTCGTACCACCGAATGTATATACATCACCGTTAGTTAATAGACATATAAAACCGGTAAACACCACGACAACATCTGCGATATTCGTAATACTTATTTTCGTTGGTGTGTTTCTGGAAGTATAATCACCTAACCCCAACTGACCACATTGATTAGTCCCACATGTGTATACGTCACCATTAATTAATGTAAATAAAGTGACCCCACCTAACGCGTATACATCGTCAACGTCGGATAAGCTTGTAACTTTAGTTAATATAGTTCGGTTTGTATTGTCACCCAACCCAAGCTGACCGGATTGGTTATCACCATATACATAAACGTCACCGTTTTCTAGTAATATCGTGATATGTATGCCACGGTTATAATCGGTATACGTTTGTATATATTGTCCACCGACACAAACCTTTTTAATGCTATCTGGTAAAGTCGATGTATCAATTTTTACTGGCGTATATAATTCAACGCCGACACCGAGGGTGTTGTAATAATCGTACCCACATACGTATACGTCGCCATTTTCTAATAAAAATGCCGTTATTATGTTACCCGGACACGCGTATATTTGTTTAACGTTGGTTAATGGGTGTTTCACGTAATGTGTTACATCGGTGATATCACCTAACCCCAATCTACCATAACGGTTGTATCCGCGGCAGTAAACATCACCATTTGTAAGTAATACAAAATTGTCAACGATATCAGCAATTTCATAAGGTGTATCGATATCAAAAGATGCATAAACGTTAGTAGCGTCGGATAATTCCGAGCCACCAACTTGAACGTACACTTCATTTTCACCAGCATTTAATGTAGGAGCGAGTACGTGAGCGTTATCTTTTGATTCCGCCCAATATTCTAAAGTCATTTAAATCACATCCGTTATTTTGATACTCGTGTTTTCAGTTACTACACCAAATACTGAACTGTTGATATATACGTTACCGTCAATATCAGAACCTGTATCGTTCGTCAAAATAACTTTAAACGTTCCATCACCGTAATTAATCACTGTTGGTGTAAGTTCAACACCTTCAGGAATTACACTTGTAATGGATTCAATCAATAAGCTATCATCCGCACTGATTAACCCCAAATCACTAACATCAAGTGCAATCTGGTAATTTTCGATCGAACATTCGCCGATTGTAAACGAATTTCCAGTTTTTGAAACACTTGGTGGAGTTTCGAGATATTTTCGAATAAACCAATAATCAATGTATTGAGCTGAATCATTTTCACCCATTATACCTAAATATAATTGTTTAGGCGAAACCGGCACATGATTTGTTTTTTCGAGTAAATGAACACCATCTTTATAAAAATCTACGGTTGAGCTTTTCATATCAAACCTATAAGTGTGATAATCATCTTCGAAGGTACCACCAATATCAATTAACTCAAATGTACCATCAGATTTTGTTAAAACCGAATTTACAGCATCCGAATGTCCAAATAATATATAATCTGTGTTTGTAGGCTCCAGTAATCCGATATATTCAGCATAAGACGTACCTGTGTGTGCACCTTTCATGCGACCCTCTAAGATTACATTCTCTAAGGTTATTGGTGTATTCGAATGTAAATAACATTTACCGCCTATGGTGTTTGTTGCAGCTAATATACCGTCAGCTACATTTATCGTTAAACCCGTGTTTGTATACTTAGTCAGATCATCAAATGAATCATCAAAATCTTCGAAAACCGATACACCGTCAGGGCTATGACCTTCGGTAACATTAACATTGATAACTTCGTTACCATCGGCTATGGTCCACAGCGTCTGTAAATCTGGTGTAATCCAGTAAGGTTTAACGCTTGATATAGGTGTGTTTGTACATTTATACCCAAGTTTGTTGAAATCAAATAGTATTTGTTTTGATTGACCAACTGGAATATTGAGTTTAACACCAACCGAATCTTCAGTTACGATATAGTTTCTTTTCAATTCCGGTGGTACAACACGGGTTATTTGTAATGAATCACTATCAACTTCACCAAGACGTATCCAACCATCCTTAGTTGTGTTGTCATTGGTTACAGTATATACGGTATATACATAATCATTGTTATCCATAGATACAGACATACTTGTGTACACATCACCAGTAGCAACACTAGGTACGTAACCACTTGTCATACACACATAGTAGTCCACCGTGTCCATTGGTTCAAGTATATCATTGACATACAGTACACCATTTTCAACCGTATACTCTAACACTTCCGTCAGTGTATCGGGTACATTCTTACACACTTTGAGGTTTTCACCGTTGAACGTTAATCCTGTGTCGACCTGCATTTCTGTAATCGTCTCAGGGCACGTTATAGTCATAACATAACCTTCGACATAACGCTTGAGTGTGTATGTGAGTTCATTTTCTGTGAATTTAGTTGCCGTAGTGACGCTATTAATTTCAGAGGGTGATAATTCTCTATCAAAAACATACGCATCGCCAAGTCTACCACCGAAACCTTGTCCGATGTAGTTTAAAAGTAAACCACTTAGCGCAACTGAGTTTTCACATGATAACAATGAACCATCAACGTAAACAGACGTGGACGTACCGCTAGTTATAGCAATCTTATACCATTTTTCGGTTTCGAACGTGTAAGGTGTTGTGTATATATTTGAATTGTAACTTATCGTAACGTTACCATCATCGTTTAAATTCATAACATCGGGAATTACTACGGCGGTTTCATTTGAATCCATGTAAACGTCGAATATTAAAGTAGATGCTTCGGGTAATGTAATCCCTGTGTGAATATAACCAGTACCATTAAACGCCCAAGCTCGGTTCGGTCGACCGAACCTATCGGTAGCAAAATGTACATCGTATAAACTAGGTTTTACGAAACCGTACGTGTCGGCCATACCGTTTGGTGTTACCGCAAACTGTAACGTTGCGTATTCATCGCTTGTAATTACAGTTGTAGGTTCGTTTACAAAACGTTTAATCGTAGTATCCGTGGCTAACCCGTCGTATACTTTAAAGTTGGACACTTCACCGTTTAGATAGTATGCATCACTATCATAACGTGAACCTAATCTAATCTGGTTAGACAAAGTTACATTAGAGTTATCACTCGTTGTACCACATGAAACGCCGTTTACGATTAACTCAATAAATCCACCTTTCTTGTAGCGAACTGTAACTTGGTTTTTTTCACCGAGGTATACGTAATTAGACATAACATAGACAGTTCGTAACCCATCGTACAACATAGCATAGATTCTTTTGTAAAGGTACACGACGTTCAATACGTTATTAGCACCATCCCCACATGACATGATAGGTTTGAAATCGTCCATAGCATTTAATTTTACATCCATCGAAAATGTGTGTTCGTTTTTATTTTCAAAATCCATTTCAACGTAAGACGTTCCAGTGAAAACGAACGAATTACCATAATCATTATAATTTACACTCACACCGTTATACGCGGTATAATTTTTGTCTTCACAGTTAATTGTGAATCGTGACAGTAAACCATCATTTATTATATTTTTATCAACCATGAAAACGTTCATATACGCAGTTGGAGCTACAGTATCGACTTCATTCGTTATAAAAAATGTATTTGTAAGCTCCTTGTAGATATCGGCTTTAAACCATACACTATCGGAATATGTATACGGTACCCGTTCAATGAACATTTCCGGGTCATAATCGGTTAATATATCGAAAGCGTCACCGACGACATCATCAACTTTAATGATAGCATCTTCTATATCGAAAAGATTATCGTTACTCACAGTTACTTTGTAAGCGTTATCATCAATTTTCTCGACGGTACATGGTAATAGCTGTAAATTGGGTGTAAAATCATCACACATATCAAATATAGACGTGTTTCCAATTACATCAAAATTGGTGTTACCAAATTTAACCATACACGTTACCGGTTCGGATGTATCGAGGTCTATCCAAATTCGAGTTGAAACGGTGCCCACTGTATCAGGTTCAACGTAACAAGAACAGTTTGTAATAACATCATCGTTCGAATCAACCAACGCTACAACGATATCGCTGCCGTCAGCTTTCATCATACCAGATGTAACGTAATCGGTGGTGTCTAATATTATACACACAGGACCGGATACCGTCGTGTCTGGTGTTATATCAAATTTAATGAAATACTTCAAGTCGTCTCCTGGGGTGGTAATCAATTTCGATACAACGTCTACGGTTTGTGTCGTATAAGGTGCACGTTTTTGAACAAATACACCTAACCCGGCGATTTCAGCGTTAACATCGTCGTTAGCAGCGTAACCATTTGTTGATTCAACGATGACAACGTCGTTAATGTCTAGTGTACTTGTATCAACGTATAATTTACCGTACATGGTTTTCCATGGTAATTTTACGTTGGGTGCTTTAGCCGGATATATATTCAGTTTATTTGTAGGTAAAACATCATCGTTTAATACGTAGGTTATAGCCCCACTAGCTCTGAATGCCGTTACGATGTTATCTGGATTCCCAAATATAACGTAGAAGTTTTTAACCTCACCCAAATCCATTTCAGCTTTGATACCGATAGTAATTTCACCGAAATATTCGTTACCATCGTAGTACCAATCGTAGATGGTTCCGTTAGCATCAATCACAAACATATCATTAAGTTTACTGTGTAGTAGATGTTTTGACATTGGAATTACTGTGTTTACGGTCAGACTGATATCCACATCCGTATATGCTGAACCGTTATAAACCGCATAAATCAAACCACTACTGTAAATGTCACTCAAAGGATTAATGCGCCACACATAATCGGTTAAATCGTAAATATTTTTGGCTATTTCGTAATCGAGACCACCACTAAAATTTATATTGGTGACATTGGCTCCGTGTTTATCATGATTGACATCGAAACCGTTACCAAACACAATGTTCCGAACTAAACGTTCGGAACCATTCGAATCAATTAATTTTATATATCCAGTTTTCATGTTAAGCACCAAACGTAATGTCTACTGTGATAGTAAGTTTATTTAATTCGGATTTAATCGTTAGAGGGTCGAATAGTACATGATTGAATAAATACCCATTCGTATAATCTGTAATCGGGATAAAAGTATCACCGGTTGGTATTATACCATCGTAAATACCGGCTTCGTAATAAACACCGTTCGTATCATTGGAATCGTAAACAACCTTGTACGTTAATTTATTGTTAGCAACGGTTAACGTTCCGGTATTGGCTGTGATTGACACAGGTGTATTTAACGCTATATCACTAGCTAATGGTGTGTTATCATTCGTACCGAGTACTATACACCATTCATTTTTAACGAATCCATTAGCAAACCATTCAGCAAGTTTCGTTTTAGCTGTATCAGTTATTATGTTGTTAATTACGTTCTCCGAAACGATATTATCGTTTAAATCGTATTCCGTAATAGTCCAGACCCCTTTTATGCTCATATTCGAATTCATAGTTTATCCTCACATTTAGATGTATCAATGTTACTACCAATTAACTACCAAAACCTACCAATATCTACCAAATTGGTAGATGTCGTGTAGGTAATTATAATTTAGACTATACGTGTCATCGTCATATTCAAAAACAAATCAGCATAAGTAGTTTCCGTAACTGAGCCAGAGCCATCTACAAGATACGATAACGTTAAATCTTCTAAAGAATAGTTTTTAGGTATAATCATAGTTTTATCGTAAGTTTGGTTCAATAAGTCAACATTACAACTATCAATAACGTTATCGGATGAGTCTTTGACAGTTACCGTGCAGTTTAATTGTGTTATACCAGTAAGGTCACCAACGATTATTTCTGGCGTTAATATACAGTCGAATAACCCATCGCCGTCAAATTTAAATGATTTTTCTTGCAAGTTATCATTTTCATTCAGCGGTGAAATGAATTGATAAACTGCTTTATCCTGGAGTGGATTGTGGTTTATTATATTTTCATACTGATATAGTTTAATTGGTCGCATATTATTCGTTTTATCCAATAACAACACGAATGAACTTTGTCGCTCAAAAGCTACACCAACGTTACTAGTTATGATGGTCTGGATATTATCTACGGTAGATGATGGTGATAACCATGTACCCATACCACCTAATGGTACGGCAAATGTGGCTGTAGATGTATTATACATAGCATTTACAGATAAATTAGCTGTAGCTGGAGGTTTGTATTCTGATGTTATAAAGGCACAATCGGTTAATTCCGGTCTGGACACATTATACGTTTGTGATGTCGAAGTTTCACCAAGTATACATGATTTATACGTTCTATCCGGCTCAAGAATGTAATAGCCACCAAGGTACACGTAAGGCACCGGATAACTCCAACAACCGCTTTTATAATTATCGAATGCGAATGAAAACGATGTAGCTCCGTCTGGAATCTTATGTAAAACTATAAATGATGTAGAACCACCACTTCTAAAAGATACGCTACGTGAATTTGTAGACTCAATAACAGCTCCACTAGCATTACGAAACTGAATATACATTTTAACTGTAGATGTATAACCGGAACAATTCGTACCGCCGAATTTACCGCCCATATACAGGTATTTACCATTAAATGTATTTTCTATTAATGGTACGGTAAATGCTCCAGTGTAAACATTACCAAATGAACGGTAAACGGACGACGTGAAATAGTCAACGGCTCCTTTATGTGAAAACCCATAATCTGCAAATTCCATAGCTGAGTTCTCAAAAGTTCGTTCTAATAATATCGGCATAACGTTACACCTCCGATTGTGTTATACTTATGGTAGCTTGTGGTGTACTGTAAGTTAATGATACGTTTTCATCATACGCCTCCATTTCTAACGGCGGGTAAATGTTAATCGTGTGTTGACTTATAATGAACGTTACGGTTTGTTGACACAATTCAATAACATCATCACTTACGACGCTGACTTCATCAGTTATATTTACATTTTCAGATACAACGTTTGGTGTTTCTGGTAGATTCGATTTATCTAACATATTAACGAGTAAAACGTCTTTTTTTAACCCAGGTTTCATTTCAAGTATACCATCCGGGTCAACTTCAAATACAACACCATACTCCGAATTCAGCTCATTAACTTGATTACTATTAACCTTTACCATCATTACACCTCGTTATATACCGTAATTATAGGTTCATTTTCAGTAATAGGTTTAACGAGGAGATAATCGTAATAAACATCACCTGAAAGATTGATAAACGCTAACTGCGTGCTAGCAAATTCACATTCGTATTCCATATCTAATTCTAACGCATCGCAAATGAGTTTTATCGAATTTCCAGATTTTTTAACCGTTATTGTGTAAAATGTATTATAACTAACAACGTTGTCGTTGAACTGGTAAAATGCATCAGCTGCAAGATATCTAATGAGTACACCGTTATGATAATCAGGTCTAACGGATAAAGCTATAAAATTGTTATCGTCAATGTAAACCGGAGCAATATTGATACCTTGTTCGGATGCAACGTAACCTGTGTTTACAAGTTTAACTGACGTTTCGAGCTCATAATCAGTTAACGTCGGGGTTATAAACGCCGACGAAGTGTACGGGTTCGATGTTATACTTGAATGGTAAAATTCGTCACCAACGATATACCAGTAATCTGTTGTGGTCCAGTTATCATCGGATATAGTAAAATCATCAAACGTTGGGAAAACCGCAGTACCATCAGATACAGCTTCTAATAGCTTATTTCCGTAGTACATTATTAGTAAATCCTCACCCGGGTCCATCGTTAGCTTTGTCCATATGTCAGTTTGTGCGGTTCCAAATGTTGCTGTGTTTATCCATATTGGTAACTGTATACCATCCTTATAAATACGAATATCAGAACCATCAACGTTTACTTTACCATCACTAATTAAATCGGTCGTATCTAACGTTATTTTTACAGGATAATTATCTAATGCGTCGTAAGTATTAATTTTGATATATCTTTTGTATTCTGTTTTTTCAATAACACTTTCGACTTTTCGAATAATCACTTCGGTTGGTTTCGTGCCGTACTTTAATTCTGGTACGACTTCTTTATGGTCAACGTAAGCACCATATGGGAAATTAACTGGAAGTGATGTCTCTTTTCCGTTTACACGCATTAGAACTCACCACGTACCTGTTTTTCCAACGTAAATGTGAATGGAAAAGTTTTAACGTTGGTCCTTAATGGGACCTCAACTATAACTTCAGGTGCTGGTGCGAGTAACTGTGCTAATTCGATTTCGGTTAAATCTTTAGCGATTATAACACGTTTAACGCAACCGTTGAAATAACTACCATCGTTGTACCTGCCGATGTAATAATTTTCATCGTTGGTATAATCCGTGGTATTCGCTATAGATACAATTTTACTTTCTAAATCGGTGTGAAGTGTAGCTAAACTATTAGCTTTATCATTAACTAGTATAGCTTTATGTGATTCACCATCGGTGTACGTATAATCTGTAACGATGGACGAAGAACCTAATTCGCTATAAACGTCACCAGCCAATTTACCCGGCTCTACACCTTTAACCTTAATTAAACCAATATGATACGATGCACCTGAACCATACGGACTTAATATATGTTGGTCAGCCGTATTTAGTGTACTGAATTCTACAAATTGAACGTATTTACACTCCGTATCACCAAACATCGTTTGAGTCGTCGGTAATTGTATATAACTCGTTCCAACAAAATTAGCACCCGTTTCGTCGTATACAACATCATAATCAATCGCGTTGTGTCCGTTTAACCCAACATCGATAGGTAATCCTGTAGCGTAAAACGGATAAATCGCAACGAATTTATCACCGAATGTATCAGCCCATGAGCTCGTGTTTTCTATGATAACATCAGAATAATATGCCATGTTTAATACGGTAAATTCAACCGGTGAAATATACGGAACTTTAACGTATACTAATGCGGTTTTGTTTAGTGTGTCAACGTTTGCCACGTAATGACTACATACGGTTTCACCGAACGTAAACTGAATATCTGAGAAATCCGGTCGCATCGTTACGAAATTCAAGTTAGATGAGTCAAATAAAATTGGTATAACGTAATCGGTTAATTCGTACGCATTGGGTTTGATGATAATTCTTTTATTATAGACAAAATCGACCATAGGTCTCACCACGCTCGCGGTAATAAAAAAAGAAAAGCAATTAAGCTATTTGTGTAGCTGCGTAAATTTCGTAATCGTCACCTTCAAGAACTTTATCTTGAACGCGTGTGAAGATTTCCTGCTTTGCAGCCATAGCTGCTAACATGTCAGCGTGTTTATTTGCAACCGCTAAACCTGTACCAACTGGCATCATAGTTTGTGTTTCTGGATGCGTTGTCTGTAACACCATAACACCACCATCGGGGTTTTTAAGTAAATAAACCTCACCGTTTGGTGGTATAGGGTGCTGTTGTTTAACTTTATCAGCTGGTGCACCATTAATAGGACTTACTTGGTCCCATACTTCAGGTACAAATTTAGCTCTATGTTTTTCAAACGTTGCGTCTTCATCGATTGCATTGTACGCAGTTTCAATTGTAGCTTGTAACGCTTTTATTCCGCATTTAGCTAATTCTTTCTTTAATTCTGAAATTGAAATGTACAAGTATTCCTGTACGTAATCTGGAAGTGTATTTGAATATACCAATCTATCACCGTATCTGAAACGGTCCTAGATGATATATAAAGTTTATTTATATACAAAAAACGAAGTAATTACACAATCGGGGATATCAATCGTAGCACCCTCGGAATACATTTCATTTGGTGCGGAAATTCCAGTTCCTGTACCACCAACACTGTAGAGCTTGCCGTCAATCGTGAAACAGATACTTGCATATTTTGCGGTAGGCATCGGCTCACCTATAACCCATGTATTCGTAATAGTATCGTAAATGTAATGCCAATCATGCTGTGATACGGAATCGTATCCACCTACAATATGTATTTGGTCAGCTATTGAGCTACCGGATGCAGCAGCTATACCTACTGGCATCGGTGTTTTCGTGGACCACGTGCGTGATACGGCGTTGAATGCTTCGTTGGTAGATTTAAGTGCGCTATCAATCCAACCGAAACCACCAATCATATACCCGTTAGCACCAACGACACCTAAAGCGCAGGATGTACGCGATACCGACATGGCTACTCCGATGTTACCGTTATCATCGTTTGTGGTTTTAATGTAAAACGTACGGCTATAACGTAACGCGAAAGCTTCATTTGAATATGTAAAAGCGTGACCGTGGGTGTAGTTTGTACCATCATCTAACCAACCTAAATAACTCCAGACGTCTAACGTTGTATCGTATTTATAGATGTATCTACAATCGCTAGTTGAACCGGTACTACCGCCAATGGTGATAATGTAATTATTATAACTGGTTACCATCATATAACGATAACTTAACGGGCAGTCCGTTTTATTCGTCCATGTGTCGGTTATGGAATCATACATACAATTCAAATTCTGATACGTGGTACTATCACCACCAAGTACGTACGCACACGACCCAACTACACCTACATCGGAATATTTACGATGGATTGGTATCGGTGTCTTTGTAACCCAGCCGCCGGCTCCGGCCTGTTCGGGTATTTCGATATTTTTAGCAACGGTTGAATCGTAATATTCACCATTTATAAGTGCGGTATTACGCAATTTACGATTACAGTCCACGACGGCGGTTGTGTCATTCTCAACGACAGCTTCTCTGAAATGTTTAATGATGGCGTGACGGGGTATTCTCATACTCTATCACACCGTAGGTACAGTTACTTTCGTTTTATTCTGTAATACGAAACTTTCATCGTACACATAGGTTGTAGTCGACGTGTTTCCTGTAACAGCGTTCACTTCAACCATAGTTTCCATGTCACCATTAACATTGTATGTGAAAGTTGTAGTTCTAACAACCACATCTGATATTTTTTCGGTAACCGTTTGAATGTTACCATCCACATCGTACCCGTATTCAGTATAATCTGGGTCTAACGGTAGTAACGTAACATCAGCTTTATCGGCTAAAGCTGTAATGAGTGCATCAATTGATGCTTTCAAGGTATCTGCGTTTTTCGCACCGTTAGATATACGTTTAACCATAAAATCAACGTACGGTGCAGGTAGCATTTCACCGACAACGATATACTCTTCGTCCGGCATCACACCTTCTTTGCTGTATTCAAATGCTTGATTTTCGATAAAAGTCATTTTGGACCACACTCGTTGATTATACTAACGTTCCACCAATAGTCCTATCTAAATCGGATAAACCTGCAGACTCATCGTATATACCAGGTATATCTGATAGATACAACGTTCCAGCGATTGCACCCGAATCATTGATGGTTATGGGAGTACCGATATTCGCTTCTAAGGAGCCGTAATAAAGATAAAAAACGTTAGGGCCGGTATTTACTTTCATATTAACGTAAAACATTGCATTTTTCACATCGATATAACTATCAAGTAGGTTTCCTTCAGAATCAATACAGTAGATATCAGTCCTACCGTAGAGTTCGGTAGATTCATAAATGGTAGTTAAATCATAATACGCGTAATCAGCATCGGTGTAATCTGCTGTAAACGATAATATGTAACGATATAATGATTCACCGTAAGCTTCAACATCGTTTAAGCTTCTTATACTAATGTACGCCGTATCACCGGAAAAATTAACGTTAAACTCACTAGATATACGCAAAGCGTCAATATAGTGGCCATCGAAAACCATAGGCGTTTGTTTGGTTCTATTGTGTATTACCATATGGACCACCGGAAAAAAGGATAATGTTGTAAATGGTTATACAAGGTAGTAAACTACCCGTACAATCCAAATATTCACACCTAATTGAACTGATATTTCATCAATCGTTTTACCTTCTGTCTTTAACGCTTTAACGTCGGAATAAAGTGACACGGTAACTCACCTAAACGTTTTTATAAATAGGTCTTATAATCCAGATACTCGTTTCGAGTAAAACAGCAATCTGTTCGGCTGTTTTACCTGAAGCTTTCAATTCTTTTACACGTTCAATTAATTCCACTTTATCACCTTAAATAAATTCAGTAATAGCGTAACCTGTAAGTGTTTTAACCTGTTCGCTTAAATTCGCAAATTCAGCATACAATAACGCTTTACTGGTTTCGGTAATATTTTCATCGACAAGTTTCATTTGAATCGCGATGATTTGTGATAACAACACTTCCAATTTAGCTTCATCATCACTTCTATCTTCCACCATAACAACCGCGTTTGTGGTAGCGGTAGGTTTTAACCCACTAATATCGGCACGTATAACTTCATATCCCTTCAAATCGTATTTAGGGATAGTAATTATGATGTCACCGTTAGTAGCCGTTTCAACTTTACCGTTTATCGATTGGAGAGTTTTAGGTACTATTTTCATCAGATGTCACCTCAGACTGTCTGGAACTCTGCGTTTATTAATACTTCACCGTAACCTTTAACGACACCAGCAACGGTTGTTGAAGCATCGGTTGCGGTCGTAACTACTATAACATCGGTTTCTGCGGCGTTATCAATAAATTTGAAATTATCATTCAACGACCTTAACGTCACGGATGTGGCTAATCTATTGTTCGTGTAATCGTAAGCGTCAACTAGACAAGATGTCGAAATATCGCTACCGGTGAATAAATACTCGGTTTCGGTTGTAGTTACACTAACACGTAGCGGTATGTTTGAATTGAATACTTCAACTGCCCCAGAATTTGAACAAATGTAAATGGTATCAGCTGAATCTATACCTATTCCAGCGTAATCGGAAGTTAGTGGACCATACACAATATACTCTTCATTTTCGTAATCGTAACTTGCTAATTTTGCGGTTGATTCGAAACATAATATTATTTCACTGTAATCACGTTTCACCGGAAGCATACCACGTAAATCGGTAAATTCGGTCGAATCCCATTCAATTTTACTTAAAAGTGTCATGGTATGAGCTCTACCCGTAAAGGTATCACCGGATGTTCTTAACATCGAAGGGTCTTCTACCCAATCGAGTTCGAATACGAGTAAAATATCATAAGATAACGCAGCACTTGTAGATACAATACCGACTCTTTGCTTATGGTGTGTAACATCTTCGATAACTTCAGTCCACGCGTCACCAATTCTAAACGATAAACCGTGGTTACCGTAGGCTGAATGGTTATATGGCATTTCGATATATTTTTCTTTAGCAATCTGAATCTGTTCAAGTTTTTGTTCAGCGGTTAACAGTTCATCGGCATTAATTACATCAATCTGGTCTTGAACGAATGAATCTGGAATGATTGGTCCGAATTCGGAGTAATGCCAAGCCGTGTTTAATGTCATATTCGTTAAATGGTCGATGTTAACGTATCTATATTTAAGAATCTTTGTGGTACCATCTAAACCAAATTCACAAAATGGTTGAACCGTATGTACACCATTTGTGTCAACTTCTGGTGAGAAAGGTTTACATGTCAAACAACCCGACCCAGATGTGCTGTAAACGTTATCGATAGCATTATACGTGGTTCCATCGTATTTTTTGTAAACCTGAACATAATGCTTGTTTCTACCATAACCGGATGTATCAGCACTTGTACTGTACGTGGTCATGGTACTGTATAGTAAATAATTTTCATCTTCATACAAAATAAAAGCTAACCCGGGTGCGTTATCGATATTGATTAAATTCGCAGCCTCGTTTGTAACTGTGTTGAGTCGTAACACACGTGTATCATGGTCATCGTATAACCCTGTCATGTACACGTAATCATCTTCACGATTGGACGGTACTGTGTTACTGAAATAACCCTTATAATCGTAAGACCTTATGGTTTCAAATGACTCAGCGTCAAGTGTGTAAATCGTGTCACCATTATCGTAGTAATATGAGTTTACATCTTTTCTAAGACAACGCGTTAATCGCGGTGTCAAATCTTGAACCTCGGTACACGCGTACCGATTATACCTAACCGATGTATTACTAAAAGAACGACCGAATTGAAAATAGAACGAAGCTCGTGTCATTGATGGGTGCATAGAAAACGGTATAGGTATTCCTGTAGCTTTATCAAACACCTGGCCATCAAAAACTATACGGTCGTCATATTCAATACCGACAACGTCACAAAGTTTTTTGTCAAATAATTTCATGGTTATTCCTCGTAAGTGGTATTAATTGTGTATCCGTCAACGTCAGCGACGTCGGTTTCACCGACGCCGTTCGTTGATATCTTGGTTATTACAATCGTTTCATTTTCAATTTTTACGATGACTTGGTCATCCTTTATTTGCATTTCCACAACTATCACCTTATATGGTGTACATGTTGATGTATAATTTCAAATCGAAAGTAGTACCATCGTCGAATACAACTGTAATTTCGTGTAAGCCGGGTTGACTTAATTTACACTGCAACGTGCTGCCACTAAACTCGATAATATTCGGTGAGATACTAATTATCTCTTTAGGGAATTTTACTGTAATTAATGTATTTACCGATGATATCAGTGTTATAGCGTTCATAGCCATATCCGTAATCTCATAAGTCTTAGCTCTCGCGTCGGACACCTGAGCAGGATAAACGTCAACGTTAATCTTCTCATACAAACGTTTCGATACCGATTCTATCAAACGGGTTTCACAGGTTAATTCATTTACAAAAGCCGTATCAGTTATAAATTTAGATGTATCAATGTTTATATCAACCAAATCTACGGTCGGGTTTACCATGAAATGTAATTGTGATTTAACCGGCACGTATGATTTAGAGCAACTAAATTCACGTACATTAGAAACCTTAATTTTTGAAATCGTATTTGATGGTACGTTAAATTCGGGGTATTCAAATTCGTTCTGTTTTACAAAAAACCTATAATAGAACGGCGTTTGATTTGTAACCGGTACATCAGTTTTATATTTTACCGTGATGGGGTTATTTGTAGGTTTCATTACAACTACAGCCGACACGTCATCGTTCGATGATGCGCGTTTAAATTTAGATTTTGGTAACACAAAGTTTATACCCGAACTAATAACACCATATACGGTCGCACCGGCTGTAGCTACATCCTTAACCTGTAATACCAGATTACAAACGATGGAACTGGTTGTAGCCGATAAACACCGTGTAGTTTCCGGTAATACATTTACCGTATCCATAACAGTTGATGTCCCACGACTTTTCGATTTGAATAGCTGCCGAACCGAACCCACATTAAACTTAATGACCTGGTGTGCGGTTTCACGAACGCTATCCTTCTTCATCTAATCACCAACTCCGAATATACAAGTTTAACATCGGTCGAACCTATAATGTCTATACGGTGGTTAAATTTAGAATCGAGCGCAATAACGAAGTCAGAAATTAACATGTCGGCGTCAACGTTTATGACATTAAGGTCGGTATTTGTGATTTTAATGTGTACAGTAGCACTTTGTCTAGTGATAGCTAAGGTTAGCGAATCAACGGGCAGCGTGATATAATCGGTTACGTTTAAACTGGTATCGGTTACCGTGCCAACGTCAACGGTCTGTACCATCATACGACCTACGCTAGTTTGTTTTTTCTTCATGTGTTATCACCTTTTAATACACAACTGTAGCTTCGATTCCGATATTTCCAGCTGATGTAATCGTAACCGGTATAGTTACGGGTCCGGTATTAACAAGTGAAATGGTTCGTGTGGTTAAACCTGTATCCGTAAACGTAGCGCCGTTTGTAAGTTTTACGTTTATAGTCATGTCAAGGTATTCACTTTTATAATTTTTAGCATAACACACGATATCGGTTTCAAGGGTTGAACCATCAAACACGTATTCATCATTCTCAAACCTACAAACAACCTGTTTCGGTAGGGTTATATGTTCAATATATAACGAACCGTCGTTTTTCATGTAAGCTAATTTATTATCATATGTTATACCAAACCCAGACCAATTAACACACACGGTTCTCTGGTAAACAAATTTATCAGTTACGGTATCAATGGTGAATTGTCTAACGGATGAATCACCGCAGATGAAAAAGGTATCCCACGTATCGTTATACTTTAGCGTACCCATTAAACGCTCATATTGTTTGTATTCATCACACAACCGAAGTGTCATTTTATTTATATCAACACCCAAGCCAGCTGACGTATAATCAGCATAAGTAGCTTCAAATAAGTATATGTGCGAATACCCACTCTTATCCATACATTGAAGGTACACGTAGGTTTTACCATCTTTTTCGAAGATTGTTGGTTCGTAGTGAATGTAATTATCGTTGTAAGGGAAAGGTACACCCGATGCGTAATCCGTGATATCTATACTAATAACTTCCAAATTGGAACTGCTATCAACAAAATTATCAGCATCTTTGATGGTAGCTTGGTAAAATGATATCGTTGACGTTGAGTTTTTGTAAGGTATCAAAAATGTAAGAAACTTCATAGCATTTTTATCATACACCTGTAGGTTTGAGGGGTGACACATACCGTCGTATTTATCCATCGTCCATTTTTCACCAGAGCAGATACTCATCGAAGCTGGGTTTTTGTACACGATGGCTAAACGACCATAGTATTTACTTTCTGTAAATATGGTATAATCACCATACGAGCCCACAACGTCGTGACACAGTGGTGCGTACTGCGATGAACTGTTCGATGCGGTCCATATAAGTGATAAATCACCTTGGTATGTTAACCCGTATAGATGTGACCGCAGATAATACGTGCCGGACCTATCGTTATGCATAAGGTACGTTATACCATGTAATTCGTCATAGTAGATCGGAATTAAGTTACTACCACTTTCTGAGTGGTGTACGGTTTTTTTACCAAGTGATGTGATTTCGTGTGCATCGTAATGGTCATTATAACCCGTGTATATCGTATTACCATATTTTTTATACGAAAACGGTAATTTGGGGCTAGCCGACGTAGGTCCGGTTAACCTAGCAATGTAATCACAAGCGTTATCACGTTTATTTAAAATCGTTTTCTTAGCACAGAATTGTACTGGTAATGTCGTAGACGGGTCAACAATCGTTGCGGATTTTAAACCGAGATTGGTGTCGAATACGTTATTACCAATGATGTGTTCGCCATTTTGCAGGTCGAAATAACTTACTTTACCAATTTTCAATTAAATCACCACAATTATTTTTCCAGTCCACCTAGAATGATGTTACATGTTCCGTTTAAACACTTACCAGCGAGAGCTTGTCCCGGTCCAAGTGTTACGGTACCGTTCGTAACATCCGTATCCGGTTCAGTGAACTCAAGATACATTAAAGTTGCAGCTTCTAAATCAACTGACCCTATCGTTTCACCGACATCCAAGATATAAAGCCAAACTTTATCACCGTTGTATTCGCCACCATTACGAGGTACACTCGTAATAAAGACACCTGCGGTTAAAGTTGTACCCGTGGATGTGTGAATAACGTCCTGAACAGTTGGAATCATAGCTCGCATCAACGTTTTATATGTCATAAATTGCACCTGTATATTTAGATTTATGGATACGTTTTTTATACGATTGGTATGTCAATATAAACGTTACCCAAATCTACGAGGTGTGTATATGATACCTTTCCTAAGTATCCCGAATACACCCGGAATGGTTATACGGTCTATTTCGGTAAATTATTCACAATTAGATTTACCACAGGATTCAGTGTACCTATTTTGGGATAAGGATGCTAAAGAATTGAAAATCTGGGATGGTGTCTCGGTTAAAAATATTGTTGGTGAGGGTGTTATTGAGAACCCAGAAGACGAACTCGATTCATTCTTCATGTTTGTATCGAAGTTACCGTTTACCGATGACGCTTTACCATAAAACTCTCTTTTTTCATTTTTCGAGGTTAATTAATATGATGGTTTCACGAACTGAAGCCGTAACACTCCTCGATGTAATTAAAGAAACGAATGAACATCATGTTTCTAACAACGATAACGAAGCCTGTAAGGTTCCGTATATTTCAGGACCACCCGGTATAGGTAAATCCGCATTAGTGAGAAATTACGGTAAAACGTTGGATTTACCTTATAATCGTATATCATTGACATCATTGGAGTACTACGAGCTTAAAGGGTTATTATACCCGAATACGGATAAAACCGTTGACATTTTACCGCTAAATATTTTTCCACCGCAACGTTGTTTTTTATTCATAGATGAATTAAACGCGGCCGACGTTACAATACAGAAAGTTTTATTGGATTTATTCCACGAACGACGCATTAATTCGTTCAGCTTAGACCCTAACACATTTATAGTATCGGCTGGAAACCGTCCCGATGATGTCCCGGAGATGTGTGATTTAATAAAACCGCTAGCTGATAGATGTCGTGAAATAAGGCTAACCAACACGTTAGAAGATGCGCTATTGTATCTAAAAACGATATCACACACTATGTACGTTGCTATGATAGCTAACAAAGATGTGTTACGTAGAATATTGAATAACGGCGACCCTGTAACGTTCAGAAATTTTACATACACGAGTTATATCGTGAACCAGTATGCCACGACACAAAATAACAGATATAAAGTTACATTAGACTGGTATCTCGGTAAAGAGCTAACCGACGTAATTCTAACAGCAAGCTGTAAACGTGAGTGTATTTCCAGTATGTCAACTGTGGAAAAAATTTGTACACTCTACGAAATGGTTGTAAACAACAACGCGTATAGTGATGAAGAATTAAAAACGGCACGTGGGTATTTGAATGATTATGAGTTTTTAACGGTCGGATTATACTGTAAAGCCAACGGTACAATCGATAAACTACACGAATTTAACGAAAAGGTGATTTGATGTGAGCTTACACGATTCGGTAATGTTTTTAGTAGACGCTATAACTAATCCGTACATTAAACTGGAAAAATTAACAGCGGTTAAACTCGTGTCACTATTATTCGGTTCGAAAGTGATATCTGCTGACGGTAAAACATTCTGCGCTGGAACTACGTGTAAATACGAAATACACGTCGATGCGTCTTTAGATATGACAGTTGAACACCAGATACTACACGAGATTTTACACATCTTTTTTGGTCATACTGGATTTACCAGATGTAGATTACACGAAAAATGCCAGTGTGAAAATTTAGCAATGGATATAGTCGTTGAAAAATTCATAAAAGAGAAATTCAATTTCGTAACTGGAAATTTAGACGAATTACGTGAAAAATTCAGTGATACATACTCCTTAACGTTTAACGAGACAAATGGTGGGTTATTCGACATCAACTGCAGTTACTGTGTAAATACAGACAACCATGACATTGATACCAACATGAACACTGTATATACATGTCCCTGTACACACGTAGATACGTACATACATGAAACACTTATCCATGTATTAACATGTGTCAGTGAAAAACGTATACACGCAGCACCACACCGTAATTATCTACACAACAAGGATATGTACGTACCAACGTGTCGAAGTGTACCAACCACAGTTCATGTTATCATGGATACGTCGACATCAATACCACGGGAAATTGTACATAGGATAGTTGAAACCTGTACGCGGTTTAAACAAGCAAATATGACAATTAAACTCTACGGATTTTCCGATACATTATACGAGTGGAATGGTGTACTAAGGTATAAAAATGATACGCAGTTTGAACAGGTATACGACAAGTTTAAGGGGACCAAAAACGTCGTCGTGATTTCGGATTTCAGTTTTACACAATACCAACACGAGCTACTGGACCGCTCATCATTCCATACGATAGAAATTCCAAAGGTGACCGAATGTTAATCATCCCAGAATTAATATTTGCAATACTACTCGTATTTTCATTATCGAATGACGCCGTTAAACTTGTAACGGCTGTTATACTGTTATTGTTATATTTCAATCTTATACGAAAGTTTACAACTAAAGCAAAGAAATTTACTCTGGTTATATCGGTGTTTGTATCGATTTTATCCATAATAATGCTAATGCTTTCAATAACTACACTTAATGGTAGTATAATCGGCGATATATGTTTCGCATATACCCTCATACAGTATTATCCACTCGCTATAGCGGATATTAGTAGATTAACGAAGAATTTACCAACTTTAATCAAACTTTACAAAGGAGTCATACAATGGGTAACGACAAAGAAATAGCACTATTTCATGATAGAATAGCTAAAGATATGGGAATCGTTTCGTCAAGAAATGCCGTAAATATGATATTTACGTCACTTGGTGGACACTACATGAATCTATTACAGAAAACAAGCGATGCTGTTAATCCTGTACGTAAAAACGGGTCAATTGTTGATACGAGGAAACACCTTATGTTCATCAGGCCACCAGGGTTTGGTAAGACCATGATGTTAAAAGGTTTACTTTATGATGTGTTACCTGAAGAAACTAAATACACCTCTCACCCCGATACCGGTAACAGAATCGAAACATCGACGTTTCAGAACATTTTAACCGAAGCAGGGTTTACCGGTACAGTAAGAGGTAACGGAAATATGGTTGAAAACGTAGAAGGTATCGCAGCAAGATGTAACCGTGGTTTTGTTGTCGTTGAGGAGTTTTCTGCTATTTTGGAATCATTTTCACAGACACACTCATCGAATTTCGAACAAGCGTTATTAATGGCACTTGATAGTGGTAGAGTTACAAAATCATTAGCAAACGGTACAATATCATATGATACTAATTTAACATTAGCTGCAGGTATTCAACCTACAAAAATGGTTGATGCGTCATCAGGTCTTATGAGAAGATTCTTAGTTGAATACTGTATTCCGTCAGCCGAAGCAAGTAAAAATATTGTAGCCGCTTCAAGAAACGCATGGTTGGAACAGGATAAAAATGACAACGCAATGGATTTGAAACGAGATTTACAAGCTTATATCAAAACCGAAGTGATGAACCAAACATACAACTCGATAACATACGAGCATGATAAACTTTTCAAATTATTTGATACTTTTGGTATGCCAGCTGGAATTGAATCTGATATTTACATGCAAGCAGCGATAGCATACAATTACTTCGTTGGAAACATCGAAGATAACACCATCGTTGTTAAATTAAACAAAGACCTCGAAAACATGCTTACGGTAGATTTCGTATCACGTTACTTGTTGTCGTTTAACATGCACGCTATCGTATTGCTGGTGATTTTGAAAAATATGCGCAACGAGGGTATCGCATCGATAAAACTCGTTGATATCCTCGAAGCTTCGAACGCATATCAGATGAACTCACAACAAATAACCTACGCTTTGAAAAGTTTAGAAGATATGTCAATCATAACAAAGATGAAAATTAAACAGAGTGACGTGTATTCGATTACAAATGACGTATTTTTTGATAAAATCGTCAATAGGTTAGACGCGATCCAAAAGGCGATGGTGTAATGAAGTTTACGCCTAATTACAATCGTTACCAGTTATTACTAACAAAATATTTAACGTCAACCAGTTTCAATCTGAACCAAAAAAGTAAGGTTGATGCGTTGATAAAATTATACTCGCCGCCTATCGAACCTATTATACGTAATGATATACTGTATTACAGGTCTTTTTCCGATTTTGGGATATGTTCGAATATAACCACAACCGATAGACGAATAACGAGCTTATACGATGAAATGATTAACTCGTACAATTACCCGTCATTTGACATACAAAAAGAAGATGGGTAATATTATAAGTTTTACGTCACCGTTACCCCGGTAGACTAACATACAGTATAATTTACTGCGATTTATACTGAGCAACGTCTATATACACAGCGTATATAGATTGTGCTTGTTTATCGAGGTTACTCTTCAAATTATAAATGGTTTTAACTTCAGCATCTATAATATCCTGCATAGCCGCAGGCTTATCGGCCGAACCGTTAGCAACGAATGTACTGATACGATCGGATATGAGCTTTGGTAAGTCATATGACATCGTATATGCATCCAATGTCGCTTTAACGGTTAGTATATCCGTCGTGGCATCGAATGAATAATCAGAAACATTTACGTCGTTACCTGTACTTACAATTGAAGCGTAAATTTTATACAGTATCGATAATTTTGCATTATCCAGAACATCATCCTGGATAAGATACGATGTATCATTTAAGAGAATCGTGAATTTATCGTAAACGATAGTTACCGTATTTAATTCGGTATCTATGGTAACTGTTGGTGATTCAAATAATGAACCATCACAGTCGTACAATACCTCATTACAGAGTATAAAATACTTAGAATTTGTAATTCTGGTATAAATACCCGCTTCTTCGCTATCGAGTTTGTTATCGGTAACGTTTAGTTGTAGATAGGGGTTTGAAGATTGCATTGGCATACTCATTTGGTGTACCACCTCGGTGTTTACAGGAATCGTCCTGTGGAATTCTTATAAAAATGTTATCGGGAGGGATAGCATGTTATTTGGAAATGAGTGGCTACATAAGTCACACTTAAAGGTGTACAAAGATTGTCCACGTAAATTCCTTGAAACGTACGACCAAGTCGTATACAAAGATAAACCATCGTATGCTTTGCCCCTAACACTGGGTACTGCGTTTCACGAATGGGCCGCTTATATTGTTGATAATAATGTAACAGATTTTTCACAAATAGCCGATTACATTACAGTAAAACCATTAGATTCGATGGTGAGCTGGTTTGTTGAAGCCAACCAAACACTTGACGCGGTTTGGAATAAATGCGAACATTACATGCAGACTGATGAATTCATACGAGGTACAATCGATCGTATCTACAAGAATGCTGCCGGTGAATTAACATTAGTCGAGTACAAAACTGGAAACGTAACGTTTTCTGGTGCTAAAATTGATTTCGCATACTATACAAAATTGTTAGAAGACAACGGCCACACGGTACATAAATGGGAGTTAATTAACCCAAATAAACAAAAAGTGTACACTAAAACTGTACAACGACTTGAACCTAGCAACGACCCTCTCACCAAAGAAGAAAAGATGAAAGGCGACGAAATGAAAAAGGTTCGTGAAATGATTTACGAAATCAGAAACAAACCATTAGACCAGTTTGACCATGCTAAATATGTACAATACTGGTGTTATGATTGTCCAACAAAAGAAACGTGCGGTAAATACTGTAGTTATTATTCACGTGGACGACAGGTAATAGATGAAATAAAAGCCGAAATGTAAGGTGTTCATGTGATTACAGATAAAGAAATAGAAAAGTTAGTAACAATCGAACCATTCAATAAACAAAACCTCGGACCGTCATCGTACGACCTGAGAATATCCGGTGCCCTCGTTAAGTATGTCATCGATGTAAAACAGGGTGAAGCCTTATTGAAAGACGAAATACCAAAAGTGGAACATATAGCTTTCGAACGCGTTATGTTCTTACCACCGTGGTTTACAGAAGATGAGGTTGCCTTATACAAAGCTATACACCACGACAAAACTGTGGTACAAACTCCCGTACTTGGTGCATCTGAAGAAATTGTAACTCTACCGAAAAATATCTGTGCATCATATACAGGTCGCAGCTCATGGGGTAGAAAATTTTTAGAATCACACATGACAGCAGGTTACGTTGATAACGGGTTTAGTGGAACTATAACATTTGAGATTATAGCACATATTCCTGTTGAAGTAGCCGCTGGTGACAGAATCGGACAACTTATTTTCCAGAAGACTAAAGTTCCGACCAAACATTATGGTGAAAAAGCTGACGCGAAATACCAAAATCAGATTTTACCAACACCATCACGTGCACACGAAGACCACGATTGTGGTACAACTGAATACATTTACGTCGACGGCTCAGTTGCAAAAAACCCCGGTGATTTCGGTATAGCTGGGATGTTATTTAGGGGCGTCGCGAACTGTTTTACTTACAGTGGTGAGGGCATAACAAATAACATGATGGAAGTTTTAGCAATCAGACATGCGCTATTAAAAATAGAAGAACAGTTAATCGTAAACCCCAAAAAGCAATTCGTGATTATTTCAGACAGTTTACTCGCAATAAACGGCACAACCGGAACGTATAATATCCGAGCAGAAAATCTGATACCATTGGTTGAAAAGAACGCTGAACTTTACGATAAGTTACAAGAAAACGTTACAATTAAACACGTCAAAGGTCATTCTAAGGATGACATCATCGGTGACACCATCACAGCGTTATCCAAACAATATACGCAGACTGGAAGGTTGGTCCCTAATGAAAAATCAACCGTAATCATTGAATCGTCATTAACCGAGGTATACGCATGATTAACAACGAAATATACATACTAGACGCGACAACCGATAGAACCGGTATAACGGTCATTGAAGATAATTTGACATATAACGCACTGTTAAAGTATTTTATAAACAGTGAACAGTTTTTAACTGAGTTATTGACGGTTACATGTGTAAACTCCGATTTCGTAATAACTGATACCGAAAACCCGGATTTAATTGACGTTACATCGGACGTTAATGAATTATTGTTGCGAATGAATTTAGTAGAAACGGATTGGTACGTTTACTCCAATTCTATGACTTTTAGAGAAGGTGATGTTGTTAGTGTACTAAAAGCTTTAGTACATTGTACTTACCTGTACTATATCTACGGTTACATGACGACACTAGATGAAAATAAAACCTATATGATATGTAAGATGTGATTAACGTGGAAAATGTCGACAGAAAAAAAGTATTAGGGTTATACGGTGTGTTAGCACCGTACCACGGTTCGGGTGACACCGTTTATGTTCCAAAGTATATGAGAACTGTCGACGGAAAACCCGTTAAAAATGGTATGACCGCAATTGTATGGCGCTACCCGGTCGTATCGAAAAATGCGGTTATTAAACTTACGTTACAGGTACATGATGAAAATGTCATACGTGTTCCAGTTAAATACATAAGTAGTCTCGATGGCGATTATGACGGCGATTGTGTCGCATGTATGGCTATCGATGATAATATCCCGTGGGTACATACAGATTATATTGTTAACAATTATTCAACGTGTAATACGGATATAGATTTATCCCTATCCAAATTTAAATCATCGAAGCGTGCGGGTTCCTTCCTTGATGTTTTGCTAACCAGAAATACTGAAATGTGGACCGAATTATATGATGATGCGACTAACCGAGATATGTTAACTGATATGTTACCAAAATTACCTGGTGCCATATTTAAACATTTAATCGGTATGGGTGTGGGTAAATATCAAGTAATTAGTAATTATATTGTTTATAACCATGAAAATGAAACGGAAATCATAACTAACACGACAAACACTCTAAATGGAAAAACCGATATATGGGTATCGGCTGTTCATAACGTAATGGCCGAATTCTATAAACAAACATTAAACACCAAACACCCTAACGTTAAATCAGATTTACGTGATATGTACAAGTTTTATAATCTCGTATTCGGTGATATACCACGATGGTTTATAGATGAGACCGGAATCACCTACCCACTGGAAAAGGTTGAGGTGGCATACTTTTATGATAAATTCTTCAACGGACCACAGAAATCCAATTTTGATGTAGTTTTACACGGGTTAAAAAATGCAAAAAACAAACAAATGTTATTCGAATCGACCAATAACGAGCATATACACATCACCGTACCGACAGTTAATCGGTGAAAAATCATTTAACGCATCAATAGGTACGGATTCTATACCAAAACGATACCATTTACGTAATGGGGCTAAAGCGAAAACATGGTTTCGTGGTGGTCTAAATGTTGAAGGTTATACGTATAAAGTAGCCATATGTAATCACAACTTGACCGTGGAAGATTCCTACGTATTCACTAAAAAAGCAGCGGATGTCCCTGAAATCAAATTTAATGTTCACTTTAATGAAGACGACACGCGTAAACCAAAAGAGATTTACAGAAACGATAACGCGAAATTAGTTACAGGTGGTATTGACGTTGATGGTGTGAAAAGCTTGGAGGTTGGTGATAAAATATCTAACCTTCACGGACAGAAGGGTACAATCACAAACATCATTCCAGATAGACGTTTCAAGGTGGAACCCTGTGTATTCGAATCCGATACACTAGAAACTATAGAAACGAAAATGAAAACTATCGACGTGTTAATGAATTATGATTCAATTATCTCACGTGGCGCGTTTGGTATTTTCTGTGAGTTAGGTTACGCTACGGCTAAACGTGCACCAAATGTAACTTCTGAATTTTTACCGGTTGAAAGTGGTTATCTTATCGATAGTGAAACCGATACAAAACACGCGGCCTTATTTGGTAAACTTCATTTCATGGTATTAGACAAAATGTCAAGGTTTATAATGAATCGGTTTGCCACAATTGATTACATGACAAGATACGCCATGTACGCTAACACTGGAAGTGATTGCCTTTGGACGGATTTACCTTATCAGATATAATTATGCAGCAACCGAAATTATTAGAAAGTACCGGGGCTGCTCTAAATACACTTAGGTTGTTGTGTAACGGAATGGCACCCGTTATACGAATAAATGGGCCGGTTACCTTCGTCGACATATACGGTGATACGTATGATGTATCTACGGAAAACGTAACGAATCGGTTCGAACCTATTACATTTTACGACGAAGAAACTAACGTTAGGTTTCGAGGTAGTATGATATACCAGATTCTTGACGCTGAAATAAATTATGATTTTATTCCTGTTAACACTGTTAATTATTCAAACGATGTTTTTTATATAAACGGCGAAATCAAAACACTAGCCGATATACTGTGTAATTATTCGTCACCGGACGTAATCAATGCGTTACCACGGTTTGACCATAAAAAAATAATATACAACTTTGATGACCGGCAATATATCGGTTATAATGCGGTAGATAAAATAATAGACGACGTTGAGTATAGAAACCATACGTTATCACCTTGTGATAACGGTTATGTTGTGGGACGGCAAAAATATCCGTTTTCAATGTTTCATAGTTACGACACGAATACGTTCGTTAATGATGTATTGGGTGTGGATATAGCTCCAGTTTCAAATAAACTGTCATTGCTATACTCATAACCGCGCTAACGTTTATTAATCGCAGCTCCTTCCAAGACAGCTAAAATTCTGTCGATAAATGATTGTGGGAACATGGTACGTATAAACGGTAACTGAAATAGGTTTAACATTATCCATCTCGCGTATAAGACCAAAATGGGTATCACGGTATACGTGAAGTCAAACGACAACCCCATGAGGGTTATTAATTGATTTAACAACACTACACATTCGTATAACATTATAAGGGATAACCCTTTTGTCATACCAATGGTTGCTGATTTCAATAAAATACCTATGAATTCCCGAACGTGACATGAAAATGAAAAATCATGCGAAGAACACTTCTCGGTTTGCACGCTGAACTGTTTTACCGTCATGGTCAATACATCCATAACTAAAAACACGTTTAGTATACGTAGAAGTTCAAATTCGGGCTGCATAATATATGCGATAATTACAGTTAGAATGGATAACATGAAAACACCAGCCGACGCAGATTGCTGTAACACGTATTGTAGTAACCACACCAAAAATACTTCATTTGTTACGTTATTTTCCAAGAAAACACACCTCTGATTGGTGATGATTATGTTAGGTAAAATGAAAAACGGTGTCTATGTTCCTGTGTCCGAAAATGGGCCCGAAAATAGATTACAATGCCCCGCGTGTGGTAAGGTATTGTTAACCGGTGGGTGTGATTGTACAGCGTACACCGGCGTCAAAATTGACAGCGACCACATACTGAAAATTGAAGAAATTATACAAATCTTGCGAGCTTCTGGTTATCACCCAGCAAAATTCGGTTTACAAGGTAAACACAAATTCCATTATTCCGATATCATGGTTAAACATGATACACCAGGTTTTCAAAATTCGATAACATTGATAAATGAAGAACCACCGATAGAGGAACTTAGGAAGCGAACTTTCGCACTATCTATGGTGAAAATGTTCGTGGGTTATATCGTAGATTACGATGCTATTGATGTATCGAAGTCTGAAGCGGTCGATTTTATCGTTGAACATTACGGGTACGTAACTGTTTACAGTAAACGTCGACTATATAACTATTATCCAAAAACCGATACTTTTATACCGTTAAATCATGTTAATTTGCGGACAGTTACGTCCGATAAAATGAAAAATCAAACATATTATAAGGTATGTAAACTGGAGCCTAAAGAGGATGTAAAATGATAACCAAATTAAATGGTAATCTAGCGTCAACGATGATACGGGGACACATTAAAGCCGTATCAACATACGATGATGCTGAGCAGGATATAGGTGAATACAAACCTACGTTAGTGTTCAAACTCCCAAAATCCTCATTAAAACTAATATACGCAGATATACGTGGTATGCGTCGTTCGTTAAAACACAGTGACGAAGACGAATATTCGTGGTTTTATCTGAGGTGATTAAATGTTTTCAGGAATATTATCTCGCTATAATAAAGATACTGGTACAAAGGAAGCGTTAGCTAACACGTCGATTACAGCTGTTGATAACATAATCCCTGGTACCATGAAGTTGTACGTACAAACCGATTACACCGATATTAACGTTGGTGATTTAATCGCTTTAACGATAGGTGATTATGATTACTATATGGTCGTCGACTTTGCGTATAGTACCGAATTGATATTAGTTGATTTATTAACGTACAACTTTACCGTTAGATTTGAATCAACGACGTTCAAATCGTTTATAACAAAATTACAACCATATATGATATTCAACGATACGTATGTACCAGATGTTATTGATTTTGATATAAACACAGGTAGACTTATTGATGTTTTGGTACAATGTCAAAGTCGAGGTGTATCATTATCAGCACTTACCGGCTCAATTAGGGTAGTTGAGGTAGATAAGAGTATCCACCCGGAGCCTACAGTTGAAATGATATGTAATTCGTGGTCGATATGCTAGTTACATCGGGGTGTACGTATAACGATAAAACATTCGGTGCATCGTATGGTTTTGTACCCGCATCGGTATTCGCTTTTCGTGAAACGATGAAAACCACACTTGATACACTGAACAGAAAATTGATGGACAGACAGATAAACGATAATATAAACTATTATCCTATCAATCTCGATAAATTTGTAAAAGCTGGTGTTTTGAAGACGAAACAATTAAAATCAGCACTACAACCATCAATCGAATTAGATGTATGCGATGTTTATACAGGGTTCGCTTCCGTGTTAACGGATATGGAATCAGTAAACGTCTGTACTATTTTGGATTTAGAAAAGCTTAAAACCTTCATATTACCACCGGCCGCATACACGGAATACGATTACAAATATGTTATACCCGTTGTCGAGTTGATGTATTTGGCTAAAGACCAAAACGTTATCAGTGATGTTGATAATGACTCATTAACGGCGTACCTAAACACACAGGGGTTTAATCCAACTATAACGCTACCTGATAATGTATTTACGTACAATAACATTAATTACATTTACGATGACATGAATTCACTATTTTCGTTGTTATTTAGTGATATGTATGAAATGGTAACCAAATACACCGGTGGTTATATTGTAAATTTAAAGGTACAGACTTCGATGAAATATGAAGTGGTTGACATGTATCCGGTTAATAGTGACAATTACGTTAATTCGAAAAATTTCTATTACACCGTCATGTATGGTAACGATTACTTTATTTATAGGTCACAAGCGGCAAAAACCGGTGAACAAATAACTATCGATGGTAATATCTTCGATGACGTTGAGCTTACAAAAGATTTCTACATCACGTTCTATACTAAAACTAACACCTTGGAATCCATAGCTGGTGTGTTGGAAAAAGAAATTGAATCCGTGTTATCTAAAGTTGTCGAGAAAGCGTACCCTGGTATTCGTGTTGATGGTGATAATCGCTTCAAACCGATATGTAGGGTGTCTATTAATGATTTAACCGTAGATGATATCTCCGTTTACAATTCACCAAAAATGATGAACAACAAGACTTTTACCGTAACTGAGTATACGACGAAAGAAGTACTAACGAAAGGTACACACTCGGATGTAATCGTTGATATTGATATAGGCGATGCTGAGGTGACATTATGCGTTTAAACCTCACAACCATGGAACCTGTATACGACGATACGATAAACCCACTGTATTTTATACGTCGTATGGATGGTGTGTGTGTGCACATTACACCTTCGTTACAATTAAAAGACGCCACCTACGAATGGTATATAGATAACACGTTTTATTCGAACGCTAAATCGATTGTATACATACCAGATTCGTACGAAGTAGTCGTAAAACTTATAATCACAAAAGCCGACCATGTAACTGAATTGACCCAAACATTTGGCAATACGCTCGAATTAGGTACACGTGACAAATACATGGATAAATCGTACAGTGATATGCGATTTAGGGTTATACGTAACGAAGATGATGAAAAAATCGTACAAGTTAAAGGTAACACGATGTGTATCGATAATATATCGATTAAATCGGAAATACCCGCAGTTGATATTAAGAAACACTATTTCAAAGAAAAACTTGATGTTCCTGAAGAAGAAAAGGAATACGATGAGTTAGGTAATGAGATAATTGTATATCACGATTTTGATATAACCGAAGTAGCCACTAACGTATTTAGATTATCTAATTTCACAGACGATTTCGGTGTGTATTATCGAGAATTGGAATTATGGTTCAGCGTTAATACCGTACACTACATTCAACTCGTTAACCTACTATATAACCCAGTAAATACGAGTAGTTTGGTAAATATCCTAAACTCCGTAACATATTTCATTGACCCGTTAACATCGATATTGATGCATGAACGTGGTAATGCCGAACAGTATGAGCCTTCCGTGTTCGTAATGAGTGCTATATCAAATACTTTCGTTGACATTAACCCTGTAGAATCAACAAACGTTATCATAGAAGGTGATGAATTCACGGATGGGATAATTACCGGTACGTCAAGTGTTTTCTCCGGTGAAGCTGCTCGTTGGAATCATAAAGGTTACGTGTCATATGGTACCTATTACGAAGTCTGTTCACCTGACCCAACGACGTTTAGATATAGCGGAGCTGTGTACGAAAACGTATACACGTTACGTATACAAAATAATTCAGTAGCTAAAGCTATAGTTATTGAACGGTTGGACGGTGAAACGTGGGTTCCAATTTTATTAACCGCTAATTCGGACGCAACGCCTTACCCAATAAAAGTATCCGATAAAATATCATTGGATAACTTATATGGTTTCGCTTACGATTCTGAAGATTATGCGTTCTTTGATGAACCAACACATGTTTACTTTACACCGTATATACCGGGTGTTCATAAAATAAAATACATAACAAAAACACAAGAAGGCACGTTAGTGAGCAATTTTTGTGAAATAGCCACGAACGAAAGGTTTGAAATTAAATCAAATGACAATTACATAACTGATAATTCACTAAATCGTACACTATTGGGAAACAAATTGTATGTATTGGAGGAAACTGTATTAGAAAAACACGATACGGTTATAAAATTGGATACAGGTAGTAATTACGACTGCACGGAAGGGTTTACCGCCCTAGACGATAAACATCATTACGAAACAAACCATTTAACCATCGAACCTATAACTACAGATACGTTGGTTGAGGATTGCTCTGCGACAAAGTTAATATACGATGAAATGATGAAGCAAAACATGCGTATATTTAATTATACAAATATGTTTAAACGTCACTGCAAAATAGATTCTGAAGTGCCGTTAACATCACCATTTTTACACTTCCTTAACTGTTCATACCGCATAGTATACCCGTCAACAAAACGACCACAAACATACTACATAGGTACGTTCGATACACGGTTGATGGTGGTCTAATGATAGTCGATATTACCCAAACTTACATAAAAAGTACAGTAAACGTAATCAAATCGGCAACGAATATAGACGATACGTATTCATATACACGTCAAATTGATGTCGATATACCTTACGATAGTACTGACCCGATTTTTATCCCAATCAATACTACCCTTTTTGCCGAAGGTGTAGCGTTGTATAAATACAATACAACAACTGGTAAATACGAATCACTGGATAATACGCTATTCGTCGTTAAAAGTAATACAGGTGTCATTTTAGGTGTTGTTGCGTCGATAAATGAAAGCGGTAAATACGCTGTAATGTTCGATAAACAATTATCACTAACACAACCGGAATTATACCACGTTACATCAAAATATTTTGGTGTAGGTGGTGTACAGGACTTTGGGCACGGGATTCAATCCGAGAAAGCGTCATGTGTAAACATCAACCTAACCTTGGATGCTATAAAAAGCGATACATACTCTGAACTTAGTGCTGCAACAACATCACGTATTATACGTTCCGGTACACACGGTGAGATATCAGGTGTTGACCCTACAGAAAAACGTTCACTATTCCGCGCCACACAAGGTGACTGGAACGAATCAAATGTATGTACCCGAACACATAGATTGTGTTTAAAGGATATACCATATGAATTCAGTATGACGTTTAAATTGAGCCGCATCGATTTATTAGCTTCGGAAATAATACAAGAAGCACAATCTTCACCGAAAACAAACGGTTTTAATGTGTTAGGTGTTAGTAACCGTTCAGTAGATTACCCAGTTAAAGGTAGTACGTTTGAACATAAAAAATACGGTATAGGTTACACGGCGGCGAATGAAGTTTCTAACTTTAATGTGATAAAATACGATGCTGATGCCGATGCTCTACACGAAATAGGTGTATTGAACTATAACCGTGGATTTTTTGGTAATACATACAATGAAAACGCGGCGCGTTTAGATGCTTTATGTTTTGGTAACATGTCATGTACCGTTGGTAGAACATCGCGTATAGATTCGTTAGCCAACTTTAGAGCATATACGAATCCATTTACGTCGAAACATCTTAATACGAATCAGAATTGTTTCTATATGGAAGGAACACCACTGGTATCGATGTTACACGTTAATGTTGGTGATGCGTTATCGGTCGGTGAGATAGGTGTAATGCCTGAACTCAGTATACCGGATGCACGTGTTTTATACCAAGATTTATATGTGTCCGGTAAATCATCGCTTATAAGCTTCAAATCGGATGATAGCCATATGGCATCACTTGAAGCGTTGGCGATTAACCAAAAAACCATACCTAATGTGCTATTCCCGCTAAAAGTACTAACCTCGTTTAACGAAACGTCCCTTACGAATTTACGATTACCTATAAAAGGTACGGATTCTTATTCGGACGCTACATTGGTACATTCTAATAAACAGATATTAGAAAATGTGATAATCGCACTGTCAAAATTATCTACAAACGTTCAAGCTATCCAATATTCGATGTACGTATTGTCAAAATACGATATAACACAAAACGTGAATGTCGTACCAGCTCTATCATACCGTTCGAAACAGAGTATGCTAGAATCCGGTATTTCGGTTAAAAACGATTCAACACCGACTACAAATCGTTGTGTTTCTGTAAAAATTCCAGTAATTGAAATTCTCGTAGGAAATGCGAATAAAAATTAAATGGTGATTAATTTGATTATTCAACCTCACAAGTCTATATTTGTAGGTCCTGTAACCAGCGGTGAATCAGAAGCTCACCAGGTTACAATAAACATGTCATTGGGTGTCAAAATTGATGACGTGTTAGATGATAATGCGAATTCAGCAGCTATGAAGTGGTCCGTGGAGTTTTTGAAATCCAAGAACTATTTAACACCGGATGGTAACTACCCACACATAACCGATGTTCAGTATTCACAAGAAGACCTTAACTCATTCAACTCATTGTATACGGGTACCGGTGAAACGTACGTATACATCCCTGAGTTCGATGGTGATGGTATGCCAATCTATTATGATGTCGCATGTAATTTCGACACCGTACCAACTACAGGTGTAGGTAAATTACATCTACCAATAATAGAAGCGTATAATTACAGCGCGACCGAATTCTTCTACAAAGATGCGATTAATTTTGAATTAATTTATAATTTTGACACTGTTGGCACTGTTACGCCATTATCCGCGGTTAGCGGAAACTCAACACCATTTACGGAAGTAGCCGTAACGCCGGTTTCGAACGTATTTACGGGTGGCGGATATTTATTCTACTACACGACGACTTACCTAAACGACTTGGGTCAGTATTTGTCCGTTAACGATGTAACCAACGATAACGTAAAATACGTTGAAGGTGTTTCCCGTAACATTCAATCGCAATGGTTTTCCGGCTTTATCATGAGAACGATGTTCCCAGGGTTCCGTGACGGAAATTATGCTGGTGTAGCTACAACCACGAATACGTTCTTAAATGGTATAAAAAAACAATTGCTATACTGTAACCCACACAACATCGCCTCAGTTGCTGGTGTTGATGAAGGTTCATACGATTACGCGTTAGTGTTCTATACGGCACCATACCAGGTGTTAGCTATGGATTCTGGTAAAAGTAGCATTTTCGTTGTAGACCAATACGAAGGTGTCATGTCAGTTGGAAATGTAAATTACTACGATGACAAGTATTATGTCGTTCCTTTGAAACCGGGACAAATACTCGCGTCACCTGAAGGTATGATGGTTTCAAGTATTAAATACATCACAATCAGGGATGAATAAGGTGGTATCAAATGATTGTAATTAATTTCCCATATTATGCACCGGTTAACGCGAATGTGAACAGAATTATCGCATCCCGTGATAAAATTACCAACGCTACAAACTTGTATGTAAAATACGCCGATTCAACTGTAAAACCAAAACAGTATAAATTAAACGGTGTACTCACGGATAACACAACCGATAAATGGTTCGATTTAAGTTTATCCAATACGACAAACCCGAGAGAAATCTACAACGATCAAACCGACAAGTGGAAACTTGATAAACGTAATTACATCTTAATCGACAGGTATAACCCTGCGGTAGCGGATGCGGATTTAGGTTATGCGTTCGAATACGTTGATGGTGGTGACACGTACCGTTTCAGAATAGATGATGAGACCGAAATTAGAATTAAAACAAACATCATTTCGGTTGGTGGTGTCACCGAATCAGTTATCGGTACGAGTGTATCCGAAATGCAAGTTGTCGATATGTCAAATTACATGGTTGTAACTGCGGATGACATTAGTGCATCCGGTAAAGACCCGGCAAGTTACCAAACGTGGCTGTGTAAAGCATCTATTCCGACACCAACAAACTTAGTTTATACACAAACTAACGGTGATGGTGATAAAGTTATCAAAACAGGTGGGTTAGTCAGTATACAGTATTCACAGTTCAAAAATGAAGCTAGTGAGCCTATCTGTATATCGGAAGTTGTTACCGACAACGAAACACTTTACCACTGGGCGTCCTGCGCAGCATTACCAGATTCTAAATCCGGTATTCTCGGACACAACGTGTTTACAGTAAACAACAACATTATGTTCCAGTTAAATTACAACCAGTACTATAACCCGGTAGACCCATCTACGGCTTACAAATGGGATTACGCTGTTGTATCTTTAACGAAACCCGATGAATATTTATTGCTACCAAGTGAAGCGTATTCCGGTTTAGAAAGTGTAGGGTATCAAACAGTAAATGACCCAGTTGTTTACGTTACACATAAAGATATCCTCGAAGATGGAACCATCGTTGAGGTTGGTACAACTAGATTAGGATTCATTAACCAAACAACCCAAGTTATTATCGGCCACACCACGAAAGTGGTTGGTGAGGAAACAATCCACGCATTCGACGAAGTATTCGTTGTAGGTGGTTCATCTTCAGCTTGGGTGGATTTCGGATTAGTGGATGTTAAATATTACACAGAAATAGCTAAATTTGAAGCTGAAATGGCTTTATAATTATAACGGGTGGTAAATCGTGAAACTGTACGGACATACGTTTACAAGTGACGATAAACACCACAATTTTATCGATGAGATGGTTAAACCATCTTCACCATACATTTTTTCAATTTTCGGTAAAGCTGATTCTTTAGCTATCGAAACATCATCAACACACAACTTTTACGATTTAGAAGTATCGGTTGTATTCGATAAAGTTTTTATTCGTAATTTATCAAGTGAAACATTGCTGTTATCGCTATCGAACGGTAAATATTGTTCAATAAATAATTTCGATGAACAAAAAGGTTCGTTTTACGCTAAACCGAATATGTTTGAGATATCAAATTCGTGGTTCATCGTAATCAAACCGTATGATGTAATTTCATTCTTTTACGTAACTTATGGTACCGAAATGGAAATACAAACTAGACCATTATATAGTGACCCGGTTTGTTATGACCCTGTAAGTGACAAAGAGTATGTGATACCAAATGGTGTATTATCGAATATTACAGATAAATACATCACACTGCGGTTTTTTACCGTAATAACTACGAAATATACGTTATCGGATGATGAATTAAATGAAAAAGTATGGTTTGTCGATGGTATACAGAATACCGAACTTGATGTGGGTATGCATCGTGTAAACGTTTTCATATCACCTGGAACGAGCGTGGATTTGTCGAATTTTATATTCGTACCACCGAATTGTATCGCTGAGTATCCAGAAGTAGCGTACACACCGCAATCAATAAAAGGAAATATCCTTTACAGAATCCAACTACCTTCTCAGTACGATTTCGTCAATATCTACGTGAATGATGTTGAAGTTCAATCCGTAAGAATAGGATACGCGGTTTATTTCAAAACGCCGTCTACTTTTACGAAGATTACACTCAACGCTGAACGTGCATCAAAAATATTAACTCTTACCGACATTTATCAATCAGACTATATAGTCGACGTTGAATATTCGATACCGTTTAATTTCATAAACATCCACGGTGTGGATAAAGGGTTGGGTACTACTAACAAAATACTCAACTATAACTTCGCTAAAAACGAAATAACCGTAGAATTAGATATCACGGGTTTTGTTTCGGCGATATACCCCGGTGAATATTTTATGATAAGTGGTACTACGGAAAATGGTACGATGGTAAAGGATGCACAGTTTAAAATTACGTCGATTGATACTACCGACCCTGAGAATACCGTTATAATTGGTAAACGTGTGTAATTATGTCAAATTCTAAAATACATATGGTTACTGGACGTAATGTAATCACTACGGATATGGAAATTATTCCAATATCCGATTTTTTATACCGCGAACTTGAACGAAATGAAATCGTGAACGATACATTTGGTATAATAAATGAAAATGATACCAGATACCGTTCATTATCCATGAAAGATACCCTAAAATTAATTGATGAATATTTAAAGTGATTTTTATGTACTCATTCACGTGTAGTCACTGTGATAAAGATTTTTTTGGTGACGAATCCGTAAAGTATTGTCCATATTGCGGGCATGATGATTTTTTGAAATTTAACCCTAACCAGTACGCTTCAACATCGAAAATACACAAATTTAATCCGATGTCGTATGTGTACCCACCGGTCGACAGTATGGATGATAAAGCGCTACTAAATTTAGCCGCATTACTTCTAAAAAACCAGTGGCGTTCGGGTAAAAGTGCAAAAATAACCTTCAGTGAAGAACCTAATTTGCATCCTGAAACCGACTTACGCACATTTCATATACTATCAACGGAGTATGCGAAACGTGTCGGTATAACCCGCAATATATCTGATTCACACAAACCAACCTTTAAATCCGAAGAGACCGTATACACGGAACTTCGGTACGTTGGGAAAGATAGACAAGTCTGCTTCGGACAGGCGAATGACGTACCTAGTAATGTTGATTTATTAACTCAATTTTATTTAGAAAATGGGTGGGCGTATTACTTTGTTAAAGGCGACAAAATCGAACAAGTAATACGAGGATTAAACGATGGAAAGTACAATAATCGCTGACAAGTTAAGGAAAAGAGGATATTTCGTCCGTAATGATAAATACAGTATAACCGCGATAGGTAAAGCTTTAAGCGTACACCTAATGCCGAAAAATTCAAAACTCGTTCTAAATTATGACGAAGACGCAATTCCAGTATACGTTTATAAGTATTCTATTACTATTGCGAAGTTGAATACGGAGAAGACTGTAATCAAATTATTTTCCCTAGACTCAGACGAACCTATTGCTGAATTAAACACAGCAGAGGAAACTGTAGAATGGATACTAACGGATGCTTCACGTAAAGTGTGTGAAACTAACTGGTGCTTTAAGCACGGTCGTGAGTGCATCGCTTAAACAATTTTATGCGACGATGGTGATGTTATGAGTGCATTATTGAATATCAGTACATTTGAATCTTTGATGAATGGTTATAATAAGGAAAATGCCAATTTGGTGGCATCCTCGATAACCAGTGAAAAGGAAATCGTTGGTCACGCAAACAAAACATTTGCGTTAGAATACGATTTACCGCGAGATGTAGCGAAAGCGCACCGGGAAGGTGTTATACATTTACACGATTTAGATTTTTACGCTAGTCGTTCAAACTGTATGAATCACCCGATCGAAATTATCTTCAGAGAAGGGTTAAACGTATTAACGTGTGCATCTGGACCTGCGAAACACTTCCAATCCGCAATCAATCACATTTTGAAAGCTTTACATTCGATGCAAGGTGAATTAGCAGGTGGGCAAGGTATACCTATGTTTAACGTGTTTTTAGCGCCGTTCGCACGTGGTGCGACTGATGCCGAAATTTATCAAGGTGTTCAGCATTTCATCTACGAATGTAACCAACTCAATGCGTCAAGAGGTATGCAAACCATATTTTCTAACGTAAATTGTGAATATTCGATTCCTGACTTCATGAAAGATGAAGAAGTTAAATATTCGAAGGAAATTGGTTCAACGTTTGGTGAATATGAGGTTGAAGCTAGAAAAATTCTTGACGCCGTGTGTAGCGTATTATTGAAGAAAGATTTCGAAGGTAAACCGTTCTTGTTCCCTAATTTCATTACGGTTATTAGGAAAGAAACAGACCCAAGCGACGAGTTATTCAAAAAAGTAATTCAAGTGAACTTAGAAGTGAACAACGCGTATTACATAAACATGATGAAATACGGTACTAACCTCGGTTCAGCAATGGGTTGTAGAACATGGTTAGATGACAGTTACACTGGTGACTGGAAGAAAGACGTGTTTGCTACAGGAAACTTCGAATATGTAACAATCAACCTTCCACGTATTGCTATCCTGAATAAAATGAACAGAACGCCAGTCGAAGAATTACTGGACAATGCAATAAGGTTAGCTACTAAAGGTTTGTTCAAACGTAGAGAAAACATCGTTACAAAATATGAAAACAACAAGTACCGATTCATGAAAATGTATGACACCGAAGATTATGGACACTACAACAATTACGACAGAACCACGATGGGTGTTGGATTTGTTGGGTTATCGGAATTTTTAACTCTTATGAATGCTGACCGAACATACGGTTTAGAATTCATGACCGCGTTTAAGAGAAGGGTAGATAACTTAAACAAAGTATCATACCACGATTTAGCTAGGAGTGTAGGTGTTGAATACACCGAACGTGACGAAAAACCTAGATGGTCATTAATTGGTAGCCCAGCCGAATCATGTAGTTACAGGTTAAAAAGTCTCGACAACAAACTCTACGGTAGAGCGTTGAAATCCGAGAAGTTATACACCAAAAAGTATTACACGAATTCATTCCACGTACCGGAATCATCAGATGTAACTGCACTTGATAAATTACACGATGAAGAACAATTCCACAAATTATGTAACGGTGGGTCAATAACTCACGTGTGGAACCCGGAAATTGACACAAACATCGATAGCGTTGCACAGTTCACGTACAACATATTGAAATCCTCGAATGTAAGATACATGACATACAGCCCAACGTTAGTTTACTGTAAAGCTTGTAAATCATTGTATTCAGGCGAACAGTCCGCTGAGAACTGTAAATGTTGTGGTTCACCAAACATCACCACGTACGCTAAAATTACCGGATACCTCGCGGATACAGGAAACTGGAACGAAGGTAAACGGCAAGAACTCATGAACCGTCACGATTTCAAAGTGGATTAGTGATTCTCTATGAATTTCATGTACGACGCACCGAGATTTGATATGAGCAAATCACCTGCTCTTGTAATTTTTTTCAATAAATGTAATGTGAAGTGTAAATACTGTGACATTTCGTTTTTGAAGAAATTTAGAAATGGTGACCAGTTGAATCTCGATAAGATATTACCGTATGTGGATGATGTTGTGTTTTCTGGTGGTGAACCGTTGATGTTTTTCGACGAATTAGTAGAATTCGTAAAAACTGTAAAACAGCACTCAAAATCGTTAGTTTTATACACGAACGCACTTTTACTCGATAGGCTATTAGAAGTTATAGATGAATTCGATAACGTTGTTATAGACGTTAAAGGAACTACAACCGACAATATTCTCGATAACGTGAAAATGGGTAAACGTGCTGCAGCAACGTTACTAGAAAACTACAAAATACTCAATACCACGTACGCAGACAAAATCGAATTCCGTGTAAATCAGTATATTGAACGGAATGATTTTTACAATGAATTGGTAAATAAAACCGAATACACAACCGTGGAGTGATTATCATGCCTAGTGTCGTAGTTGTCGGTGATTTAGACCAATTCATCGACCTTTACTATTTTGCTCAAACCGCACCGCCGATACCCGAAGCCGGGTCGGTATACTACGATGTTGAAAACCAACAACTTTGTGTGTATGACATAAACACCGAAGCGTGGATAACGTTCGACGCAGCTACATCTAAGATTTCGGATGTTATGGTTTTGGTTAGAGCTGGTGATGACCTGTTCGATACACCAAAGAAAGGCTACTTACAGATAAATTCCGATAACTCGGCGTCCGTGTACACTGGTACAGATTGGATAAAACTTGGAGTATCAAAACTCAAAACTATCACACTGAATGCAAATATCAGCAACACAGCGTACTTGATACCAGAAACGGATTCATCCGCAGCCGATGTATCGTTACCGGAATCATTCTATCGTATTTTCAAAATACCACTGGACCACGAAGTCGTTCCGTATTTCTTCTTAGTAAATGAAGTGGATGGTATAACTACTCTATCAAACGTTGAAGTCGAACATGAATTCGAAATCATCAACGATACGGAATATTTGGTTTTGAAATTCGACGATAGAAATATCCCGAAAACACTAAAAATTAAGTTTATCGATTGTGCTACAAAAATTGAAAAGTATACAATCGCTGATGAAACTTCATTCGAAAACATTAATACGATTAATCCATTCAGCCTTATCGGTTCGATGACTGATAACGAAATCTACACAATAGAGCTTAATAACCCAAACGAGTATACACTTGAGAACTATCTACTCGAAGTTAACCTAGATAATGACAACTTTAACTTCGCGGCATCAAGCGGTACGGGTAATGATATCACATTCTACACCGACGTCGAATTATCACAAATCCTTCCAGTAGAAAAGATTTCGTGGAATTATGTCGAACGTACAGGACAGTACAAGGTAAAGTTAGCAACTGTAGAAACTGGAGTAAATACAATCTACATGGTTGTAGGTATCACAGGGTCCTACCAATCGCTGACGTTAAATTTACTGAACGCAGTAAACATAACCGATACAACCGTGAATATCACCGCTAAAAAAGCTTTCGAGTTAAACGGTACATTCACAGGTACAGCCGACGACCCATATATTCAGATAACGTTAATCGATGCTTTGTCGGAATTAACACAAACGGTAGCTTTACCTGTTGATGCCGGCGAACAACATCTAAACGTGATATGTGACGATAACGGTGTGGTTTTAATCGACGGTGTAGAAATTGGGTCCATGAATACAGAAACAGTTAAACAGATAAAATTCACGGTACTCGGTGATTCAGCAACGAACGTGTATTATCTTTCACTGACCGAAAATAACCACTACAATAACCCACCGGCGGTAATTAGTCAAAACCAAACGTCTGTATATGGTTACAAGACATTTACAACCGACGATTACGTTATGTGTAGATTCAAAATTGAAACTGTAATCGCGGAACCACAAGAATTTATCATTAGAATTCACCCAAACGATAACCCGTACGATGTACTATATGAAGGTGTTTTCACGACAACCGGGGCAACGACAAACGGACATTACGTCTTTTTTGTGCCCGCCGTGGGTGTGTCGTATAGAATTAATCTAATTTCCGATACACATTTCAATCTTATGGACACCAACATGTGGACCGTATCCGAAAACTTCTACGCTTCAATGGTGGTATAATGCCATCGGTTGTTGTTAGAGCATTTAGTACAACTGATTTTACATTCGAGGATTTAATCGTTCTTGAATCAGAATCTAACCTACTAAATATCGGTAGAAGTTATTATAATCGTACGGAAGATACGCTATACACTAAAGCGCTCGATAAATACGTACCGATGATGATAAAAAAAGAAACCCGTAATCCGATATTAATGCTGAAAGACGCACTAACTTGTAACGGCGACGTTACAATAACGGATAAAAACACGCTTGTAATACGAAACAACCTTTTTAACAAGGAAGTTTTAACTGAGAACGTATTGAAAGACCTAATGTGTTATAAGTTTTACAAACTCGAAGCTGACGGCAGAAAGCGATACGTAAAGATAAACTATACGGTTTCAGTTTACGATGGTGATATAACATGTTCGTTATAGGCGATGCTCACATTAAATCGAATAAAGAGTATATAGATTTTATTCACGTCGTTAACACGTTAGCGGCTTTAGATAAAGTGGTTTTACTCGGTGATATCTTAGATTTTACTAAAATTGAAGTTACGAAATTAGACTGGAAAGTTAAGGATTTCGTGCACCCTAATCTCGTTTATGTTTATGGTAACCACGATATAGTGGCCCCAGAATTGGGTATTCCGTGTTATGAATTTTATGAAGAAGGCGGTTTACGTTTTGAACATGGTCATAGATTTGAAGCCCGGTTGAATTCTAATTTCTTTATCCAACCGGAAGAGTATAACAATCTATTCAGGACGTTGTGTTGGAGTAAAGCCAATGCAAATAAACTAACACACACGTTATGGCAACTTAAAACGCTTATTACACGTAAAGTGCATTCGAATATAAAGTACGATATCATTAACGAAATGTATCGCTACGGAAATATGATTTGTGCTCATACACACGCTGAATTATTCAATAAAGCTACGAATACGTTATTAGTGGATTCGTATGTAGATAAGAAGTTGATATATTATGTTGAACCAGAAAAGTTTAAGCGACGCGGGACCTACGATACACTCAGTCACACCGGAACCCTTAAGCAGTTACGGGATAGTGCATATCAACTCAGACATAATAAAAGTTGACCGTATAGGTTGGCGACTATTTTATAAAACCGATAACGAATACGTTGTCTTGATTAATTCGGGGTTCGAATCTATCGAAAACCCCGGTGATTTTTACTTTTTTAAACCCGATATAAAGTGTAAACGAGTTGTATTCCCCGTCGTGTATAAATACAAATTCACCGAAGAGAACGAAATTATACGGCATAATGACACGTTGTCGACGTTAAACGGTGTAGACATTACCGATTATAAACGTGAAAATTTATCACAAGTCACCGGATTATCGTATCTAAGTTTATATGGTATCTACGTTGACTCCTGTGGTAAGGTGCCAAGTGAGACAGAAATCATTGAAATGATAAAACTTGACCGTAACGATAAACGGCGTAATAACAAAAAGCGTAAGAAATAGGTGATGGTGTGGTTATTAAATTAAGTTCAGCGTCTAAAAACCAAATCAAAAAACAAATTAGCACGAAATCAACCAAACCGATTAAGGATGAACCATTCAGTGTTAATGCGTTTGTCGATAACTGGTGGTACGCTCAAAAAATGTATATACCCGATGATATTGCAGCAAAAATAAAACATAACCCATTACAGGGGTTGTAGGTGATACTATGTTAATTGAAGAGTTTTCAAAAATAATAAAACCATTAAAAGATGCCAACTGTATTTACGTTACAAACGGTAAAGTAAAGTTTTCGTACGCTAATCGGGCGGTGTATGGGTTTTTAACCACGGAATACGATTTACCGGATTTCAAATTATCATACTTACCTAATCTTTACGATATACTTAATACGGGAAATTATGACAGTAATGAACTTGTAATTACCGACGAAATACTTACTGATAACAAAAAAGCTATCGAATACCCGTTATCGTGTGTAAGTGTCATGCCGTTCGAATGTATTATACCAAACGACATGAGTGGTGAAATCGACATGACAAAACTCAAAGTTGATTACATTTCATTTGAAGGTGGTGGCGCTTATGGTATCAAAGAAGGTATAAACGCTAGAATGCTATTATCGGAAAAACAACACCATTTCAACGCTACGGTTAGAATTAAAGATAAATTGTCGCTTTTACCAAAAACCAAATACAAGTATAGTTTAGGTGGTTCGACGTTAATCCTTAACCCGATTAATAACCCCGATATGTATTTTATTGTAACCCTCGATTCAGTTTATTCATTAGAGCAGAAAAAGGCCGTAGATGCGATATTTGATGAATTATAATTTTTTGGTGTAATCCACATGTCTAAGAAAAAAATAACTAAACATGACATATTTAAGCAAATAGAAGAAGATAAAATCGATTGGTTAGCTATGGACACCGACGACGATGAAGAAACGCTCATACACGATGGTATGGTGATGTCTGAGAGTGCGTTAAGTGAAGATTGGTTAGATGATGATGTATGGGATACATACGGGTGGGATGATGGAAAATAATGAATGCACACTTATATCAGCTCAACAGAAAGGTTCTGAACTTCTCTGTTCTTTTAGAAACGAAGACGGTACGGTTAGAAACATGGTTATAGATTATTTTCAACCATATTTTTACGCACCGAACACTACGATGTATAAAAAAGAAATGATAACGTCACTAAACAATGTTAGAAAAATAACAACGAAAACGCCATACGATATTCGTAAATTTAGGGATAGTTATGGTAGTTACACTTATGAATCAGACCTTTCATTCGATAGACGATTTTTCTTAGACCACTCTGAGCTTATAAATAATGAAATCAAATGGAATGTTTCATGGATAGATATCGAAGCTCGAATGTTTACAACGGACCACCAAGGTAATCGTATTTCACACACGATACAAGGTCTTAGAGACGGTGATACGTATATTACCGCCATAACCAAAATGGATTCGTTGTATAAACGAATTAAAGTGTTCACCTTAACGAAAGGAACCGACATTGAACTAATTAAAGAAAGTGTATTTGGTGATGTCGTAACCAAACTTAACCGTGACGGTGAAATGACTGACGATGAAATTTTAGAGAAAAAAGCGGCAGTTCGTGATATACTTAAAGGCTATACGTTAGATATTGTCATTTGTAGTGATGAAAGGGAGTTAATGAAACTGTTTTTGGCAGATTTACAAGAATTCCAACCGGATGTGGTTACGGGTTGGAACGTCGGTTTCGATTTTGTTACAATTTACAACCGTGCAACGCGATTGGGGTTAAATTATTTACTTACGATGTTCAACCCGCTCAAGTATAAAGCCGAAGTAAAAATCAGACTCACTGACGACGGAAACGAAATAATCGATTATCACACACCGGGTTATTACGTAGTAGATTACATGGATATCTACAAGAAAAGGCGCGGTAAGGTTGAGAACAGTTACGCTTTAAGTTATATAACGAACAGCTGGAAAGTTGAAATACCAAAAATTGACCACGGTTACGGTACCGTTGATGATTTACAAGATGGCGACCATACACTATTCACGTATTACAACTTAATTGACGTTATTTCGATGTTTTTACTCGACGTTAAAACCGGATACATGGATACATCAATTCTACTATGTAACATTTCAAACTGTCCATTTTGTAGCTGTACAGCGAATAGAACACTCGTTGATTCTTATCTTATATCTTCACTTAAAAAGCGTGGAGAGGTTAGAATATCACCACACGAAAAAGTTATGGATGATTCATCGTATGCTGGTGGTTACGTTAACGCCGAAACTGGATATTATTGTGCTTATTTTTGTGACCTGGATTTCACATCGATGTATCCTATGATGATGATAAGTCTAAACATCAGCCCGGATACCTACGTAGAAATACCGGATAAAAATGGTAACTATACGATAGCAGCTAATGGTGCGCGGTTTAGAAAAGATAAAGTTGGTATAGTACCGGAAATTCTCGAACATTTGTTTAAACAACGTAAAGCGGATAAACACACAGCGATGGATTATAAAAACCAGTACGACCAAACCGGTGATGAAAAGTATAATGATTTATTCAACTTATATTGGAATTTACAATCAGCTGAAAAAGTAATGTTGAATTCGTTTTACGGTGTAATGGGTGATAAGAAATACGCATTATATATGAAACCTGTAGCCGAAGCTGTAACTACCAGTGGTCAGAAGTTAATTAAATATGCAATCACCGAATTAAACGCTGCTGGTTATAAAGTGATTTATACGGACACAGATTCATGTTATGTTATCCTTGGGCCTGCTGAGGAAGGTAAACTTGATTTGTCAGATTCGAGTATAACGGCTATACTAAAATATGTTGACGGTATCGACGAGCTTTATAAGTTCATTAACGCCAAATTCGATATACTCGCGGCTGATATGAATATCGACAAAGGTAAACACAGGTTTGAAATGAAATCGGAATTACTTGGAAGAAATATCTTAATCATGTCAAACAAAATGTACGCGTTTAACGAATTATTATCCGAAGGTAAGATAGCCGATTTACGTAAATGTAAAACGGATGAAGAACGTGTAACGTACTTGAAAAATAGTAACCTTGACCCATCTGTGATTATTAAAGGAATTGTCATAATTAAATCGACCTGTCCACGATTAATACGTAAATACGTAACCGCGGTACTAAAGAAACTTATCGTCGGTGAAATAAACAGAGAGACATTCGGTTTATTACTTGATGGTTTATGGGAACGTAAAATCGTACCTGATGCCAAACGTGACCCATTAGGTATAGCTAAAGTTATTCGATTGAATAAAATACCTAAAATTGAAAATCAAAACGTTAGAGCAATTAAACGTTACAACGAAACTCATAACGTTTCGATATCACTAGGTGAAAAGGTATTTTTCCTCAAAACACTTGGCGATAACAGTGAAGTTGTTTATAAAATGGGTGAAAAAGTAGACTCACAAGCCATAGATTTCAAAACTATGTACAAGAGTACATATAAAGTGCTTAAAGAAAGGTTAATTGACTGTATAAGGTGTAATGGATGAATAATAAATTATTTGAAAGATTAACTGTACCGACAATCGTAGCGGTTATACTCGCACATGATGGTTTTGGTGGAACGGAATACGAGGATATACGAAATTACCTCACTTCCAGTTTTGGCGGCATCGCTACGAAATTCTACCAGCAGATAGACGCTTGTACGTTATCAAACATGTATTGGTCAGTTAATTGTTTGTATACAGCTGAAGATTTCGACTTCGAAGGTTCAGAATACACGTTAAAGGTTGTAAGTAATTATGAAGTAAGAAGGGTGTGTCTGGACATAGCAGCCGTTGAATTAAACTTACCAAGACAAGCTGAGCCTAAATATGAAAAAATAATAAAATCAATTATTGAATCGGCGTACCGATTTGACCCAATAACTGAGGTGTTATATCTACCAGAATAGTTCGGGTGAATACATTTAGTGATAATCGACCGAATTTATCTTCATCCGTTTTAGCGTCACGAATTAAAATTTCTTCCCCTATTTTTATTTTTTTAGTATTCAACACTTTTTTATAATCATAAACTGTAATTTCCTCAAAATCGGTATCCATTATCGTAAACGTTGTGAACATCGCATCATCGTTAACAGCAATAACGACACCACGTAATTCAGCGTTCCACATATCCGGTGCGAGGTTTGCTATTTTATCGTTTATCCAGTGTGTACGTACTTCAGGTTCATACGTATCACCATCACCGAGATAATCGCGCCACATCAATTCTATCGTACTAACATCTAACATGTTGTTCGATATTTTGGTCATGTAGTCTTTAAATTCGTCGTAAGTTTGAAATTTTAATTCAGTTTTTAAATCGCTCATAAAATAATCACTCTGTGCACCGTTTCGTGTATGTATGTATATACATATCACCATATAAACGTTATTACTTACATACACACCACCATATATTATGGTGCACCGTATAGTATGTTGGTACATTAGACATTGACATAAGTGGCTGTATGTACCTGTGGTACGGTTTCGTAAATATGAACGCGTTCGTGCTAAACGGATAGGTTAAAAAAATAAGAAATGTATGTATGTGTTGTTGATACATAGGTTAGTGTACTAAACTATGCTTCCGCACGTTCTTCACCCATATGGTTTCGGGTCGAATCACGATTTGGTGTTGGTGATGAGCCATCACCTTCCGGTGAACCGTTCGTTATACCATCGATGGTTCGACCATCAACTGGCGATTCGTTACTTGATGAATTCGAAGTCATGTAACCACGATTAGCTGCAAGCTTATCTTCGGTAATGTTATCGTAACCCAACATCTGTCTGATTTCATTGGTTGTGAACACACCAAGACCTGTAGCAAGTGATGCACGTTTGAATACTTCGGTTTTCCACATCTCAAGCATAACTTTAGCTTTCGATAAGTCAGCACCGGGGTATTTGTATAAAAAATACTCGTTAATTATTTCGATGATAGAATCGGCGTTCATCATAAAATATGTAGCTATGATAAGTTCACTTGAATAATTACTACCAGATTCACCACAAACGGCTGAGACCGGAACGTTTAAACCCGCAGCAATCGTTTTATCGATATCACTTAACATCTGATTAGGTGATGAATAGTTAAGTTGGGTTTCAATGATATCAATATCAACGTTATCCGATGTAACGTATGATTGACCAGATTCAATACAACCTATACTCGAAACGTAATCGGTCATATATTCAGCCGCAGCGTCTTGAGCTTTCTTAATTTTCTCTTGTAATGTACCCGTGAATTCATCGATATCAACATCGATTTTAACCTTATGGTGTTCACGTGGGACCATTTTGTCTCTCCACATGACATCGTTGTCAACAAGTAATTCTTTCCACTTCAACTGTTTTAGCAACGGCTGGGTTGGTGGTACGGAATAGATACTGTATGTTTCACGACCATAGATGTCTTTCATACGAGTTCCTTCCGAGTTTAACGATAAGTGAATAATATCATCAGCTTTATACGTTTTACGCGTTTGCTGGTCCTTTTCGTTTAACACGTATACTTTTTTATCGGTAATGTACACGTTTTTAGTATTAGTGAAGTTACCAACACGTTTAGCGTCATCAACGATGGTTACACCAAACGATGGTAACATTTTTTGTGTTTTCTTTTCGATGTACACATCACCGTATTTCATCAAGTTAAATGCTAATGAAATAGCTTTCTTTTGTATACCTTCGTGTTTTGCGTTATAACCACTGTACGCTGACCCTACCGCTAAAGAAAAAAACCTTAACCCGGAATATAACGTAAGGTCATTTTCTACGAAATAATCAATCATTTCGTAACGATTTTTATCAGTTTTAGCTTCGGCGCGGTCAACAATACTTGCTACAATAGCCTGTCTACGGTTACCGTATAGCGCTTTAGATAGATCGGTATAAGTTTGTTTTAGTCCCATTTAGTATCAACCTCGAAAGAGATGGAAAAAAAGAAGATATTTAAAATTTACTGGAAGTGGACTGTAGTATCACTAAAGTTTTCATGTATGTCGACACATCTTCCAGAACTTCGAAGATATTCTTGAGGTATCCATTTGAATTCTTCAAAGCATCCACAAGGCTCGTTACCGAAGTTGTGATTAGGTTTTTAACGTCGAATGCGCTTCCAGCGGCATTAGCCACGTTTTTACCGGTATCCCATAAGGCTTTAGCCCCATAAACGGGTGCCATTATTGTTTGTTTTACATATCCTCCGAGTGCGTTAGTTTGTGCAACTCTTTGGTCTTTTGTTTTCATTACATCACGTGCAGCGAGGTATGAGTCTATACCAATTGAAGCAGCTGTTCCGATACCAGGTATGAAATCGGCTATACCACTTGCAACCTCTAAACCTGCACCGAAGTAATCACCTTCCATACCACGTTGAACCGCACCTATTCCATTGAATACGGCACCGACAACTGGTAATGATTTAAGACCAACTTTACCAATAGCTTTAGCGGTATCTTTACCCAAAACACCGGACGCGAGGTTTCGTACACTTTTAATTTTACTTAGCAATCCACCTGCGGCTAAACCCATGTAGGCGTCACCTGTTTGGCTTCTGGCTGAAGTAAGTGTTTCGTTCAGTGTATTAGATTCTGTATCCTCAGTTGATGACGCATTAACTGTAGTTAATGCGAGTAAACCGGCCATTCCACCCATGAGAAGTTTTTGTCTAAGACCTTTACCTAGTTTAGAACCAGTAGTAGCTCCGTCAACAGCGTTAGCTAAACGTTTACCAATACCGGTTTTACCGGCAAGGTTCTGTACACCTTTACCCACACCATTCTGGTAGAAATCATCAAATACACCAGCTACGGCGTTACCAGCTTTACCAAGTGGATCTCCTAATAAATTACCAATCACAGCTGTAGGTTTTTGGAATATTTTACCGATACCACCAAGCGGTTTTTCAAACACACTACCGATTTTACCAAGTGGACCTTCTAACAAACCGCCAACCATGGCTGCAGGTTTCTGGAATACTTTACCGATGTTTCCGATGTTACCCAGTATTTTACTCGTTTTATTGAGTGTTTGTGAGCCACCAGTTCCACCAGTTCCACCCGTTCCACCGGTTTTACCTGAGATTAAACCTTTTACGGTTTTATATGCCGAGTACAACCCACCGATGCCTAGAATACCACTAGCAACCATACCGGCTTTACCGTAGTTGTTTGAATTGTTCCAGTTATTTACGATACCACCATCTGATGTTGATGGTGTTGTTGATAACTCGACGAAATCGCTACTTAAAGCACCAAAGTTTTTAATTGGAACTAAACCAGCTGTATTGTTTGTATCATCTGATGATGGACCATTAAGAAGTGAACCGCCTAAATTAGCTAACATACCTACGGCATATAACGGTAAACCAAACTTACCAGCTTTACCGCTACCTCCAGCAACCATAGCGGCGAGCCCAGCACTCGATACAACCGAACCCAGTGATAGTCCATTGTTAGTTACCTGGTCAACTGTATTCATCGCAGCAAATCCTGTAGCCGCGCCCTTAAGTGCACCGTATTTACTCGAGCTCATCATACCGAGTTGTGAACCCATCATCATACCACTGAAAGCCATATCACCGATACCGTATTGTGCTAACGATTCACCGAGAAGTGACGGTATAATCATCGACAGTGCGGTCGTAGCTACATAACCGCCGAGCTGGCGTTTATAAAACTTCCTTTCGGATGAAAGGTCATCACCGTAATCAATGTGTGGTGTTGTAGTTGTTTGTTTTTTAGAGTCACCGAATATACGCGCTTTCCATGATTTTTTGGTCGTGGATTCCTGTGTCGGTATAGGTACTACGGTTGTATTAGCACCAGCGTTTACCTGCTTTTTCGAGTAGCGTTCTTTAGCTGCAACCGATGATACCGGTTCGTTTTTATTTATAGTAGTACCCGCAGCTATCGGGTCAATCTGTTTTTTAACGTTTATGTTTTTGGCTTCAATATTTTCAACTTTACTGAACGGTAGAACACCTGTAAGCATTCCGAGACCGGAAGCAGCTACGTTTTTAGTTTTCTGCCACATACTTGTTTTAGCAACATTACCACCAGAATTTAAATTTCCACCGGTCAATGTGTTAAATGTATTAGCTGCTGCACCAAATACTGCACGTTTACCGGTTGCAAGGTAAGCACCTATACGTTCAAGTAACCAGACCGATTTAGCACCTAGACCAGCTAACCTAGCGAAACCAAGCTGAGCAATACCGATAAGTGATACTGAAGCTTCGACCATCTGCATAGCATAACCTGCACGACCACCCATTTCAACCTGTTTAAGGATTGCACCGAGTTCTTTGAAGTTGCTACCAGTTGACGCAGCTGTAGTTCCACCGTTATCGGTATCAACGTTTTCAATTGATGTGTAAGCGATACCCATCGCTTCAGCAGCTCTTATGTATAAACCCTGCATCTGCCCCATAGCAGCTTCGTATACGTTACTGTTACCTTGAGCAACCGTAATAACATCTGTATCAAGCTTACCTTGGTAGAACGCTTCGATTTCACGTGAGTAATCGAGTAATCTGTTGGTTTCAACATTCGTACCCGTTAAACTTACAATTGTTACAACGCTGTTGTACAATGCAGCTAAGAAATCTACCATTAAACCCGTGTTAAGTTTAATCGCGTCCATAGGTTCCGCTAATGCAGCTGATTCCAAACCGAAATTTTCATCAACAATCGCACGAGCCTTTGTACCCTGTTGTGCTGCGAATAGTTTTTCAAGTTCACCGTCACCTAAGTTAGGGTATAGCGAACGTAACGTGTCAACGCTATCGGTGTTGTATTCACCCGAAAGGTAAACGGTTTGACCTGCGTCAGCACTTGCGTATTTAGCATACCATTCCATCAATTTAGCTTGTTCATCAACACCTTGTGTGTTCATTACGGTAAATATCGTCGGGTCCGCACGTACTAAAGCGGCGTATTCAGCCGCACTACCTTGTTTAGCTAACGTAGCAGAAGCCTGTCCTGATGCTCTAGCCATATCGAGTCCTGACGCACCATAATATGGTACCTCGAAGCCCTGTGACTTTAGCAGTTGTTCTGATAACGTACCCTCTGAGCGTCTACCCATGCTTTTCAATCCCGAAACGGATTGCCATGACCAAAGCATACCAAGGGCACCCATTAAAGGACCAATCATGGCGCTACTCATCTGCATAGCTTTTCCACCGAATAAATCAAGTGTTTTTTCAGTCGCAGTAAGTGCACCACGTACACCACTCCAAGTTTCGCTCTTGCCTTTATTTTTGTATTCGGCTTTGGTAGAGTTGTAGATTTCTCCGAATTCCGTAGTTTTCAACCACTTTGAAACTTTGTTTTTAACTGAGTTTGAAAGTGTTTCGTTCATTATGTCAGCAACGTCCTGAACTTCTGTATCTGATAAACTACCATCTTCGATTTTACTAGCAAGGCGTTCTGCTTCCGTTTTGAAACTACCTGACATTCCGCGTACGGCTTTGTTGTATTCATCAATAGCGTCAGAACCCATGTTACCTACAGCTGTTTTGATATCGTCTGCCGATTTACGTGAAATCGTTGATTCGTCAAAGCCATCACCAAGCATTTTAGCAACGTGACCGCGTGCAGTTTTTAGGTCTTCACCAGATAAATTACCATCAGCATTATGGACGAGTTTCATTATCTTTTTAGTCATAGTTTCGTTAGTATCGGTGTTATCGTCCAATACCAAGTCTTCTACATTCGTAGTTTTCGTCTGTGAGTAATCACGTACCATCTGAGCAAATTCTGCTCTACTAACACGTTTATTATCACCAACGCCACCTTTTAAGCGCTTAAGGTCAGCTTTAACGTTAGCCGTTTCATCTGGGCCTGACTGAATACGTGCATCTGCACCCGCACCAAACAATTCACTACCAACCATACCACGCATGACGGTTTTGACGTTTTCGATACGTTTCTGCTCACGACCTACCTCAGCTTCGTTTATTCCAGCTACTTTCTCGAACTTAGTGCTTCCCGGTTCATCGAATTTACGGTCAAACACGTATTCCAAGCTATCCATGATACCTTTTGGTGCTGGTACGTTCGCGTTGTTTAAAACGTGTGAAAGTACAGACATCATCGAATATCTCTGAACTTCTTGCATGTTGTCGTTTACAAGATTCAGGACGCTGTTCTGTAAGTATTCCGGTAAGTTAGCCATAGGTAAGTTCTGTGTCAATACACCCTGGTTTCTCATTATCTGTTTGTATTGTTTAATTTTCGATAACGAATCCATTGTACGTTGTATTGAATCGTATTTCATTTTAGCCGCGTAATCCCAGTCGGTTGAGAATAACGCTTTGTCGGTGACTCTAGTTACACCATAACCCTCAACATTAAAGGTGTAAGCTCCAGCGTTGTGACCTATAATTTTATCGAGACCTTCAAAGTCTTGCATTTTAGCCATAGCTTCGGGTGCAACACCTGCACTAGCTGACATTTTACCAAGTTCAAGAACCATAGCAGCTGTAGCGTACGGGTTACCTGATAAAGTTGCTGCGTAAGTTGAAACCATTCCACGGGTACCTGTATCGAGAACTTTTACAAGTTTACCAACGTTATCCGTAATAGCGGCATACGCATCACGAGCTTCTGGTGATGTGTTATCGTCATTTAATGCTGTTTCAGCTTCGGTTGCGATTTCTTTCTGCCTTTCTTTAACGGTAGCAACATCGAAGATGTTTTCAACAATGTCAGCGACAGCTTTTTGTGTAGCATTACTTGTTTTATCAAGATTTTGTACCTGTAAGTACGATTTCGTAGCGTAAGTTTCCAACATCGACGCTGTACTTGCACGGTTTAGATTATTACGTAAGTAATCAGCCATTGATAAACCCGCTAAAAGTTTAGCGTCTTTACCACCGGAAGCACCTTCCATACGTTTTATTACTTCTTCGTTTAATTCGGAAGTATTTTTCTTAGCTAATTCGTGTAAGTCGTCAAACACGAAATTTAACGTGGAATGCATAGATTTGAGGTCTTTATTGAATATATTTGTTATATACCCAGACGCGGAGTCGATTGCACGTTTAAATCTATCTAATGATTGGTACGAACCAACGTTAGATTTAGGATTGTAAACAGCTAAACCGTTTTTACTTTCATGGATTGCTAACGAATCATTTACATCGTATAAGTTGTTCGTAAACTCGTCACTCATTAATTTTCTCGCATCTTTGTCTTTTATTCCTTTCTTTATCGCTATGAGACCGAGTTCTTTAACGTCGTCATTCGTAAGTTTACCGTATTTTAATTTACGTTCACTTATCATTTCGATGAAGCTGTCATATACACCGGATTCAACACCGAGATTTCTTTCGGAAGAGTCACTGAATGTTTTCAACATAGCAACGGCACCACGAACACTCTCAACTGAACGTAAACGGTCACCGTTATTCAAAGTTTTTTCAAATAACTGTTTGAATGCACCGTATTCCATTCCACGGAAATCGTACATATTTGATACGAGGTCTATGAAATTCTTATCAGTATCAGGTATACGGTTCTTGTATGTTTCTGTGAACGGTGTACCTTTGACGATTGTCCGTATTACAGCTTTAGCGGTATCAAGTGCACCACCTGTGTTACCACCTGCAAATTCCACACCGTCGCCGAGTTCATCCCTATGCGTTTTGACATATTCGTGTGCATCTGCACGGTCAACCACTGTAACGTCGCCTGTAACTCTATCGCGGAATACCATATGACTTGAAGTCTGGTTTTTCCATTCGTTGGCTCCGTGGAATTTGTTGCCCGCATCAGTTGCGTGTGTATTATCGTTAACGTACGCGCCAGTTATTTTGAAACCTTGTTCACGTAACTGCTTGATTACTTCGGAATTAGGTAATCCTTTTTTATCACCTACACCGTGTGATTCAAACACTGTATCAGCACCACGGGATGCAACCGTACCAATTAATATGTGTCGACCCGAACCCTTGTCATGATTACCACTTATAAGCGGAACCCAATTAGCGTCGTTACCATCGTAATTGTCACCACCGTTAAGCTCGTACATTACATTCATCATGTTTACGTCGGTAGCCGAATCAAACATGTCACCTTTCATGAGTACTTTTTCAGGTAAGGTCTTTCTGTAGCGTTTTATTTCTTCGATATAATTTGATTCATCACCACTTGGTCTGAAGTGTTTATCACTTACGACATATTCACCGGGCATGGTCTGTAAGCTTCCACGAGCTCTAGCTAACGCAACACCTTTTTGCGCCGCACGGATTTGTTCTTCCGATACGAAGCCTAATGAGTTGATAGTTTCAGCATCCACACCAAATTCATCAGCTATCTGAGCGTTGAACGCTTTCATAGCATCACGTGGTGTCATTCTGAGTACCGGAACCTGTTTACCACCAACATCTACTTTACTTGATGTAAATGCGCGTAACTGTTCTTTCATTTTACTCATGTAGTTAATTAGTGTAGCTTTATCCTTAGTACCTTTCACGTTTTCAAGCGTTGATGTACCAGCAAATTCTAACTGAATAGCTTCATCATCTAAAGCATTACCGTTTTCGTCAAACCTGTTTTTGAGTATCGCAACAGCACCATCATCACGTATATCTATGGATTCTGATGCGGCCATATTAGCTACAGCACCAATAATGCTCTGTAACGCCGTAATGTTTGCTGTGTCGTCTCCACCTAACATATTGGTTATGTTATCGATGTCTTCTTTTCCAACACCCAACTCTTTCTCGATATCGTCATAGCTAACATTACCATCTTTGTTGTAGTATTCGTTCTTTTTAGCGTAGATTAATTCGTTTGCGAAATCAACCATCATGCCGATTTTTTCGTCATAGGTTGCACGTTTTTGGGTATTGGTATCGGTAGCGATAAGGTCCTGGAATTTTTTACCTAAAACCTTAAACAACGCAGCCGTACCTTCAGAAAATTCTTCTGATTTGAAGTGCGCTTTGTTGAATCCGGCTGATAACACATCACCGTTAACGTCTTTAATCTCACCGTAACTCATAGCGTTTAAGAATTCATCGTATGAACCGAATTGTGAATCTTTACCGTTACTGTACAACCGAGCGACCTTGTTCATGTCAGCTGTATCATCAGTTACGAAACCTTTAGCGGAGTCTTTAACCGAATCGAAAGCTACAGCGTCGTACGTTGAACCGTTTCTTATTGCGGACAGATATCTATCTGCAATCTGTACAGCCGGAATTCTTGACATTCTACCGTATGGTGCGGTTGATAATAAGCCACTTTCATCGTTGAAACGTAGTGTCGCCATACCAGATTTCTTGAACACACCGTACCTATGTACATCCGCGAGTGCGTTTAATGCGTGGTTAACTTTAACCGCAGTTGCTGTATCAGCTTCCGACATACCTTTACCGTGTGTATTTAATTTATTACTCCACACTTCGTATGTCCCTTCTAAATATTCGTGTGCTTCATCAAGTTTATCAGCGTTGACTAAACTTTGAACCGTGGTAATAACCTCGTTTATGGATTCACTCGTGGCACCAGTTGCTAAGGCTGCAGCAGGTATAGTTGTAGGTTCAATGGCCCTAATGTTCGCTTTAAGTGAGTTTTCATATTTTTTGTTATCCGTAAGTAAACCTTTCGTGAGTTCATCAGCAACACTGAAAATCGTATCTAAGTGTCCCTGTGTTTCATCTGATACATTCGCACGTGCAACCATGTAATCCATACGTGATTGTACGAATTCGTTTACGTAAGCCATCAGATTTGAATAAATAACACTTCCACTTAATGGTGTGTCGGATTGTAGCGCTTCGTCAAATTTACCAAACGATTCCATAACGTTATTTGCTATCGAGAACAGGTTTACGCCATCTTCACCTTTACCTAAATTCTTCAGGTAAGCCATTGATTTTTGTAATTTTTCTTTCTGTTCAGCGCTAACGTCAACATCAGCCAACCGTAAATTATTACGTAAAGCTTTATTGAATACCGTATTTTTCGTTGCGTTATAGTTTGAACCTTTGAGTAACAGGTAATCCATTACGTTGCCGTAAGTGTTTCTGAAATGACCTGATGCGTCACCACTAACGTTTTTATTACCGTTTAGCGTTGTGAGTAATTCTGACATCTCAGCTGCTTCACGTAAGTTTTCGGGTATCATCGAATACATACTACCTTTATTGTACGTAGTTACCATGTTACTGTGTGAAACCTTATGTGGTACAACTTTAGAACCCTTTTCGGTGTTTTCTAACCTAAACCCAAACAAATAGCCCATTAAATCATCAGCGTTAACCGTAGACATGTGTGCTAAATTTAAATTTGCACCATCACGTGTTGTACCTTTGATGAAATTTACGATATCGTTCGTTACTCTACCACTTTTAGCGTCGAGCATTCCTGCTTGTAAACTTACAAGTTTTGAACGTAACTTATCGGTATTTGTAGCATCTTCACTCGTATTGAGTACCGCTTGTTGGAATTTTTTAAGGTCATCTTCAGTTAAATCGAAACCGTAACCGAAATTGCTTATGTTTTTAGTTGATTTAGCAACCATGTTTTTCATTCTGCTGAGTTCTGAAACTACAGCAATCATGTTAGGTTTTCTTTCCGTGAATGATAAGTTCTTATCTAACCCAGCAATAGCTGTACCGACACCGAATAATCTATCCATTCTGAACATATCTTCGAGTGAACTAGCTTTGTTGATTAAACCAGGAGTTTCATCATCACCAAACATAAACCTTTTAGCGTTTTCGTCACCGAGTCTAAACATATTCCTATTAGTTTGCATATCTGCAGCTGAAATCTTTTTACGGCTGTGACCGTATAACGTATCGGCTCCGTCTTCGTATTTTATCAACTTACCATCAGAATCAAACATTTCACGTTCAAATTCCTCTAAAGCGTTAGCCCCGTGGCCGAAATCCGCTTGGAACATTTTGTACAGTATCATGTTGTCCAAGTTTCTACGATTACCGATAATGCTACCGTATAATTCTTCATTACTGATACTAATCGCATCGTACCCGAAAGTTGAGCTAGTATTATTTGTAGTCCATTTTTTACGTAAATCATCGAGTGATAATGCGCGTGTAAACGATTTATCGTCTGCATCGAACTTCATATCCTGATAAGCGTATTTAACGAAAGCCTTAAAGGCATCACTATTGATTTTATTACGTTCCATACGGTTAGCGCCACGTAATATGTTTACACCGTCATCGGAAAGAGATGTTACATATTCGCTCTTAGCATAATCGTTAACTGTAACGTAGCTATCATTTCCGGCGTCATTAACCAGAAGTTTTCTATTCGAAAGGCCCTTTAATGTTTTTTTCTGACCATTATCAAATACTACAATGTTACCTTCGTTATCGGTTCCTTGTACCTTATAATGTGACTTACCGTCAACAACTTCTTTTACAGCACCAGCTTGTAACAATCGTCTAGCGTTAGCTTCGGTTGTCGTGTATGAGAATTTCATACCGGTTGTATCGGATAGTTTATTGAATTCATGTAATTGTTCACGCACGGTTGATGCCGATGTACCCTGTAAATCAACACTGACTCTGTACTTATCTGCTAATTCTACAGCTGAAACACCTAAATGTTTGAATTCTGCTGTTAACATTTTGAACGAAAAGGCTAAATCTTTAAACCATGCAGACCCACGAAGTTCACTTGCGCTACTTGCTGTGTCGAAACGAGCTGAATACATTTTACGTTCTTGAGCAACTCTAAACTGTAAGTAATCGTTTGTTGTAGCTAACTCGCCATTTATAGGTACGTTTTCAAGTAACTTTGACGCGGTAAGTCCACTTACTGAATGGTCTTGTGTATTGAACTGGAACCTTGAATCGCCAATAAATTTATTAACGTTTCTTGCCTGATTTGCGTAGTAATACCTCAACCAGTGTGGTACTTCGTACATTTTACCATCGCGCATCGAAGCCATGTTATTTTTATCAAACGAAGTCATCATAGCTTTATATGTTCCGGCTAATGAGCTTGTCATGACGTGTTTTCCGAAACCGGACGCCTGTAATGCCATAGGTAATAACATGTTAAGTTTTTCACCTGTAGCATCCATCAGTGACCTGTCGATTCTACCACCGAATGCATTACGTAATTGTGTAAAGATTATACCGCGTGTTTCCGGTGAAATACCGGCGTCGTTACTGAATAGTGTTTGGAATCTACCATTAATACCTCGGATACTGTCGAGTAATGAACCTATAAACTCGTTATTATTTACATCACCGATACGTTCGGGGTATCCCTCTAATGTCTTATTTAAATTATCCAAAGCGCCCCGAATTCTATCGGTATCACGCTGGCCACCACTAGCCTCACGTGAATCGCGTACGATATTATCGAATAGTGTACCGTATACGTCCAAAGCGATACGATGTGGGTCAAACGCGTTCAATCTAGGTGTATCGAGTTCGGATAATTTTGATATAATCGAGTCGAGGTGTACATTTCGTTTATCATTAGGCACCATTCCACCTACTTCACTGTATAATAACGTACTGATGTATTTTGACATCTTTTTCATGTCATTAACGAAAGCCGCCTTTTCATCCGCGTTTTCAGGTAATTTCATGTTCGTACCGTTGAACATTTCGTCGAGTACGTGATTAAATATACTCTGACCATCCAAGTCGAATAACTGGTACAGCATTCCGAACCTTATCGCACCCGGTGCGTTCAAGCTGTTCGTCGCATTAAACCCAATACCTGCTAATACGCCAGATAAGAACATTTTGTCGTTGAATTTCATAACAACGTCAAAGGCGTCTTTGTTGACTAATTCGAAGGTATATAACTTGGATATAGTTTCTGCGAATTTAACGACATCACTGATATTTTCATCTTTGTAGAACTTTCTGTATAATGGTCCCATCAAATCTACAAATAAACGCGCTTTAGCTGTGTCGTTTAACCTACCCTCAGCGGTAAAGTATTCTCTGTACGCTGGGTTCTGTTCCAACATCTGACCTAATATTACGTTGAGTTCGGATGCTACTGTTTTGAAGTTGAACAAAAATTTAACTTCGGAACTTGCACGTTCACGCATACTTTCGTCACTGAGAGCGTACTCCAATGCACTTTTCAAGTATGCACGTAATTCTGATTTACCAGCTTTATCCAATCCGCTGTATGTAAGTTGTTTCAAGTCACCATCGAACATGATATCCGTAGGTGTAAAGAACATACGCATTAAGTCTGGTGGTGTACCTTCACCCGGTATTCCCCCTAAGTGGAATACTTTCATCGTAGCTTGAACCAAGTCACCGCCAATTTTATTTATGGCATCACTTGAATCCATGAAATCGTCGGAATCTGTCATCAAACTTAATTCTAACCAGTCATCACCTAAATTAAATTCACCTTTCTTGAAATTGGATTTCTTAGACAAATAAAGCGCGTCGTATAAGTGTCTCATCCATTTAGCGTGGTTTTCGTTGAGTATAATATCACGTGTAAGTAATCTACGACGAACACCATCGCGGCAAGTGTGCATTACACCAGCTGGTATTTTGGCGTTTTCACCAAAGAAGCCGAGAACTTTAATATCGACGAGTTTACCGTTTTCGTATTCCTCGTAATAGAGAACTTTACCCATTTTCGTGTTTGAATCGAGTAATGTCTGAACTGACATTTCAGCTATACCTTGTACAGCGTTTATACGTTGTGATATCGTGTTTGCGGCATCATCAAGGTCACCCGCAACGAATTTTTGTTCGGCCATCTGTTTCAATAACCTTACGGACATATTTAATCCAACTAAACCATTTATTTTGGTTGACATTGAACCGTTTTTCAAAAATACGGGAGTCGACCCTCTGTTTGCGGTGTACAACTCTTTCATTACACTACCAAACGCTTGTATAACTGAATCCATCGATTTTGCATCTACGTCGTTACCAACAACCGCTTTAACCAAGTTTATGAAATTTTTGTTTGTTTCGTCGAATGATATATGCGTTCCACCAGCCGTGAAACTTACACCAAAGTCGTTCAAGAACGATTCAACGCCAGTACCACCGGTACTTGACATTACTTTTATCGTCGAGTTGTTACCATCAACTACACGTAATGTATAATCCTTATCGAACGTAATTTTGATTTTGTTCGTGAATTCGGATTTGTTGAATATTTCGGTAAATGTGGATGCGAGTGCGTTGGTTATAGTAGCTGATTCCAGTCTGGTTACGAAAATCAAGTTACCGAATACATAATTAATGTCTTCAAGTGATGTTTTCATACCACCTTGACGTGTAACGGTCGTTATTTTCGTTTCGAAATTATGTTTACGTCCAGAATTCAAAGCTTTCATGTAATCTTTATAATTATCGAGTGTAGCGACATTTTTGTCACCTATGTTAAATCTATCGATAATACTCTGGATATACACACCCATACCCTTGTTACCACCCAAGGTTGCAAGTTTAGGTGTCATCGTTACGATAGGTAAGCTTGTATTCAGGTTTACACCTTGGTGTTCTAAATTGAAACCGGTAATCATACCATACATCGATTTAGAAATGCTTATAGGCTTTCCGTCGTACTTAATTACGGTCTTATCGCCAATTACAGGGGATATACCGTTAGCTATATCAGCTAATGTCAGAGTCCTATTAGAATCAGTGTAGAATTTGTTTTTGTTACAATTGTAGTAACCGTCGTAGTTCTCAATCGTGAATAACGCCGTATTTGGTATGGATGTTGCCATATCTTTAAGTTTAATACTGGACGTACTAGGTAAGATAGCGTCACATATACCGCGGCCGTGTTTAGCCATTTCGGTCATGATTTTCTTTTCGTTTTTACGCATAGTAGTGTCATTGTTAACTAAGATTGAATCCTCGATTGTGTGCGCGGTTCCATCCCAGAACATAACGTTTGCACCAACTTCACCACCTGTTGAAAATGCAGGTGTTACGTTAGGTCGATTACGTGTAGTTGCTAGTTTTATGTACGAACCATAACCATCCACAATGTTCAATAATGAACCAATGATAGCTTTTTCGTGTTTAGTCAAGATGTCAATCCTAGGTTGTGAAACGGCACCCATTATACCCGCTGGACCGCTGTTAATTAAGCCCATAGGTAAAACCGGAATTAAACCATCGTGTAATTTCGATTTATTCAGCAAATCTATTGTGAATTGATTCGAACGTAAAGATAACGCGTTCACAGAATCCAATTTTACATCAGCGATATTTTCAAACAACTGAGCATAAGTTTTACCATTAATAACGTTACCGCGACCCATAACCGTCTTGTATGCTTCTTCAACAGCATTCTGCATAGATGCGTTGATACTAGCTACTACACGTTTAGCTTCGTTATCATCTTTAATGGTTCCATTTAAAGCGGATTCGAACTGGTTTATGTATTTACTTCTTACGTTTTGAACTTCATTCATCAATTCAACGTTGAATCCACGCATTAAATCCATAGCTAACTCTTTGTTAGCACCATCACGTAATTTAACGGATAAACTTGGAATCTTTAAGTGTGGTATACGAACTTTATCAGCAACGTCTAGTTTACCGGATAACGTTGTCGGTTTAACATCATCTATATCGTTAAATACGTTAATCTCAGCACCTTTAGGTACAATGTAAACCATGTTTGACGATGTATCGATGTAAACTTGTTTCGTTTTGGTGTTGATATCGTGACCCTGCGCTTTCAAGCTTTCAATTAATTTAGCTTCGCTTGTATACGCGTCAAGTCCTAATTGAACTCTCTTACCTTTTGACTTTGAACTTAATGTCGTTGTCATAACTTTAGCGTCTTCTGTATATTCAGCGACGCCAAATGTTCGGTTCGTAGGTTCACCCTCAACAATAAACGTTGCACCCATGGCTGACTCTTTGATTTTCTTAACAGCCGGTTGTGTAATGTCAAACAACGCTTTAACGTTTGCATCACCACTCTTTGTGTCACGTAAATATGAATAGAAATCAACCATTCGGCTATCTTTGATTTCACCTTTCGAATTCAGAATACCTTTATGTTTCAGGTCTTCCGCGTTATCAGTAATTACACGTTGTAAGGTTTCGTTAAATTTCTTATATTCAGATTTTTTGAAATTGTAATGTTGCGAAACATCAAAATCGTATTTACCGCTACGTTTAAACACATCAACTGAATTAGCCAAAACAACAGTATCGAGAACTTTTGAAACGTATCCCGGAATCTCAACGGCTTCACCTCTAAGGATAAGACCTTCTGCCGCGGAAATCGCTAACAATGTATCGTTAATAACGTCACTTCTGAATAACGATTTACTCGAAATACCATAGTACGATGATATGTCATTAATGATTTTATTCAATGTATCTGCATCTTTACTGATTTTAGATAGTGTAGCTGCATCGTAATTTAATAACGCCGAGTACGCATTGTTTGTAAGAACACCAGTACGTGCACCGAGGTTAACACCAGTACGTACTAAAGCTACGTGTGAAATTGCCATGTGTACGAATCCTTCAGGTTTTCCCCTGAGCTCTTTATACATTTGTTTAAGGCCGTAGTCGTGTTCAGCTATCTCACCGAGTGAAACAGTTTTCACAACGTCTTTTGGGTTTTTTGCCAAATTACCATTTTTATCATAACCGATGATAACGTCTTTACCTTCACTAACAACGGTTGTGTATGTCGTGAATAGTAATCTACCGAGTTTGGTTATGTCGGAACCAGCTAAATCGTTCAACGCTTGTTTTACGTCTTTATTTTTCAAGAATTTACGCGCATTTGATTTCAGTGTATTGACGTCAACGTAATCACCACAGATTTTTGCAAGTGCATCATCCGTTACGCTACCGCCCGATGCGATATATAATGATGACGCCGTACTGTAACGCTTGTACGCTTCTTCTAAGTCGTTTAGTGATTTTTTCTCAACGTCTTTGATGTAAGCACCTAAACCGTCTAAACTTTTCTGTATTTTCGTTTTCGGAACTGAATACTTTATGGTTTTAGCGATTTTACCAAGGTCTACGGTTTTCAAATCATCGAAGTACGCACCTACGGCTAAGAATGATACCTGTTGATTACCCGTACTTGCTACAGTTGGACCCATGATTTCTGATAACAACTGTATCGAGTGACCTACGTAATTTATGAGTGTACGTCTACCGATTAATCGAATTAATTCAGTGTCAACACCAGGATGTGTAAACGAGTCGATTTTCTTCAACAATACTTTTTTTACAATTTTATCCGGGTCAGCTAACATACCTTCCTCATCTTTCACCATGAGGTCGGATAATTCTTTCGTTAATTCAAGCTGTAATTTCGCGATAGCCTTATCCAGATTCTTTTGTTCCGCTTCGGTTTTTGAATCGTAGATTTCACCGTAGTAGTTATCATCTTTCAGGGTTATATGATTGAATGCGATACCTACAACATCCGCGATAAATCGTGACGTGTTCAACTTATTATCCCTAACAGCGTTAGAAACGAATTGATTTACACGTGTGTGTATTTTACGGGTCGTTGCTGTCGATGCGAGTTCGATTGTCGTGTAATCGACTATACTTATCGGACTGTTTACGCTATTACGAACGGCTTCGATACGCTTATCAACATCTTTTATTTTTGCAATCGCATTAAATTTACGTTCCATCACCGCATTACCTTTGTGTATCACTAACATATCATCAATAACCGCATCAACGGTATCAGCGTATATGAAATATGATGGGTTTTCTTTAAGCGATTTAAGTAAATCTTTTTTACGTTTGCTGAGTCTTTTGTAAACACGTACATCTATACCGTATTTATTTACAGCTTCTTCTGACGTATCTACTGGTTTTTTAGGTGCTTTCGGGTCAGCAACTTCGTATAAATCCTTGAAGATTAACGCGGTTTGTTGTGTAATTTCAGCTTCATGTGCGAAATTAGCTTCATGAGATAAAATACGTAACGAAGCTTCGGCTGAATTCATTTTCTGAATCGAATACCTATTACCAACAAATTTACCATTTTTGTACTCTTTATCGAGTTTCAGAACTCTAACGTTTTTATACTGCGAAATCGATGGGATAGTCCTAACGGAGTCACCATCGAAATCCGCGTTTAACGGTTTCAACAATATCGGGTTGATAATTATAGCATTTAAGTTCGGGTCCTGAATGATTTTGATTTTCTGGTCTCTGTAACCGATAGCACCTAAAATCGGATACCTCATCATAATTGATGAATCACCGTCAATTAAGTGACGTTTACAGTACGCAACCAATTTATCAGCTTTATCAGTAGGAACTGAAAATTCTACATTATCTATTGTGAACGTACCGACACCGTTAGATGTGGTATATTTAAACGCTGTGTTTACTTTAAATTTGTAAATATCGTTTTTCTGTTCACGAACCTTGGTTGTAGCGTTAATTATTTTCGACAGTATTTTGAAGCTAGCGTCGTCACCCATAGCCTTGTACGTATCCCTTAAATCTTCAAGCTCTCTAGCGTTGAATGCTACACTTTTCACACAACCTTGCCGTGCACTTTTCGTTGAAATGCTTTTGAAATTAACTGGTATAAGTTGGTGTGTAGCGTGTTTTAACGGGACTAGTATAGTATCTGGTGGACACAACGGGCTAGGTACAATTGTCGACATCGGAGCAGACTCAGTGGTTTCATTGTGGATTGCACGTTCACCAAGTTGACCTTTAGCCGCGGTTAAGTAGTTTAGATTATCCATAGAAAATAAATCGTCTGGTGACGGTACCTGACCGTATAAATCCAGTAAATTCTGTGAAGAATTAGCTACTTTTGACATGACCATATTAACATCTATGTCATCGAACGCTTTATCGTTTAGAACGAACATATCAACGTCGGCATGATTCGAAATGATTGACCTAAGTGTATTAACCCTATTCATTGTAATCGGGTCACCTTTACAACCATTTATGGCGTGTAAAAATTCCCTAAATGTTTCGAGTTGGTATAACTTAGATGATATACCCACCGTGTCGTTACGTAGAACTAAATAACCTTGGTCAAATTGAATCGAGTAATGAACGGTACCATCCAATGTGGTAGTACCGTAGCTTGATGAAAATTCGAATTTACCAAAGTCTTTCACGGTAAACATCATATCCGAAATCAATGCAACGTTGACAAACTCTCTGGATATACCAGTTTGTGCCATTACTACACCTCTAAGTTTTCGTAAGGACGAAATCTTCAACAGACTTCACGACGAATCTACCATCGCTAATATTTAAATAATCCGTAAATTCGAATGCGTAAATATTATCGAAGAATAAAAAATCAGCACGTGGTTTGTCTATAACACTAGCACCTTTCACGATAATAACTGGATTACCGACAATAATTGGGTTATCAACGGTGACTGTATCACCACTGACACTGATTTCAGGTTTCGTGTATAAATGAGGAATAACGTCAAAATTAATATTCATTTCGGTCGTGTTTTTCAAATCAAATGTTTTTTCACAAACAAACACATCCCGGCTACCACGTACGTAATACTCGTATCTAACGGTAACCCTATTCCCAAATCTCATAGGTATGTTTATATAACTTACCATCGACGCGAATAGCGAGCCGTTAAGGTACCAATTACCGTGGGTTATGTCATTTGAATTTGGATGTGAAACGTGTACTTCTCTACCATTAAAGTTTGACAACATACCATGATTACACGTTGAAAACATTTCAATACTGGTCCTGATTTCTTGTTCACCTATGTAAAGTGTAACATCGGCTTTGTACTTACCAGTCGTATAAACCTCAATAAATTCCGTTTTATTCTTCGGAACCATTTTAACGACGTTATCGGTTTTGATAATCATGTCACATGGCGCAGTTATGTAAAACCCATCCGTTGCTTCACGTACACCAAAGTTATATGACCCGAAATCAACATTAACCATTTTATAAAGATGTATTTTATCCTCATAGGTTAACCAAACGTTACACATACCGGCTTTCGTAAATCTAACAACGTATGCGGTGTTATCGATATTCTCAACGATTTCGAGGTCACCAGTGATTACGTATTCACCTTCAAATGAATCAGCTGAATTTATCCGCATCATAGTTTTTTTACCAAACACAGGTATTTCGTCGAATACGATGTCAACAAATGATGTTTTAGTAGTTTCATCAAGAACGTTAACATCAAACGAACCAACATATTTGTTATTACTAACTTTATAAACGTTACACGTGAATTTACCACCTCGATTAAATGTATATTTGTTGATTTCATCACGTTTAAGCGAAATAGTATCGTTACCTGATGTTTCAATGATAACATCATCAAAAGCTAACAATTCGATGTATTCCCCTTTTTCAATTGTTGTATTGGTTAAAAACTGCAGTAATATACGTTCAGTGGACGCGTACAGTTCCGTGTATTTTCGAATTGTGAGGTTTAACGGTGATACTTTAACGATTGAATATATCCTATACAACCCTGGTTCTGTATTAAATGTCACGTTGGAACCATACATCGAAGTCGTTAATGTTTCCGTTATACCATCAACCTTGTAAACTTCAGTAATACTTGTACAATCGTTCGTACGGTTACATTTTTCCCATATAACTTTATAATTCAACATACCAAGCTTCTGAATTGATATATCGGTCATAATATCGGTTAAACACGTATAATAAAACAATTCAACTTTACCAACGTAAATGGACAGCATTTTATACTTGTCATCCGGTGCAAACTCCATTACAACATATCGGTCTTCGTGGTCATAACTATCAACCATATCGGGTGAAGATACGTATACAGCTTCCGTGTTATTTTCATCAGCGGTTATATTCATTTCGGACGAATCTATAACTATGTAATTACCGTATTGGTATAACTTGATTGTATCAGATACGCTTTTGTTACAACAAAACGTTCTGACGATATTTTCGGATACGACCGTTCCACCTTTTTTGATTAGCTTAGATACCGCTCTAAATTGTACATTTTCATCGGTTATCGATACACTTTGTAGAACACCATCGTATATTTCGTAAATGCCATCAGTTACCGACACATAATACGTTTCGTATTTCTTATCATTAACATAATCGTATACGAAATCGAGTATATCCGATCTAGTGACCGTAGATATACTAAACCCGTACGTTGGTTCGAGTGGTTTGTTGTTATCTATTAACATCGGCGACTTTACAGTATAAACCTCACCATCTTTTAAGGTGTATTCACAATACGGCGTTCCGCTAATTGACGCGGATGCAGCCTTCAGGGTTGGAGCTTCTTCGACGTTGTTATTATTTTCGAACTGAGCTTCACCTGGTAAATATATCGTCGTATCGACGTCTTTATACAACTCACCCTCGCCATCAACGGCATATTTGTATAATTGTAACGTTACAGCCATCTTATAACACCCTCTCCACCTATTTCGTGGTCGGCGTCACCACTTTTGCTAACCGTATCTACATATATGTCCAAAATCGCCGAAAATGTGTTTCCAGTAAAAGCAATCGACTGTTTTTCGGCTGAATCTAGCTTGATATCGTAACTCCTAACGACGATTTTAGCTGATTCTTTGTAAAAGGATTGCGTCATGTACATATCAACGTCTAACGCATACGAATTTGGTAAATCGGACACCATAAATCCGTTCCATTTATTTATTTTATCTTGATATACGTCGTAAACGTACATCATAGTTTCGGTGGTTCCGCTTTTTACGTTATTAATTGAAACCGTTGACGATTTACTATATGTTATAGTTTTAATGTCTAAATCTTTATTAATCACTATACGCATCGGACAAAAGTCGTAATCGTACCAATTTGATATATCATAATCACGATACACAGCTTCGATTTTGGGTACAACGATTGTAACCTCACACGTGTTCGCGGCATTAATATTCAGCGTAAAAGCTGCCGATTCGAGTATACTATTGTCTATTCTATAATATACCCACGCATCTTTAGATTTTGAGTATTGTGACGTAGGTACGTATAATGTAGAATTGTACCAGAAATTTTCATCCATAAACTGATAATGAAATGGTAACGAAAGTGTCATCCTAACGAATGTTTTACCGTAATTCTTATTACGCGAATATATCTGCGAATTAATGTAATTGACCGACATTGTGTCTTTAAATACGTTATACATGTCTAAATCGGTTGAATACGTGAATGTATCTGGTTGGTTGATTAATCTGGATTTTGGCTGTATCATGTTATCCGAATTTTTAACTACGTCAAAATAAGATGAACTGTACGGTATAACATTCTGATACTGCTGTTCCAGATGTTTGTTGTTATCATTAACCGCAAAAATCGTATTCTTCGATATAGACACGTTACTTATTTTTTTAGCCGGAAGAATACCGTTCAATAACATGCTACATCTACCTGAAATTTGATTAAAATAAAAAAAGAAAATATTATAACATATCAATACCTAACATCCGAGATAACTCGTCGGGGTCCTCAACACCAACAAACTCCGCGATATCGGGTATATCACCGTGGGGTTTCTGTACTTTAGCTGCTAACTCAGAAAAGTGTGTGTAAAATTTAATGTCAAATAATAAACCACGTATATCATTTTTGAGACCGACAACATCAGATGGTCGTAATTTAGTCTTTTGACAGATTAAATTAACACCATCAGCTATCGATGACCTCAAAAACCTTTCCGTACGGTTATTTAGTTTTTCTACGCTGTTCTGGAAATAAGTTAGATACGCCAATGATTGAATCGATTACATAGTGTAATTCGAGAACACTCAACGGGTTAACTGTAGGGTCAAGTGAGCTTAATGCCGTTACATCAAACTTAATATCACTTTCTGGTAAGACCTCAACGTATTCATGAAGATCGGGAAGTAATATTTCAAAGACTTCTTTGTTTGTACGTCCGCCATTTTGCATGATATCGAGTATCTCAGCAGATATCATAATGTTTACAGGTTTTACTTTCAGAATTAACAGTTTATCCTGACGATAAAATATTCTTACATCGTCCCTATCGTATATTTTAAGTCTAGGGTCGTTTTCTTGTTTTGATTCAGATTCAAGTTTGGCGTTAGGGTTTACGGATTCTGTGTTCTCAGTAGCTTCAATGTTGGCTGATGTTTCGGGGACGTTTTTATCTACCTTTTTCGGTCTAGCCATAGTTAATCACCTTATTTTTTACTTTTGGGCTTTTTACCATTTTTTTCTGTTTTAGATTCGGGGGTTTGCGGTTCAAGTTCATCAGCAGCGGATTCTTCTGGTTCTTGTTCCGGTACTTCCGGTTCAACAGGGTCTACAGGAGTCTTTTCAGAGAACTTAACAGGCTCCTCTTGCATGGGAGATTCATTCACATCATCAAATACAATGTATAACGCTTTCGAAACCAATCCAGCACAATTAGCGTCTTCGAGTTCGATTGTAACGAGGTCCATATCTTCTTTAATCTGTGTGATTGTTTCTTTAAGTGGTATTGGTCTCTTAGATTTGAATATATGGATATTATCTTCGATAATTTTAAGTGGGCCGATACCATCGTGTGTTAACGATTTTTTACCTACGATGTTACCGGATGCAGCTAATCCGATTCCGATCGCTGGACCTTTTACCGGGGTTACTGATTTTACTCTAACACCCATTGGTTTGAGTTGTCCGATGTCAATACCGATAATTTTGTCACCCGGTCTTATCTGACCAGCTGGTAAAATGTTTTTTCCGTATACTGTAGTATTTTTTCCAATAGTAAATTTCATGTTTAATTCACCGTTTAATTGTATAAGCTTTCGACACCGTCATTCTACGTCTTCTAGGTGCCATGTTTTCATTAGCTAATGTATAAGCTTGTACGACCGCATCGGCAATATCTTTCGAACCCATTTTAGGGTGGTCGACACGTTTGTCGTTAATTAATTCGAGGTCACGTAACTCTTTATATAACTTGTCGTGATATGCGACTGAAACCTTACCGAAATCGAGTGAACCCTTAAAGTCCTCGTACTCTTTACGTAGTACATGTCTTACATCAAACTGGTACACACGCTCAGATATACGTTGCAGCAATTCAGCATACATGTAAATATCCGTTGAACTCGCGACAATATTTGGATATCTATCAAACAAATCACCATAAACATAATTGTTTACAGCTTCCGCATCTAACAGTTCACCTTTTTTAGATTTAATGACGTCACCATTTTCATCCTTTAACCGTTCATTAAACGTAGTTACACCGTCAACAATGACGTTACCGGTTAGGTCGTCAACACGACTTAAAGCGATACCGAATTGGTCACCCTTGATTGCGGGGTCCAGACCTAAATATCGAATGTGTTCGTCGCAATGATTATCATCGTGTAGAATATTTTCCATTTCAAGTGAAAGGTTAATATCTTGGTTAGCGAACAATTTTTCTTTCATATTAGTATAGTCAACGTATCCGGGTTCAGCTGCGAAATCTCTTAAGAAAACACCTTCATCTGAACAGAAGGCACGAAGTTTCTCTTCGGATTCGTACGGGTTCATAACCCAAGTAGGTTCCTTATACCATACAGATAATGGTAATTTACCACTTTTAGCTTCCTCAATTTTTGATGTAATCGGATCACCAACGTATACCGGCGAAGATAAGGCTAGCACTTTACCAAACGTATCCATCGTCATCGTAGATGCTGAAAGATACTTAAACAAGTAATTAGCACCATCTGGTCCAGCTTCTGAATTTTTCATGTGACCGAACTCATCTATCGCAACGAATGCAGCGGTCCTACCAACCAGACCTGAAGCGTGTGATGGACCACACAAAACGTTAAGATTACGTCTGAACTTCAAGTGTCCGATGGCACTATCCGGTTTATAGTTTTCGTTAGCAAACATCCCACCACGTTCTTGGTTATCCTTGATAATCGTATCGATACGTGTGAATAATGTTTGTAATGCTTGTTGTTCGGATTTCGCCGAAACAATCCAATATAAACCACCGGATTTAACGTTAATAGGTTTCTTGAGAACCTCAGTAGCCCACTTCTCAATATCATCGAGAATGAGAAATCGGTACAAATGGTATAACGCCATTAAACTTACGAGCGTAGATTTACCACTACGCATCCCACACAGCAGAACCAGATATTTGTATTTATCGATTCCTGCGTCGTCCTGTTTAAAAAATTCCCTAATTATTTCAGCTTGTTTTGGGAATTTACTTAAATCAAACCCACACTGTTCTTTACAAAACAGTAACGGGTCCAAATCATACTTTAATCGCTCGTGTATTGTGAGCGAAGTATCCGTGTTTTCTTCAACCATATTATTCTAAGCCACTCAAGAAGTTATCAATTGAGTTCTGAAGCACCTCCGTGGGAATGAAATAATATTTCGGTGGTAGTACAACCACACGTGATAAATGTGGTGAAGCCGTTTTCGCTAAATCCGGGTGTTTTGTACGCAATTCATCTAACGTCATACTAGTTACCGGACACATCAGAGTTTTATCAACCACGATTTGTTTCCCATTCATAATTACTAACCATTCTGACATTGATTTATTGAAACCAACGTAATACGTCCCATGTTCAAGAAATAAATAAATAGGTAAGTCTTTATCGATTAGATAAGACATTGTATCACCATTAAATTGGAGCTTCAACCGTAATTTGTACGTTAGCTGTATCAACCGAACCACCAGCACCAGTTACCATAGCGGTAACCGTCCACGTGCCAATTGTATCGAATATTACAGCGGCTTCATAACAGTTATCACCGTTAGGTGTCATCGCTTTAGCTTCAACGTCCGGTGCATCGGATGCGATATTAGCTGTAAGAACCGTACCGGTTGTATTTAATGTGAATATCGTAAAGTTACCCTGCACAACAGTAGTTTGTGCGGCATAGAATGATTCGATTGCAGCTGGTATTTCTTCTTCAACTGTCACGTAACAATTCTTAGTATCTTGATTTACTGCGGTTTGTGCGGTAGCTGTAACCGTGTGGGTTCCGGTGCTATCGAAATTTAAAACAGCAGACCAATTGGTACCACCACCTTCGTTATACATATTACCGGATTGCACAACAACACCACTTGCATTTTTCACCTCGTAAGTGAAAGATATCGGAAAACTCCAAGTGTTTGCCACCAATGTGGCTGAATTGTTTATATCACATGGATTTGGCATCACGTACAGTTCATTGATAATCTGCCCCGGTACATACGAATCCGAGTAACTACTGTTGTCGGAATAACCACTCTCGTATTCACTGTGGTAATTCTCTGGAAATTCGTCACCAGAATAAACCAATCTATCGATTACTTTTATAGCTAACGCCCCACTACCAACGGAAGATGAACCTTTAGTTTTACTAAAAGTAGGATTAATACTACCAACTAACGTGGCCCATGTACCTGATATGTACAATTGTGTCGTTGTATCGAGTACTACTTCACCGGTTGTATTTCCATTTGGAAACGATGCTGCAGTTTTAGCCGTTAATGTCGGTAAACTCCACAACCTAAACTCATCTGCGTGTTTTACGTATTTCGATGCAACGTGGGTTTCGACGTGTTTAAAGTATTCATCATGGTCGCTGTGGCTCCCACCTTCTTCACTTTCTGAATATTCGGAATAATCATTATGGTCTACACATTCCGAGTATGTTTTTTCGTTTTCAACGTAAACACCATCAGCGTAATTACCATAATCTTCGGTATAATCACGACCGGGGTTTATGGTTTGGTCGTCGCCGCGCGTTGAATGTGACCCGTTGTAGTCGTCACTGTATAGATTCGTCTTCGAAGCGTGGAAGGAGTAGTTTACTCCCAGTAAATTCCAAGAGTAATCATTTCCACTTTTACTAACTGATTTTTCAACGGTTGTAGTTTCGGTGTGTCCCATTTAATCACCTTACACAACTGAATCCGTGTGTATGTTGTTATACAGCCCAACAAACGTTGTATCTAACAATTCCCACAGAACTTTCGTTATAACCATGTGCATACCAACACCAGCTGACGCAAGGTTGCTGTAATTAAATACTGCAGGTATCATCAAATGGTACAACATTAACAAGATGTAAACCATATCTAACGTTTCCATCGTTTTTGATGAATTATACGCAAATAATATATCCTTCACATCAGGTGCAGTTTCTATCGCGTTTACTGACGCAATAAAGTTATCGCCGCAATCTTCTACGGTCCAGAATCGAATATCATAACTAGTTTCGTATAAACCGGTATATCTATCGGTACCGAGATACGTTTTATTTGGAACCAGAATGATTTTTGACGAATTTGGTGGAATGTAGTATATTGAACCATCAGTATTACCAACATATACAGCGTAGTTAAACGCTGATACGTGCAATTTCATATAACTGAACGTAGGAATGCTACCATTGAATCTTGATGGCATTTTGTTGACTTCTAACCTATCGATGTATTGTAAAAGTGTGTCAACCGTTTGTATCTCATTAACCAAAGAAAGTCGCAAACTTGTATTACCGGCGGTGTGACCATTGAGGTAATCGACTGCATCATAGCATTGGTCGGCGAATGTGCTGTATCCCGTCGTGTGCTGAGGTCTGATGTTTGCCACAAGACTGGTACCCCACGCTCGTGAGTCTTCGTAGAAGTTATCATTCGCAGTAGTTGAGTCAAACATGAAGTCGGCAAACCAAGGACCTATTTTATTAAACGATAACTTGGTGGACCTTCGCCTGTTATGACCAAAACGGAGAATACCTTCTAAGGTACTAGCACCAACCGAACGAATACCATTCAAAAAAGTACCATCAGTATATTGTGACAGGCCCGGTGAATAAGGTTCATCGGTTTGGGTTTCTACAAGCGCTTTATCGGTTTCGTTCAACAGTTGATAATATTCAGCTGCGTTCAGCATGTAGAAATCCCACAACTTGTCAACGTGGAGAACGGTATTGTTTTTGAATGATTTACTCGGTAAATCGTAGATATCCGCGCTGTACACTTTCGCGTACTCATAAGTAGTAGACACGGTTGTAACCGAATCTTGCGTGTACGGTACTTCCGCACCATCAACGCTTATTAAACCAGCTTTATAATGGCCATCTATTGCATAAGAAGTACCGAAACTAAACGGTATCTGTGCTGTTGATTTTTTTGGGGGAATAACGTATGTATACACCTGATCACCCAAATTTAAAAGACCATTTGATACAACGATTTCGACGTAAGCTGGGAATTTAAGGTCATTATTTACAACTTTAACTTTATCAGAATCTAAATCACCATATTCAACCCAAGTTTCGTATACAGTACCGACATCATAATCCGTATTGAGCGTTTCAGTTGATTCAGACGAAGCAATTAACGGTTGAAGTGTGTTGTTAATTAATATGTACACATCAACCTTTTTGGACGTATAAATTCCGTCCCTGTAATTGTTGTAGAGTCTTTTATTCTTGAATGAACGTTCAACGTCATCTGTTTCGGTGTATAATTTGTATCTCACCGAAAACATTTTCACTTTAACTGATTTGATTTTGATATTCGTAAATGAAACCGTTCCGTCTGGCGGTGGGAATTCCACGGTGATATCATTACTGTAAACTTCACGTAGTACATTGTCAACCATTATTTACACCGGAACGTTATTTAGAATCATTATTTATCACGAGTTCACTTTCTGTTTTAAATACTGTACCGAACTGCGAGTAATATTGTATACCGTAGATACTGATTTCCGTATCTTCCTGAACGTTCGATAAGAACACGGAACCTATGTCGAAATCACAAACGCCATTAGCGAATGTACAGAGCGGTATAACTCTACATTCACCAGGTAGTAAATTATAGGTTTCATAAGAATCCAAATTCGATACAGGTACGGTATCGTTAAACATACCAGCGGGTGTAGCACCGACGTGCAATTGGCACGTTTTTGACGCTGCGATGTATAAGAATCTACACAAATCCGTTCTATCGACACCGGGTAGTATAGTAACGGTTTCGATATCTGTTCCAGACGCGACAACTTCCGTAGGTGGTAAACCGATATAAAACATAAATCTATTATCGGAATCTTCATTATCATCGGATTCAACGTTTATACGTACTTCCGATGCATTGTACGCGCTGTCTACTTCTTTCCATTCACCAGCACAGTTCGATGTTATTTTAACTTTAAAGTCTTTTTTAAGTCCGTCGTACACGGTAGCCGCATCTGTACCGGTCAAATCCTTTTTATCGGTATAGGTTTCGTTAGCTGCATTGTGTTTCCAAACCATCATTTGTCTACGCGATACAACTTTAAACACTGGATTATCCGGTCTTAAATCAAATGTAGCGACTTTATAATCAACATCAGTACCACAGACATCCGCGTCTATTGTACTGACCCTGTAACTACCACCTATTTTTGTGATAAGTTGCTTATACGTGTTTAATCCTTCTTCGGTTGATGTATCAATGATATCATCGCCGAAACGTGGATAAGCAACCTGTTTTACCGAAAATCCAGTTACACAATAAGTTGAAATGTCAACCGTTATCGGATTTGTAGTAATCGATGGGTACACAAACGACGCACAATCGTCAGGGTTATCTATATCGCACGTAATCGAGTGGTTAGCATCCTGTGAAGTAGCTATCGTATAAGGTTTAAACGATAACCCGTAGTAGTTTGTTTTTGCAATTTTCATGCTAAATGGGAAATACGAGGATAGCATCTTGGTACCATCGTCAAGTTTAAACCCTGATAAATCGAACGATACGAGAAAACCTTTATTCGGGTCGGTGTAGACACCTGATAACGTACATGTCATACCATCTGGGTATTTCATCGTACCTTCGACGATGATATTAGGTGTAAGGTATCCGTAATAATCAATGTTTTCGCTTATGATATCTGAAATTTCATTTTCTAACCACGTATCGATGGCCATTGGCGGTACGTAAACGTATTCACTCGGTTGTGCGAAGCTCATTAATCGTCTTCTGTATACAAAATCACAGATGTCTATGTTTTTATCCGTTTTAACATCGTCAAACACAGCCGATTCTAAATAATCGTTTCTATCATCAGCCGTTATAGTCATAGTCGCCAATGAACCATTTACAGATACGTTAAGCTCATTAGCGAATAACGTTTTACCATTTATCGAAATTTTACAAGGGAATTCCGTTATACCAAATTGACTGGTTATGTTGTTTTTCGTAGCATCAATTTTTACAGAACGCTGTATAGTATAAGTGTGTTTAACTTGTGGTTCTGACACTTTTCTTAATTTATCGTACGTTGTAGCTGAAACAACCGTATATTTCTTATTTTCATCAGTTACGCTATCGTAAATGGTAGCGTATGGAATTAACATAAACGGTTTTGAACCAAAATTATATGTCGTAAAGTACGCGTTATATAATGATAATTTAACGAACGCGTTTAATTCAGTTCTTTTATGCCTTGGTGGTACGATAATTAACCTATCAACGTTCGTAGTACCCAAAGAAACGTCTACAGTTTCACCCTTAGCGTTAATTTCACTCACACGTATCCTATCCAATAAAATCGCACACATATCGGAATCGTTTTCCTGTACCGAACTATTGATTAAATAATCTGTAATATCACCATTTACCGTCGTGTACGCTTTGTCACTATATAATCCCGTATCGTTATCGCGTAAGTACAATTTACAGAAATCAGAACCCGTTTTGTTGAAATCAAGAACAACAGCGTATCGTGTAGAAGTTAATTTCAAACACATACCTTGTTGGGCTGAACTTAATACCTGTTTGTTTATAAATTTGATATTGTAGAATAATCCGTTAAACCTACCGTTTGATAAATTACAACAGAACGGCGGTAAGTCCTGATTGGTTTTATATAGCGATTTCACGGTCGAATTCAGTATCGGTTTCAATGGTTGTAATTTGTTCATTTGTATTAATGATAGTGGTGTGATTGAATCTTCAAGTGTAAACACACGTTTACCGTCATCGCTTACGTGTACGAGGTTAGACGTTACCTGTGCGTCGCTCACTTCACTCATAGCATCGTACGAAACGTTTGAGCGTGTCCATAAGAATGTATTCATAACATCCGAGTCCAACTCATTGTACATAGTTATATCTTCAGCCGTGGGCACAAGTGTTGGGTCACCAGTCTGGTTATTAACACAGTTTAACTTCATCATAGCCGTTTCCCACGAAACTAATGTCGGTAACACCGAATCAAAATACAAACCAGATTCGGGTATAAATGGTTGTGCGGATGCTAACTTAGCTGTATTCAACGGATTCAGCATATCAGAGTTATTTTGATTAACCGCCGCAGTTATAGCCTTATACGTACCATCAACCAATCGTGTTTTATTCTCATCGTAACTGATAATGTTACTTTTGATGTCGGTATACAGAATCGCAGGTTTGTAAAAGTTTGTAAACCTAGATACTGGTTTATTCGAGCTATCAACACCATCAGCAGCAAATAAACTGAAACCAACGTCGTTTAAATATACATTGTTAACGTTTCCACTTAAGTCAAATGGGTATAACCGTTTTTTGAATTTGTTTTGTAAAATAACACGATTTTTAGTTATCGCATCGACGAACGAATAATTTGTAATATCGAATCCACTTAAATTGAAATTTTGTAAATCGTCGTACTCTACAAATTTCAAATCATCGGCACCTATAACGTCCGTAACGCTATAAACGATATCGTCGGAAGTTAAACCATTCATTTTGTACTCAGTGTCATGTACATTTGCTAAAACGTATTTTTCGATATCGAGTAAGTGATACCCTGGTGCTTCAACCGGTAACGGCATGTTGTCACCATCGGTTAATATGTTCGATGTCGTGTTTGTTCCTAAATCAGATAACGAATCAAATGTTCCGTACGTGTGAATACTGTCAAATACGGTTTTAGATGAACATGTGTACTGTATCGCGTTATCATTATTGAGTAATTTAGCTGATACGATAATCCACATCACGTTATCGTAAATGAACTCCGCACCAACCGGTATAACATCGGGACTCGTAAAACTTAACTGATTAGTTGTAGCATCATCTGTATATTTGTATGATGTACCGGCGAAATCGAATTTGGTAACCGTATAAGTCACACCGCCAATTTCAATAATTTCATACTCGTAATCACCCCCAATGTAAGGTACACCATCTACAATAGTTAACCCTGGGTTGTTTTCTAGCGTGAATAAATCAAGTGATGATAGCGCAGGACCACTGACACCGGTACCTTCTATCGGGAACATATTGAGTATCTGAAATTCGTAACCACCATCACCATCATCGGCTAAGTCAAAGACCACGACGGTATGGACAGGAGTGAGTTTTGTAGCCGCGTTTATACACGTCTTTCCAGAAGGATTACACACATTTATCGAGTAAATACCGGTTTCTAAATACCATTCATCATTATCGTCTTTTATTAACGTAAATAAATCCGAAAACTGTTCGGTAAACGTTTGAACGTTGGATTTCTCGAATAATATATAATTATCATCCAGCGTATACGCTTCTTTAATTACAGCGTATTTACCAGCATACTCACCGATGTCTTCGATGTTTTTGTATGCGAAGAAATTACTGAACGTTTTGTTTATATAAAACGTGTGGGGCGTTCCGTCTCCAGATTCGGTTATAACTAACTCGGCTAACATTATTATCACATTTCATTAAGTGTTCCAGCTTTTTTCGCCGCATTTATGATGTCGTCTTTAGTATCAGGTTTCTTGTTCGTTGATATATCAGCGACGTTAACCCCGTACAATGTTAATTTATCATCGTAAAGATTCGTCTCAAGTGCGACAACTTCGATAATATCACCGACGTTAAATTTTAATTTCGTGGCGAATGTTTTACCGATAACTATCTCGGTACCATCATCATCGGTTGAGATATCGTATACATAACTGTCGTTTTTAGTCTTCGATATAAATTTTACCCTAACGTCAACGTCAGCTGATTTTTTTATAGCGACCATTTGTTTCGGGTCATCATACGATGAAGACATATCACGTATAACTATACCATCGTAGCATGGTTCGTTTACGAAATCGAGCAATTTGATTAGATTGCAGCTGTAAGGTTTTTCAGCATTTACGGTTGTCAGGGTTTTTGCAACTGGTATATTTAAATCGGTTAAGTGTCTGAATCTTATGTAATAAGGCTCATCGACTTTCAAGTTTACGTAATCGAAAGCTGTAAACAGCATATCTTCGGTAAATTCGCCGCGTTTAATTAATCCTACAACTTCGTTCCTAGGTAAGGTCTTACTCCAGATTTCACCAACGATATACACGTCATCTGGAAGTTTTTTAGCGATAAGCGTTTCGGGTTTAATATCGAGAACATTTAAATCGTCGGAATATACGCGGTTATTCCTAACAATAGCTTTCATTCCATTCATTTTAGGTTGTACGGTAAAATACGTGTACCCTAAATCTTCCACCTTAACGTCTTCGGTCTGAACGAATTTCGTGTGAGGTTTTATTACCTTAATACCTTTACTAAACTCAGCTTCACGTACAGCATCCGGTATACGTTTAACTAAAGCTAAATCGTAAGACTCGATATATGGCATATCGTCTGGTAATTTAGCACTGTACATGTGAAATTGTTTATCTGGTGTTTCGTATTTGTTACGCAAAGCCATTACTATCCAGCGTGGAATTTTGGCGAGTGGTGATGATAAAAACATATTAACGCTATCATCAGTCGAATACACGCCGATAACTTTAACGATACTCTCTTTCAGACCATCGAAACCATCAATGTTTTCACTGAAGTTAGCATTCGACGTATCACACCTAGCTAACATACATGAATCGAGATATGTTTGAATATCACGGTCAAATATAGTTACAGGTATACCAAGTTCGTTAAGTTTGGCGTACATTGTACGTAAATAGACGTTATAAAATTCACTATTACCGAAACGTGCTTTAAAAACGTCGGTTTCGGTTATATCGATGTAACTTATAGCATCGGACCACATTGAAGCCAATTTTCCAACGGCTAACGAATCTTCACGGCTAACACCGTTTATGTATTCGATTTTCTCGAATATCGTTTTTCCAACCATTACATCACCGTTAAAAAACAAAATAAAAAAAAAGAAATTAGATTCTGTTGATTGTGAAAGCAGCTAATTTGTTGTTAATTAAGCTTTCACCACCAACTACGAGGTCTTTGAATATACCATCTGATGAATCAGCTAAGATTCTAGCGGTGAAAGCTAATTCAGCTTGAGCACCAACTGATGAATCTAATGGTGTTGATTCAATCAATACGTTAGGCATAACGATGGTTGTTCTGTTTGGAGCTGATTTAACTGGTGCTAACGGATTAGCCAAGTCGCTTAACTCCAATCTTGTAGGACCCCAAGGGTTTCTTTTGGTTTCACCCACAGTTACAGTGTTAGCTAAAGGTGCCATGTCTTTTGAGCTACCCATTTTGGCAACTAATGACATTTTACCTACACCACACTCTGTAGGTTCGATAATACCATCTTCCTCTAAAGTTGCACCGTTTACGAATCTGTTGTAGTATTCGTTTCCTGTGTCGGTTTCGAAGATATCATCGATTGAGAAGTTAACTGAGAAGTTGTGGTTTTTAACTTTTCTCATAGGGTATTCAGCTGCGAACACGGAACCCATTCTGTGTGCATCGTCACTGAACGTGTTGATAGCACATGAAATGTCCATACTTTTTACGTTAGAGATAATATCTCCTACAAGTAACCAAGTTGGAGCTGAGTCGTTTGGTATTCCATCTGGTTCACCGTCGGTATCTTCACCTTCTTCGGTGTAAATAGCTTCGATGACGGACCTTCCACCAGCATAAGCTTCATCGAATGGAACCAATTCGACGTCACCGTACAACACGAGGTCGAGTGACCTAACTAGGTCGTTTGGTGGTAATGGTGCAACAGCAGAATAGTTCTGTATGTTGGCATCGTCGAATTTGAAAACTCTTTTCGAGGTCATAGCGTTAAACGAAAGGTCACACATAACCGGTTTTGAGATATCCATCGTCAACTTGTAGTTGGAGAAAACGGTACCAGGGAATAATCCTAAAACTTCTGGTTTAGGTTTTAAGTGCGCTAACGTCATGTTAGGCATCAATTTTGATGTTGGTAACGCAACGCTCTGTCTAGCAATTTTAGTGTTAGCTTCGTAAAGGTCCAAATCAATTGAACCACCGAGACCTAACTTGTTCAAGAAGGCAAATTGGCTCATTCTAACTGGGATGGTAACTGAACCATCTACAGAAACAATACCACCATCACCATCAACAGCATCTTGTTCGTAGAGTGTTTCTTCGTATATGATGTTTTTGTTGAGGGTAGCCTTAAAGTTCTTGGCGTCGATTATAACTTTATCAGCATCGTCGACGGACGCGTAATCTGGAACTTCACCGTATGCAGTTTCAGGAACGAGTTTAATCATTTCTTTTGTTATAGCCATTAAAGAATCACCCTAGAGATGAATTGGGTTTATTTGTGCTGTACAATCCGCAATAATCACATAACGATAAACATGCATCGAACCTACGTCAGTCTTCTGTTTTTTACCATCGGTTACACGTAGCTGCAAATTCTGGATACCCTCAATGTCGTTCGCTTCGGCGACGACTGAAAAACATAAGTGAATCAGAACGTCCAGAGCATCAAGAGTAGGTTCCAAGGATGCTTCACTAATCGTAAAACCATAATAATAACTCACATTTATTTTCTCATTCGTAAACGAGTTAAAAGAACAACCGGCAAAGTCTATTATCATCGAACGGGCCATTACACTATTATCACTATACATATCAGCGGCTTCACTAATCGGACTGGTTGTAACACCAAGGAACTCACACATAGGCAGATACGCTTTTTCTTCACTAATCGATTCGTAATACTTCGTGTTTTCATCAATGAATTCATTGATACGAGCAGTTAACACGTTACCGATAGTAAGTGCGGTTTTACCTATACGGGAACCAGTTGGTGGTGTTATAATGTCGGTCATTCAGCATCACTCATAGTAATTATCAATAATAGATTTTGTCACACCGAACGTGAAACGACCAAGTTTCGGTTTTACAACCGTTTTATTATCGGTGTCCATTTGCGACAATAACTCGCGTATGAGTTCGTCTGGAAGTACATTCTTTAATGCTACCGGGAAAACTTCACGCGCGTGTTTATTCTTCTTATTCGTGTGTGATAAGATGGTAGATAACAATCTGTTTACAGTTAATTCGACGGTGGCACCGTAAATACGACCTTCAGTAGCTGTATCAAGTTTGTTTTGTTGAACGTACGCGCACATTTCATCGTAAATGCCTAGAATCATAGGGTCATCTTTGGTATTCCTCGGTGACATGGTCGTGTCGTATTTACCCAATCTAACTTTGATATCGTAAAGAGCCCGTTGGGTGCTTAAATCGCTAACATCAGTCATTTATAGACCACCTCGAAAAAATAAAATAATCGTACAATGTACGATTATAAAATGCTGGTAAGGTTGATTATTCTCTTAGTTTTACCAGCTTCATCCTCTGGAACTACCTGACAGTCCATCATGATGATTGACGTGTAGTAGATTCTTGTTTTTGAGGAGTCATCGTAATCGATGATTGGTGATTCGTCGTATTCAACTGAAAGTGTACCGTAGTTATCCTGTTTGAATGCTAAAATAGCTTCAGTTGACAACCTTTTGGTGAATACAACTTCTTTAACATAGCTTTTTACCATGTCGAGAACTTTTTCACTTCTGAACTCAGAATCGTAATCTTTCATTCCGATTTTGATTGAGTAAGGTACGTAGAGAACTGTATTCTCGTTGTCTTCCTTCTCTTCACAGAAGAAGATGGTTTCAGTCATGGACTCAAGAGCTTTAACTAACCCCGCTTTGATTCTTTCAGGGTAAATAACACCTGCAGCCATCCAAGGGTTTTCTTCTGCTTGTGCAGTTGCTGCCGTTTTCATCTTGTCGAGAACGTAAGCATCAACATCCAAGATGTGGGATTCGTTTGTAACTCTAACTTGCTGAGCAAGGTAATCTTCCAATTTCAAGTTTTTGATTTGGAACTTGTTTTCCTTGAATCCGTTTTCGAATGTCTGGATGTGGAAGTCTACGTTGATTGCAGCAGCTTTTGGTGCTCTAGTTTGTGCGGTACCAGCGGATAACGCATCGGTCATTCTAGTTTTCGCTCCTTTAGGAAGCACAATCTGGTGGTTGTATGACAACGTGTTGATTGTTGGCAATTTGTACGTATTTTCGTAGAATACTGAACGTTTTGATAACACCGCAATTGTTGCTTCCCTTGCAGCTTCTGAAAAGATGTCTTTGTCAACCATTTCGTTAACACCTGTGTTTAATCGTTAATTTAAATGTATGAATGTATAATAAGATAAAAAAAATCGTCAATTAAGCTTTAACGACGGTTTTGTTTGACTTGATGTAGATTCTTGCTTCGTTACCAGCGCTAGCTTTTTCTAAACAGATAGCAACGATTTTTTCAGTAGCTACAGCAGGTTTCATCTGTCCCGCGTTTAAAGCATCAATTGTTAATTCATCATTAATTTCAACATCAGCTGAAACCATTACATCCGCAATACCAACGGATATAAAATCCGGCTTACCGGTTTTGTTGGTTGTAACGTAGAACGCTTCTGTGATTGGGTATGCGATACCTTCAAAATCATCAGCGGATGCGGTTGGTGTGATGATACCAGCTGCAAGGCTACAAGCTACAGGCGCTTCGTTGATTGTGTTGGTTGTTAATTCTTTAGTAAGAATGTTTTGTCCGTATTGTTCTAGCATCATTAGTGCATCACCGTATGGTTATTTAGTAAGCTTTCATTAATTTGTCTAACATTTCAGCTTTCTGAGCACCTGCATCTGTTGAGATAACTAATTCTCCAGATTCTGGTATAATACCGGATTTCGAGAATGCTAAACTAATAGCTTTTAAGGTTGCTACCTGTGCAGGCTCATCTAATCCTTCGAGAATTGTTTCGTCGAATTCTTTCTGGTGTTTTTTGATGTCGCTGAGTAAACCAGCTTTCTCACTTGAGAATTGCATTTTCTGCATTTTGTCGCTCAATTCGAGAACTTTAGCTTCAGCTTCTTGTCTTTTAGTTTCGTCTTCTGTAGCTTGTCTTTCGCTGAGTTTCAATGTTACAGCGTCGGTAAGTTCTTCATAATTAACTTCCGGTACCGGAACTTGTATTTTACCAGCAACAGCTTCAGCTACCTGTTCGTAATTAATTTCAGGTGCGCTAAATTTACCACTAACAGCTTCAACGATGGAATCAACTGAAGGTACTTCTAATGTTGAGAATTTACCATCGAAAATTTCAGCGATTTTAGCAGCTTGTGCATCGGAAAATTCAGCTTCAGCAGGTGTATCAGCTTTTATCTTTGCAGTTACTGCATCGACAATAGCGCCCATTGTAGCTTCATCTATCTGTGGGGTTTTTTCGTTTTGTTCCACTTTATCACTCAATTTAAGTTGTTCAACATATTCGTCGAATATGTTAACTAGCGATTCAACAACGTCGTCTTGTAACGCGTCACCGAATGTTTCTTTCAGTTTGTTATGGATATCTTGTTTGCGTGAAGAGAACGCAATGACGGATTTAATGTCGCAACCTTGTATGGCTGGATATTTCGTCAAAACACCGCCTGTGATAATTAATTCATTACCATAAACAGTGACTTCTGCCGAAACGTGCGGATTCGCTTTATAAGCTTCGTACACGTCTGAGCCAAATAGCATGGCTGTAAAATCTAAGTCGTCTCCTTTTGGGATAAACTCAGTAAACTGACCGGCATACCGACCACCGTGTTCCGCTTCCATCGTTATCATGTTCTGATTTGATAGTTTGATGTTCTGCTTTGGTAAGTCCAGTGTGTGAGTGTTACCTCGCATGTCGGTGTGCGTTCCACTTTTCAACAAGGTCCCATGAATCATGTAAACCGGTAAGGTCAGCTTTTCCATTATCAATACACCTGTATAGTCTAGGGGACAACTTCAATGAAACAAGTGTCAAAAAGCACTAGCATATAGTTAAGTATATATATGTTATCGTAACATTCACTCTAGTTTTAGATTTTCACTGTCCATGAGCATTAATAGTTTCATTTTACACGATGGACACATACCTTCGTCTAACATACGTTTGATGATTATGTCAGTCGTTTCGGCTTTCGGTAAAGCGGATACATCTAACTCGGTGAACCTTTTGGTTCGCTCCATATCATGTTGCGTAGCTACTGTTTTTCTGAACGTGTCGACAACTTTCATTTTCGTGTCGTACATCGATACATTTGTAGCAGTTAAACTGGATATGTCGTCAAAGTCTTCAGCTAAAGATTTTAGCATGTTTCGTAACGTCACCGAAGGTGTGAATCTGTCATCGAAGCCTTCAAGTATTTCCATCAATTGCGATATAACAGCCTGTGGTTCCTGCGCCGTTAACGCGGCATAATCTTCTAAAGGTATGCCACCGTCGAGGAACATTTTCCAGATATTGTTGTCCGCATTGACCATATTAACATCACCGAAACGCGATAAATGGTCTGTCCTTTATATGCGTTATCCTAAAAACGTTAACACAGGTATACGTAACATGCCTACACACAGACATACAGGGGTACATGGATACAGGTACACAGCGCTACATGACATGGGGTAAAAAGGGTATGCTCGATAATTACATCGGCGCGATGACGATATAATTAAAGTATTTGAGAATTTTATAAATTTTCCGAAAAAATGCTATATTATATATATTATACTTTTAGAGTGCAAAAACCGCGACATTTTTTGACAGGGGTAGGGTGGGTATACCATCATGGGTATCCGAATACAGATGGGATACATGAGTTACACTATAGTTAAGTAGAAACCTGTAGGTGATATCTCTATGGATACCTTAGTAAACTTAGCTCACACAGCAAACACCACACTATTAGCGGAAGCTAATATTCGTGGGAAACTATACCCTGGGTTCGATAAAGCGGATGGGGTTTGGTATGAACTCCAAGACGTAACAGATGACGCTTTCGGTTTAATCGAAAGTGTGCAAGCCGCAGTTTGTAAAGAAATTGCGGATTACTTCGGTGAAGAACCGATGTATAACTTCTAATTTGTTATTTTTTTCTTTTATTGATTATATCTATAAAAAAACTCATCATCACGATATACGAATACAGATTGGATTAGTTTGACTACACTGTTTTAGAGTGGAATAAAAACTCTATAGGTGATGTGTAATGATTAACAAAATATCTAATACTATCGTAAAATTCTTCAACCAGTTAGACGCTGGTAAGAAGGGCAGAACGCCATACATGGTGTTCAAACATGGAACCATCTTGGAGGACTTAGATGGTAGATACTTTATCGTCAGAAATGACACCTACAAAGTTGTAGGTAAGTGCTCACCTGAGAACCTTAACGGTCTTATAGAACGAGCGTTAATGCTCGAATAATTCTATTTTATTTTTTTCTAACCGTAATGGTTTGTAAATAAAAAAAAAGCATCATCACGTTATACGAATACAATTTGCAGATATTAGATACACTGTAGTTAAGCGATAACCATGAGGTGATGTACAATGTTTGTACCAGTAAATAGAATGTTTAACACGACCGAAGAATCCGTTGATGCGGCTATGGAGGTGTTACACATACTATCTCACGACCTTGCCGACCTTGATAAACCTGAAAACAAATACTTGTTGGATGTGTTGTATAAAAGGTTTGGTGTGATGGTGTGTCCGAATTGTGGTGCTACCATCCGTGAAATACACGGGTGTAAGACCTGTAGGGTCTAACCCTAATTCTTTTTTTTATTTTTATAGATTTCATTTATAAAAAAAAATCATCATCACGATATACGAATACAATTTGCGATACATTCGTTACACTATTTTAGAGTGGGTAAAAAAGTAGGTTATGGTTTGTCTGTTGCAGAGACAACTCCTGTAGCTTACCGCTTTATACCAACGTATTCAGGTGGTCTGAATGGATTTGAATATTGCGAAAGCAAACATGAATAAGCACGGTAACGGTCAAGCTGCTGTGCGGATAGAAGGAAAGTTGTATGTTGTCAATGTGACTTCATACAATGATTTGACTATCAAAATTAATCGTATTTTAACTAGCTTAGGTTTACCTAAGTTAGATGACGATTACACGCGAGAAGGTGATATAATAATCGCCTAAATATCTTTTCTTTCTTTTATTTTATATAAATCTATATAAAAAAAATCATCATCACGATATCCGAATACAGCTCGCCACGTAGCTCTCCACACTATTATACGGTGAACAAAAAACAATTGGTGAAACTATGGCATTCGGTATCGGTACAACGACAGAAAACGCAGCAACAGGAAACAACTTCGGGTGGGTAGAAACAAAATACCCACTTGCATTAACAATATTCATTAACAAACCGATGGGAGACAAAGAAAAAGTTGTCGTCAAAATCATAGGCGACAAAACGAAATTCGACGTCGGTGGAACGTTCGCGAAAGGATATTCGTCAGCAGCATTCAAAGCGAACATGGAACGTGTTAAAACATTCCTAAACAACATAGCTGGTCAGGAAGAACAAGCAGTAAACTATCTTCTTGAGAACCATTACATTAAACTCGTACAGCAAGGCCCTGGAAACAAAGCCTTCTGGTACGTGTACAAGCCTACAGAGAAGTTACTTCTCGAAGGCAACCTCGGTGTAGACGAAGGTCTACACTAAACATTTTATTTTTTTACAAAACAACAACCAAACAAACACATCATACGCACAATCATCATAAACGTATTTAACACGACGCGTTATGTACAAAGGTATACACGGGAATGGGGCGAAGCCCCATTCCCTTTCTTATTTTTATAGGCTAATCACCCGCCATATTAGGAATATAATTTTCACCTGACACTATTTTATGATGGTAATAAATGTTATTTTATTACCTATTCTTTATCAATCAATCACGACTGCTGCGCTGGTTTGGTGAACGTCATTTAAAGCTGCGCTTTAAATAGAAACGAAGCTGAAACAGTAGGGCACGTGTGCGGTTGAACGAGAATACGAATCAAAACAAACCACATTAAAACAAACAGTACAAACAAACAGGTGAACAATATGTTTTCAAACCTCTTCGGAATGGACAATACAGGTAAAGACAATGGAGCAGCAGTAGCTGCGGACAATAACGATAATATCAAACGTACCTATGACGCAATGGTACAAGCAACTGGAAACGTTGCTGTACACCATAAATATGCGGATTTCAGTGAGAAACCTCTCGGCTGGAACTTCGGTATCTCAATGGACGAATCAAAATTAGAACACCAAAGAGTCATCAAGTCATTCGACTGTATGGCACACAAAATAGTAGACAAAAGGTACACCTCGTGTGCCGTAATGCACGAAACAGGTCAGTGGATTGGCCGAGAAATCGCAAACGGTAACATAAAACCAGAAACGATGAAAGCAATCTATGGTGACGACGTTGTAAAAGCGTCAGAACACGAAGTGAAAGTACTCATGCGAAGTAGTGGCGTAGAACTAAATGACAGAAGATTGGAAGCAGCAATCGCAGCTTGGCCATTAACAGGATACGTACCAAACGGTGCGCCTATCATAAACGCTAACGCCATGATAGGCGTTATGAACGAAGGATTAATCGAATTATACGACCAATACTGGGGTCAGGTGTATGAACTGGTCGCAAGGTCAAACAACAGACGACCGAGTGGAAAATCTATCCTTGTGTCGAAATGCAACTTAATGACGTACGATGACCTCAATGTGGCAATGTCGGCAGCTCAAACAACTAAAACTAAAAAGAAAGACACTGGAAACGATATATTCGGTGGAATCATTGGAGGAACAAGTTCGTTGTTCGGATTGTAAAGGTGGTTCAAATGCGTATCGAAACAATGAAAACACCAGGAATGTTTGATACTATGTCCGCAAGTGACATGGTATCGCTGCTGTACGCAATACGTGCAGCAGTACATACCCAACTTAACTGGAAGTCATTCCAGACGCAAATACAACACGGGAATATCTTCGCTCGTGTAATATTCGAAATGGACAATTTCGACGAAATCATAAAGAAGATAACGCTACCCGCAACGGAAGCTCTGCCGTATGAACAGATGAAATCATACCCACGAAACAGTCAGACGCCGGTCAGATTGGTAGTGGAACCAGAGTATTCTGGGCTCAAAGAAATCGTTGAGCTCATATACTTACGAGCAAGGAAGTTACAATTCAACGTGACAGACGCGGATAGCGTCTATGAATTCGCATAACTAAATACAATCTAACACTTTTCTTTTTAAACAAAATCTAACACGAGGGAAATTATGAACAGATTCAGCTCAATCGTAGCTGTGCGTGAAGACGCACTCCAATTATTTCAGATAGCTAAAAACGCTAAACACACTGGTGTCGTGCAGAAGCATGACAGGTTCGGAAAATACAACAGGTTCCTTCCCGGAACCCACGATACGATGAAACGGTTCGTCATTGACGACCTCATCAAAAGACGGCTGCATAACTCGATTTATGCGAAGGCGAGTGTAAACAATGACCTCGCCGATGACGAAATGGGTGTACCAAAAACTTTATCGGAGACAATTCCGGTAAAAGTGTTAAACGTAGAAGACGCAACGGAAGTAGTCTTCAAAACCGGAGAGTTCGATTCCGGTAAATTCAAACACAAAAAGATACAGGACTACGTAGAAGGTAGACATTTCTACCCAGGTAACGTAGTTCGGGTGAACGATGCGTTGTTCATCGTAAGTAGTGACGGTACGTTTGAAGAAGAAATCGTACCAGTGGTACTCCTTAGACGGGGTGTGAAAGACGGTGACGAAGTTATTATAATCCGCCACCCCGTAAAAGCACTGAATACCATTCTTCACAAGAAAGTGAAAATCGTGGACACCGGAGACGTTAAACAGTACGTATTACAGTTTACGAACGTAACAATAAAATACATCGAAGGAGACTTCGATGGTGATGCGGTAAATGCACTATTCTTCGATTCACTTCACGCAGACGTAGATATAGATAAACCAGCTGAAAAAGCCGGTAAACCAACAATCAGGCTAGACAAGAAACTACCACCCGTAGCTGAAAGTACAATGAATAGACTGGATGTTTCGGCGATGTTAAACATCGAGGAACCAGTACCATTCATCCTAGCGATATCAAAGTCCATCATGGGTCACCAGTTGGATATCGATGATGTTAAGAAATACATATCCGATTGTCGAATTTCGGTATTACTTAACCAAATAATACTATACCCGATAGCACGAAAAGCTATCGAGTTACAAGATGGAGCACGATTAAGGTACCTTGCACAGAAATACGATATGAAAATGAACATCCCAGATGGGATGGACGCTGTAGTAGACTACGATTACGCAAATGAAGAACGCATGAGCGAGAACATGGAAATGTTCATCAGGTGCTACTTCAAGGGCTACGGCCCAAAGTTGAGTGGCTACGTACAGAAACTTCTACTCGATGTTAGTGGAAACTTCAGTATCGAGGACAATAAACTGTTATACAGAGGGGACACTGTATACACGGACAGAGAACTTAGAGGTAAACACCTTATCGAGGTCATCGAACTGATAAACGCCCTTCAACAGGACGTTATCGGACTGAAACATATAGATGCGCCGTTGTCAAATTTGGACAGAGCATACGCATTACAGCGATTGTTCCAGTCTAAAACCAAAGTAAAAGCTATCGGTGCCGATGGTTGTATACGAATATTCGAAAGCTTCGGGCTCAACAAGTGCGCTGCGAAGATGGCAACGATATGTCTGTACGCAATCACTGGAGCTGAACTTCCAGGTACACCAATAGTAAACTGTCATGGAACAAAAGAAAACTTGACGTGGAGCTGGGGTGTAGCGGACAGATTTATCAAAGGCGACATCAGAGAAACACCGATAACGTACGGTGTGACGAATTTCATTAAACATAATCAAATTTAAACAAACAAACAGGTGTAAGAACATGTCAAAAATCCTATCCAACATACAAAACATAACTATCATAGAAAAGGAAACGAATCCAAATATTCGTAACCTTTTATGGAAAAGGGCACTGAACAGTGCCATCACGAATGTGCACTATAACGTCACAACAAGACGAGCATACATCCGAAATGGGAACTACGGAAAAGGACTCGTATCTGAAGAGATACGAGAACCATCATGTGTAGTCGTGCCAGTTGCACACTTAAACGTGTACGACTGCGCAGAAGATATCTTTATCGTGAATGACAGCACGATGAAGGAAGAAATCAAGGTCACGAAAGTACATGTGCTAGAGAAAGACACATGTACAGTAATGAGCGGTGACAAGGTCACAAAAGGTCAGACCATCGCTTACAGGGAAGAGCCGTACTACCAAGTCGGCTCGAAACTTGATGGTGTTGTCGAAGTCATCAGAACGGTGTTCGACGAAAGAGTGGTAATCACCCAGACATTCAGACTCGCTGATACAATCGGCGTAAAGATGATTGGGTACGATGCCCAGAAGGGAACAACGATTCTCGGTCACGACAGATTCGAAATCGTTGATAAACAACCAGACGCAGACATGAAAGCTTCATTCGAAGCAAATGGTATCGAAGTACTACCGATACCAGAAGACTTCAATCAGATATCAATCGTAGGTGACGCTGATTCGATATTGAAACGCGAATCGAGTGGGTATCTCGCAAACATATCCCTGGGGATGAAACACGATACCTATCGTGAACCTGAATGGGACAGCTACAGGCACGTGTACGCTGGGAAGGTCTTGGACAAGAAGACAGGAACCGTACATGACGCGATAGTCGGTATCGCAACGTTCGTGGTCGGAGAACAAACTCCGAACTACGAACTAAAAGTACCTAAGTCCACACACGAATTGATTGGGCGAGCAAACGCCGCTCCATCAACGGATATCTTTAGCCAGTACTTCATGGCTGCGAAGTACCCAGAGGACATTAACAGAATTCTCGGAAACGAGATAATCGATTGTATCGATTGGGATGAGGTGTCGCGACACGGTAAGATGATTACTGGACAGGAAATCGCGGTGTCATTCAAATGATACACCTCATTCCATCTAACCATACACAATTTGCCAGAACAATGGAGCGTCTGGAAACGCTACCAGATATCGATATAATGCTACTCGAAATGAACTTCAAAACCGCAATCAAGGTTGCGTTATATACGAAGTTATTCGGTAAAACATTCTATCGTGACCAATACGCTGGTTATGTGTACGCAAAACGTCGTGGCGTACAGTGTCAACTGATGTTGGACGAAAATTGTTCAACACCAAGTTCATCATTCTTCCCGAACGGAGTTGAAACTAACGACTTATCGTTTAACGAAGAACTCGTAAACCACAAACCCGCGTACAATAAGATGATTGAACGCGCAATCAAAGCCTACGGCGATAGAAATGCGGCTGTCGTTGTAGGAAGTGCACATACAGCACACATCGTACGGATGTGTAAAGAAAACGGAATCGACTACACTGTAGTCGCTTAAACGTTTGAGGGGAAACATGATAGAAGTGGAACACAAGTATCGTGGACTAGTGGACGACGTTGACATAGTTACAGGTCGTACAGCTGAACTCATCACAGAAGATGACAACAGAATGCTAATCTCTGGTTCGAAAAGGTTCGAGAGCGTGATGAACACGTTCATGGACCATAAACCGGTTACTATACGTAATCAAACACAGAAAGACGACTTTATCAAAGCGGTATTCAATACCAAACTAGATAACATCGTCGCAAGAATCTTGTTCAGTAAATCAGAAAACGGTGAGGTCGGAGAATTCTCGACAACCAGAATGTGTAACTGGTTTCGCAGCAATTACACGTGGAAAAAGCGTGATGACCACACCGTAGTAGACCCTATAACGTTCTTCAAAGAACGTACAGGCGTCTGTGCGGACGCAACAATGTTCATGTTAAAGACGATACCAAACAATTATCGGTATCTTCTACAGAGAACACCAAGAGGTGGAAAAGCAGGACACGTCGCAGCAGGTATACGATTTGACAAGAACATATTGGTGCTCGACCAAACCAGTAAATACATGCTACGTGACAGAATCGGTGATTTCGACGTCATGTACGGCATGAACATGCAAGATAGAACAGTAGCAATGTTAAACTTGCATACGAACGAAATCATCAAAACAGTACAGATGTAAACGTGATTGGGCAAAAACGCTCAATCGTTTTATTTTTTTTTCGTAAATTTCCAAAAACAATGTACGTTTGAAAAATTTGAAACGTACACGATTGCTTGTTTGAATTTCTTCGCAAATACATGTATGTCTAAAACAGCTTTCGTGTATTCGCGAGTACAAAATGGAGAGAACCAGCATTTTCGCAAGATGTCAGTTCGTTTTTCGTTGTTAGGTGACTCACCTTGGGAGTACATCTGCGGTAATTTGCTGGCTAAATGAACGCTGGACTAGCTCATATATAAACGCTTTCGTAAATTTTATTTTTTTTATAAAATAGTACACCACCTTACACTAACTTACACTACCTTACACCACCCTACACCACAACGCGTGATAAATCACGCTTAGCCAATTTTTTCACTTCTCTCGCCTTGAAGCGCATTTTTATATCACACTCACACGCACACGGCACCAAAAACCAAATCAAGGCGCATATAAGTGGTATACCGACAGGTATACAGTGAATAGACTAAGTGATATACATGGTACAGTGGTATAGTGATATACCTAGCCGTGTATACACGTATAACAGTGATACAATGATACATGTAGAACCGTATACTAGTGATATACCTACATTAGGTAGGTATGTACATACATAGAACTGTATATCAGTGATACAATGATACAATGAACCATATACTATATGAAATAGCTACGATGTGTAGCGATACGGTGAGAAAATGAAAACAATAATATTAGATTTTATAAAAACACATGACATCAACCTACCGATTAAAGACGAAGACATACACGACGTCTACGATAAGATGATGGATACACCTACTATCCAAGCAGGACTATTCGCGCTACTAGGTGATGTATCTAGTGAATATAAACGGTGTCCGCACTGCCAAAGCGTTATCAACACGCTTATACAGGAATATGGGGCAGGTGCACAATGTGAATGTAAACTGGGTGAAGACGGCGACATGGACTTTGGTGAAACGCTACCAGGTGATGCATCAACGGAATCATATAACTGTCCAGCGTGTGGTAGAGTGATATGTACCCACGATGACGACGCCGTGGCGTTTTTCAAAACGGGTATAGCTGAAGTAGAGTGATACAATGGAGATAAAACGAACGAAAGTAGTAAATAGACGTCGTAGTCAATTCGACGTATACATAGGACGACCGAGCATATGGGGCAACCCACACGAATTAACGAACAAAGCCGATATAGATGAAAGACGAGCTGTCTGTGATAAGTTCGAACATGATTTACAAAACAACCCTGAACTATTAGCGAAGTTACCGGAGTTGATAGGAAAGCGTCTAGGGTGTTTCTGTCACCCTGAAGAGTGTCACGGTGACAGAATAATAAAAGTAATGAAAGAACGAGGATTGATCGGAATGGAAATATTAAATTGTACACCACATGAAATAGGATTGATAAGCGGTACCATTAAACAGACGGTACCGACACAGGGGCTCATACGAGCACAACAAGAATCAGTACAGAATGATGTACTCACGTGGACCGTAGATGGTCAGCAGATGACGATACCAGTAGTGAAAAATCAGTATAAAGCTCCCACGTTCGATGTAGACCTTGACCTCTTGAGAGATGCAGATATGGTGATTGTTTCCCTCCTAGCAGGGAAAGCTATCATGGACTACAAAGGTGAAGTAGAAGCGTACTTCGCTCAGAACGGATACAGATTCGACATAAGTAAATACTACATCATCGGAAACGCCGTAAGGGGCGAAGGTGGTGTGATAATAGGTGCTGACGCACTCACAAGGATTACAGATTTATAAATTTAATGAACAAACAGGTGATACATACGATACATATAGCAAACATCGGTGACGTCTTGTCGATAGACGTTGAATCTAATGGATTACGAGGGAAACCTTTCGCGGTTTCCCTAATCAGACAACATGCGGACGGTACAATCCAGAAGGTATCCTGTAGATGCCCGTGTGAAAACCCTAACCCGTGGGTTGCAGAAAATGTACTACCATACATGGCAGTGCCAGAAACACACAAGACATACGAAGAAATGCTTGTGGCTGTAGGAAACGCATTCCACAATTTAAAGAACGGTGCTGTAGTGATAGCTCACTGCGGAGCACCAGTGGAAGCAACGCTATTTGATGAACTGTATAAAGCTAATGTGATGGGCGAGTTTGATGGACCATTCCCGTTACATGAACTTGCAACCGTGTTAGCGGTATTAGGTGAAAACCCACACAGTACAGATGAGTACTGTAAGAAGTACAACATCGTGATAGACGGCGTTGAAGGGTCTACACATGACCCCGAGTACGATGCGATGGTTGCACTAAAAGTGTGGAACCACTGTATGAGTAGGATAACACCTACCGAATGAATGTAATTACAATGTTAGATGATGAATCGGTGATATCCGTTCATCACAGCTATTCTCATTTTCGTGGAACATCACGAGCTTAACGTACACGTATCTATGGAGTACCATAACCCAATAGAGCTGTATATACACATGTTATGTACATATGTGGATAACTGCACAAAGTGACCTTAGACGATATCCAGTGTTATATGATATGTCGGCGATGACGTGCATGCACAGAGCCAAATTAAGCCGTGATTAAACGATTTGACATTCCCATTCTATGCGATGACGTACTAACAATCCGATCCCAAACATTGTTACTACTGAGCATTCCCATTCCCAAACCTGAATTGTGTTACTAAATGCAGGATACTAAACGAACCACGACTATAAATGATATAAAACAAATCAAAACGAATAAACAGGTGAATTGATATGAATGCAGAAAACGTAGTGTTAGGAGACTTACCAACAGTGAGCGAAATGCTCTTCGGTGCAACAGCTACCGTGAAAGAAGACAGAGGTATCGTAGGACTCACTGAAGCGAACAGGAGATTCCAGTACGCCGTAAAAACAAGAATATTTACGAATGACAATTACTTCCAAGCAACAGCAGTAGGAGCGATTGAGAAACTCTTACCATTACCAGACGCAGCGCTCACACACATGAAACACGTCGACTTAGTGACACTAGCATCGTACGCGGTGTTTGAAATCGCGAAAGCAAAAGCTACCGGAGCAGCGGAAATTGACATGGCGAACATCAAATTACCGTTAGCTAACGTTGAAAAGGCTCAACCTATCATCTGTAAGTTAATGGAAATGGGAGTACAGCCAGCGGACATGATACCGGTGAACTTTATCAATGCAATCAAGAACGCCGGATACAGTAACATGGTAACAGACCTCAAACTCGTGTTACCCGATGAAGGCGAACAACACAAACAGATTGCAGGTATGTTACAGGATGCTTACAGAGCCTTGTTACCTAACGTAGTGTTCTAATACACTACGAATATTAACCTTTTTATACTATCCACGATTGTTTTCGTGGTATACAACGAAACGACTTGAATAAATGATACGCAAATCAAATATGACCTCATATGTTAGATAACTAATAACATGACTATAATAAAGTGTAAAATTAAAAACAAAGCAAGTAAAATCAAAATAATAATAATAATGTTAATTAGCGTATCTACCGGTGCATAGCCGGTGTTCAAGGTAATGTACTCGCCGTTCCTCGCGGCATTCATTATCCCGGAACCTCTATCGCATCCCGCACATGCTATTTTAATCTTGAACACAACTGATTATAATACGTAGCGGTAGAGCAACATGTGGTTCCCAGCCACGTTCCGGGCCCTCATGACCCCGAACTGTACGTTTATGGATTATCAGATTATCAGATTATCAAACAAAATCCAAAATAAAATCGCAAAACAGTTTAGACCACTATTGAATTACGACTTTAATCATTACAGGTACGTACGTGCTCGGTACCCAATCCGAGTTCGGGGACTTTGGTTATACTTATTTGGTCGGTGGGTAGCGTATAATCTCCAAACGCAAAGATTATCACCCCTCATGGTTAACACCGACACTTTTTTGTAACAAACTATACACGATAATACGAGATGATGAGAGATGGATTTACAACGCGCTTTGGACTACCTCGCGGACATGGGCGAGGTAAGAATTCGTAAGGACCACTTAGGGCACCCGTACCATGTCAGGGTGCAGGACCCGAATGGTAACCTCGGTTATCACGACGGAGCAGATGATAACGTAGAAGACGCTATCAAAGATTGTCTCGGTAACATATACGAAGAATTAGACGACTACATCGAAGGGTACAAAGCCCAACAGGACGATGTTAACGCGGTACTTAACGCTAAAGGTGTACCTAAAACGAGAGTTATACCCTACAGCGTTAGGATACCACTGAAGAAAAAGTGATATAATGGAAGGAATGGAAGAACAACAAGAAATGGAGACGTTAGAGAAGATGATGACGTTCCTCGCGCAGTATGGTGGTATCGTAATCGATTACAACGCCAATAAGCTTGAAGCGTACAGGTACAAGATAACCACGACTGACCCGTTCGCTGCGAACAAGAAGCGAGTAGGTCAAGGTGCTACACTAAGAGAAGCATGTGAGCACATACTTACAGGGATACACAGTACGTATACATCCATTAGGGATAATACCTCTAACGTCGTGTCAAGAATAGAAGGTATGAAACAATGAACGTAGAGAAGCTTATAGAACACCTTGCCCCTATCGGGCCTATCATCATCAAGCAAATGGGTGATGGTAACATACACGTAAACGTCGGCTCTGGTATAGAAAGTGTAGGCGGTGTAGGTAAGGGCCTTGTCTCGGCGTTACAAGATGTCAGTAGACGAGTAAGGAGAGAACACTTTGAAGCGGCTACCTCGCATAATGCTATGGTAAGCGGTATAGACCAGTACGTTAACGAAGGTGAAGATGATGAATGAAGACGAATATGTAAGTAAAGTGATGGGTTTCGCTGTAGGTAGCGGACAAGTCTCAGGTACCTGCGATAGTATATACGGTAAGTGGAAGTACACACTCACATGTAACGACGAAACACTTCACAAGGAACACATTGGTATTGCCGATACACTTGAGGGTGCCGCTGAGAAACTTACGGCTAACATAAAACAAGCATACGTGAACATTGAAAGTGTTTCACAAAAGCTTGTAGCAACGATTGATGACATAAATGCACAGTAAATCACACTTGTCAGACGCTCTACAGTGAGGGTTGACATATGTGTACGTTCGTTTTAGAAGGTCTCACAACGATGACCACGACCAATATTATATTAACATGAAGATGTATAATCATACGAAGTCTTACGACAAGGGGGTAGTGGTGTATATTCGTAATATCCGACACTATTACATCGTCGTTGTGACAGCGTAATGTAATGGTGATGGGATGTTCAACATAGTTTTCAGAAAAAAAGTATCATACGTACTCATGATACTTGCGATATGGTGTATCTGTATGTACTTACACCACGTTAATTTGATAAATGGCGAGTACTATACGACACTATTAAACGGATACATTATAGTGATGGCTATGACCATGACATACAACGCGTATGAGTATGCTGTTGTTGTAGACGTTAACTCAAACTTGTCAAAACGGAAGAGGGATTAATATATGGTTGAAGAACGAACGTGTGAAAACTGCAAACACTTTAGAGCGAAAAATAAGAAAGGTATGCCCGAAGGTATCAAATCCATAACGTTTTTACTCACAGCGTGGGTTATATCGGTTGCACAATACGGCTGGACCAGTTTGTGGGCTCTAACAATCCTCGCGTGTATAATTTTGGTGTTACACAAAGGTAATTTAGAATGAATTCGGCAGGTTTAACAATACTGTTAATACTTAGGGACATGATGTACCTATGTCTGTGGAATGTGGTGCTACATATGTCACTTAGGTACATACGTATGTGTCGACATGACTAGGGTAAGGTATATATACTCACCATTACCACCTCATACACAATTACAAAGTACATCAAAACGTAGATGGACGTGCGAGACACGAGAATACGGTACTCTGTTCACCTAATTAAACGGAAAACCAGCTTGGCTATGCACCACGGGATGTCATAGTGTAGACGAGCAGCCTGTCGGGACCTCCCATCGGCTCGCAACATAGATTGCGTTGAGGATGACAACGGTCTAAGCCGGGGCTGTCGTAGATAGTTGAAAGCGGTAAACATACTTGAGGTTACGGTCGTTTCGAACTGTCGATTCGTAAGCTAGCACACTAGAAGTGTAGTGTTGTGTTAGTAACGCCGGGAATCAAGTGATATCGATACAAACAAGCGAAATACCTGTTAACACTTTACCGAAACTCTAACAGGAAGCAAGCATCTAGTTTTATGTGATTAGCACATAAGATTAGAGTATATTTTTTTTACGTTTTATATATAATTATAGCGCGAAGCGCCCAATGCGAGTGCAACGAGGTGTGAGTTGACGAACACCGAGTGGGCAACGCAACGAGTTATTTAAAATATAATAATACAACGACAAACTTGGAGTAAAAAGAACTAAAGTTCCGTACGTATACCAACGAACACAACGTACGTCAAATTGCTCAGGAGTATAAACTTTTTTCAGGTGTTTTTGTGAAGTGTCAAAAGTGCGGTAGCGATAGCTTTACTTACGGTTCGATGGAGCCGGAAGACGATTGTATCGTTCAATCGATTGAATGTGACAATTGTAAAGAAGAATATACACTCGTAGCGTATCCTAATTGGCAGGTGGAAGGTCAAGAGAACTTTTTATTTAATGTATTCGCGAAAGCTGATATGGTTAGGGACGTACAACTAGCAACGTATTCACCGACGTGTCCTAATAATTGTGATACGTGTAAAAAGTATGTCTGTGAAAACTGGGTGGATATACCGGATAATGATGTATTATTAGGTAAAGTCCGAGCGAAAAATGCGGACGAAGCGATTAAATTCTTCGTACAACAAGTCGGGATACACAACACCGACAACATGTACGCTGAAATTGTAGATGAACAAGCTACAGAAATTTTTCAGAAACCGTCAGAACAATAAAATTTATTTACTATCTACAAAATGGAAAAAATAACAACACGTAAGGTGATTAGATGGAACATATAGAAACTGTAAACTTAAGCGCTATGATGGGCGATGCTGAAGGTGAGACTGGTGATGTAAACGTACCTACAGCTGTACCTGAAGGTGAAAAAGCTGCGACAACTGGAACGGCTACACCAAGTATTTCACTTGAATCAACAAACGAAGCAACGAACTCGATTGATGAAAGTGTAGAGGAAAACGTAGAAGGCGAAATCGTTATTGAAGTTGTACCAGAAGATAAAGGTGAAGAAATCACCAACGGTGCCGAATACGGTGTAGTGGTTGGTGGTGAAGTGGTAGTTAAAGAAATTGACATCGACTGGCATGAATTCGGTATGCCGAACGCGGCTGTGAAAAGGATTATGAAGTCTGTATCTGACGATAAGAATATTTCAGCTGACGCGGTTGAAAAGATGAAATCGTTAGCAATCGAATACATTATGGGTGTTACAAAAGATGCGAACGCTAGGTGTGAAGCTAAGAAAAGAAAGACCATTATGGACAGAGATATCGAAGATACAGCAAACGGTATGCTATCGGATAAACTCTTAAGTATGGCGAGTAAGTCCGTGAAAGTGGAACTACTAACTAACGAATTCGTGAAAACGATAGCAACTGAAATTGCAAACGTACAATAATTAAAAGCTACACATTACGATTGGTGGTTTAATGTCAAGATACAAATTCGATAAACAACACGAAAAGTTTAATTTAACGATTCAAATTGTAGCACAAGCCATGGTAATCGTAATCGTAAACGTTATTTATTTTTACAACTTCATTTCGCTATTCCACTTCATACTCGTTGTGAACGCTCTTATGGTAACGTGTGTTTTATCTGAAGTACTTAGTGCTAAAGCTATACTAAGGTTATACAATGCATGTGATATGGCAGTTGACCACATCGAAGAAATGAAGAGAAAAAGAACGTAAATGTAATAAAGTATATAAACTATCTACAACTTTTTTCACCTGTAAAACGTGTAAATGGGAAAATATGATTATAACAGCATTCATTGCCGATACGTTATGTATAATACCGTTCGTTGCATTTTTGCTGTTTATGTACATCCCATATTACGCGATGTATAGGTAAGGTAATTTGGTAGCAATAAACTCGAAGTCTGTAGGCAATTTAGGTGAAGCTAAGGTGTTATGTAAGTTCGTTGAACTTCGTATACCCGTTTATGTACCGTTTGGTGACAATGAAAAGGCTGACCTTGTCGCAGATTTCGGTGGTAAATTGCAGCGGATACAGGTTAAAACGTCTATCAAAGCCGAAGATGGTAAGATGATATTTGACTTGACCTCAACGTTAACGAAGAATAAAAAGTATATAAGGCGTAAATACGAAGATGGTGAAATCGACTATTTCGCATTGTATAACGTTACACGTGACAAAATTTACCTCGTACCATACAGTGAACCGAAAACTGTTATGTTTATTAGATACGAACAACCTAAGAACCGTCAATCAAAAAAGGTACACTTAGAAGAAGATTATCTGATAGATAACGTACTCGGAAAAATCGATGAAAATTACGTTACAATTAACGAATTCGTTAATTGTACAGTAGATGAGGTAGTTGCATGAATTATTTTGCGTTGTTAAAAGGGATAAACGCTGCTTTAAAGAAAGGTACTGAGTTTTCGACGAAAATCGTGATGGTTATGATTTTCATGGCGGGTTTAATTCTGTTTATGTTTAGTGGTAATATGCCACAAGCTATAATGCTCGTGCTAATGGAAATCGGTGACATTATATGTACTATTACCGTTACATTCATGATATTATACTGTATCTGTGAAGGTGTCGAAATCGCTAAAGAAAGATACGACCAATACGTCGCTGAATTCAAAAAAGCAGATGAATGTACGTGTGATCGTGAATGTAAGTGTTTACCGGAACCAGAAGCAGTATCCGAAGAAATTAAAGCGCAGTCGGCGTGATTAAATGTATAAATGGTGTATACTAAGAGCGTTCAGTGACTTTATTAACCGAGCGTATAACGCTACGGGTTTTTTAATAGTTATCTTTGGTTTGTGTATACTCATTGCGATATTTGCATTACCAAACGATAGCTCAACACTGAGTTTCATAATAAAAGCGGGTGAACGTCCAGCTGGTATATTGGGTTCAACGTTACTCGCATTAATGGGTATTAAAGTTTTGTTATTCGTATCAGGTTACCGAAAACGGATAGAATTAGCGTGTATGAATTGTTCACGAAACGCTAACTGTGACGATGACGTCTACTGTAAGTGATAACATGTTAACGATGTGGAACTGGCTAAATTTAGCAAGAAACGTACTGGGTTACATCCTCAGTATATTAACGGCTATAATCGTGTTTGTACTATGTATGATGCTGTTATACTTCAGTTTGACGTGGACTCTAAATGACCCAGGTTACGAAATATGCTTCATGGCTATCAAAATGTGCTTACGTGCTATGATAGTGTTCGTGTGGCCGTACTTGATTTTACAATATTTCAGGAAACCTATCCTGAATAGATGTAAATCATCTATTTAATGTGACAACCAATATGCGTCAACGTAAGGTTTAGGTTAGATTTTCCTTACGGTGCTGCGGTTGTCAGGGATTTTTGATATGTTCGGTGTGAATAGGGTGAAGACGTTCCCAAACAACCCTATTCACACTTTTCGTGGCGACGCTTGGAGACGTCCAGTATGTACAGTACATACAGTTGCCGCTACTTGGTCGTGTATTTACGACCCAGGTTGCCGGGTGTCCTGAAGTAAACACTCGTTATGGTAGGTTATGGTAAGTTCGGAACGTTCAAAGTCTTTGAGGACCTGTCCGGGGTTGGGTGGAGTAATTAACCACCCGTGACCTCGGCGACTTCCGGCACCTCATCATTAAATGCAGAGACCTGTACCTCCGCTAAATAGTACAGGGTAATAGAGTGAACCCACGAGGATACGGTCAGAGATTGAATTGTATACTCGCTAGAGGAGTATTTTAGGGATTCATGATGCTCGATATAGCGTGGGTTCGGCTATTTAACAATAGGTGTATAGTTAATGACGTTTGGTATACTACCGAAAGATTACTCTGATGAAGAGAAAAAACAAAAGTTAAAAAAGCAGAACGAAGAAGCTGCACACCGAAGACGACAGGCCATAGGTAACCCGTATGGTATGTTTGCATCAGTGATATGTACAGGATAAATTAGGTGATACAAATGGGATATTCAGAAGAACACGACTACATCTCTAAACAGAGAGAAAAAATGAAAGCTAAAGAACAAGAACAGGAAGAATCAAGACAGCAAGCAGTACATAATGATTCAGCTGAATGTGCGTGTGTGATTTGTGTATGCTAGATGGAATCGTAAGTGACGCTGAAGTTCAAGCGGCAAAAGAAGCGGCTGAACAAAGACAACTCGAAGCTGAAGCTAGAGCTGCGAAAGAAGCAGCTAAACAAAGAGAGCAAGAAGCTAAACGAAAAAAAGATGCTGTAACGGATACAGTACTAATGACTGTAATATGTGGTTGCTGAGCTCCTGTGGCGCAGTAGGTAGCGCGTCGGACTGTTAATCCGAAGGTCGCAGGTTCGAGCCCTGCCGGGAGCGCTTAAACACGGTCCGCAGTTAAGTTTGCGGAAATAGTAGGCATTTATCTCCAAAAAATGTTTTCTTAACTTCTTCTATAGGTAATATAACTCTAAAATACTTTAATCTTGTTTCTCTCAAAATAACACATACAGCGGTACACACTGTAATGGGTGGGTGTACCGCCTATTAATTTAAGTCTGTTGACAAACATGTCATATCATATCACTTCCAATCGTGTGGTTCTTTTTACCCGGTGAGACGGTTTTTGGACCACACATGAATATTTTTTATGGCGTTCGTAAAACGCACGGGTTTCTCTTTTTACCGTGCGTTTGCCGTCATGATACGATACTATTGAGAATGTATAAATACACCCGGTGTAACCCACCGGGGTTTTGATGACGTGGTCTAGTTAGGTTTGGGCTCCCGTGCGAACGGGGACAATGGGTTCGACTCCCATCGTTATCACTGTTCTTTTCAGTTTATTGGGTCGGTTAATAAATTTAGACACCAACGTGAGTCAAATCACGAGCCGACTGCGAAAACCACGACTTCGCAATACAAAATCGTGGCCGGAAATGGTGTTATTCACACTACCTTTCTGAAAGGTTTTGTTGTTTTGTCACGTTACAACTAAATGAAACGTGGTGGTGTCGAACATACCCTTTCCACCCTCGGCGTGTAGTTCAGAGGTAGAACAGTGGACTGTAGAGTGTATGGAATCACAATCTAATCAAAAGTATAAATCTAAATCTAAATATAACGAAAAATTAAAATTAAAAGTAAGAAGATAAATGTAGATATGAATCGAAGTAATGAATTGCTATTTATTATGTTCGTACAAACATAAAAATCATAGTTAAATTAAATAATGTTTCAAACAGTGATTCTATACATGCAGAAATCCACATGTCACCGGTTCAAGTCCGGTCACGCCGACTTCTGTTATTACTTTTGACGTGTACCCTCAAAGGTAGAGGGGCTGATGCCGATATAATGTCCTAGACGCTAGAACGTAGAACGTAACTAGTGCGCGTGGCATGAATCAAACCAGCAGGTTATAGGTTCAAGTCCTATCACGTCAACCATTTTCCGGCGCGTAGCTCAACAAGGTAGAGTAGCGGTGGGTTGTAATATACGTGTTTCCCGCGATTCGTAATCTACGGTTACGTGGGATAGCGTGTACGTAGATACCGCAGGTTGCAGGTTCAATTCCTGTCGCGTCGACCTTTTCTTTAAATATTATGGTGTATTAGCGTTAGCTATGGTGGTTATATATGATTAGAATTAGTGAAATTGAGAAACACGCTACACCTGTATCGGCTGATAAAGCTAGAGAGGTGTGGAATGCTATACATGACTCAGGTGTTCCCATCGAGATATCTAACGAACTAAAAACTAAATTAGTTGCGGCTATGCTCGATAAAGGGTTCAAACCGTGTGGTAAAAATGAATACTACATCGATGCGACTGAAACACTAAACAAAGAATTCTACGATATGGTGTGTAAAAAATACAAACACCAAGACGTGGATATATCGGCTGTTTACAGTATGGTAGCATTCACTAACGATACGTTTGTATCAAATGACATTACGATTACCGAGGTTGGAAGAAACGGTGACCATACATTTCCAATGTTAACGAATAAATGCGGTATGAGTATCGTTTATGATTTCGTTAAAGTTGATGTATTCGCCGAAAAATTCGGTGATAAATATGGAAACTAGTATTAACGTAGCGTTCCCCTTTGATATCGAAATACGAGGGAAAATGTTCGTGGTTGACTGCATCGGTGGAACAATCACTTGTGATGGTGAAAATGTCACACTTGCTCAGCTTCTATTCTGGTACCATAATAATCGAGACTGGGTTGTTGTAACCGAAGATAAACGATTGCGATTCAGCAAACGAAAATCGTTTAAAACTATGTCCGAAGCGGTATCTAAAATGGAGTATTTCGTTGCTATGTATGCTGATAACGATGGTGTGCATTTGTTTTCATATAAATCCGAACCTAAAGCGTTGAAAGCGTTAGAACAATTTCTTGATTACTGTATAGATAGTGGTATATCCACATCGAACAGAATATCCGATAACGTATTTCTCAACTGGTTAGATACGTATGCTAACACAGTTTCATTTAATTCATTTTCACTATCAGGTGTATTACTAACTATCGACTGCAGGTCCGATGATAGTCAGAAATACGTATCCGTTAGACGAAACGTTTATAAGTATCTCGAAAAAATATCGGGTTACGTGGAAAATAGAGGTGTCGAACCTTTTGAATTACGACTGGTGGAATGATGGAAGCTTTCAGAGTTGGAACCAAGTGTGTGTTTGAGAATTGTATCGACGGTGAGATATTAACTACACCAGAAAAGTTTGGGTTCCTGAAAAGTGACATTAACGTGAAAACACTCAATTTAAAACCGGAAGATGTTGTTAAAAGTTTATGGCTACGATATAACGGGTTACAATCAGACATTCACATCTTATCTGATGACATTGGTAACGCCCTTGAATGTTCACACGAACACTACATTGGAGCCGAACCGACGATACTGCATCTTACACGGTCATCACATAGTATCGTACGAATGGTTGAAAAACCAGTGCGATATCACGTCGTTAAGATGTGTGGTGCTGATAAACCCGAATTTATAGCAACCGGTGTGTCATCACACGCTGATAAGACACCGGGTGACATGGACATTACAAACATCGGTTTGGTTGGGTGTATGCGTTTAAATCGTAACGTACATTACGGTGACATTGAATTAGTAACTAAATCGGGTAATTGTTATCTCGATTTAACCGGTGTTGATGTCGCTAAACTTGAGGTTAGAACACAAACCGGTGACATTCATTTGAAGTTATCTAACTCGGAAAGTTTGTATTATATTAATTTATATACAAAATCAGGTAATATATACGTTGAATTCGAAAACGACTCCGAGCAACGTGTATTTATGTCACTGTCGGCTGGAAGCGGTAACGTAACTTTCGTAACGGGTAGCGAGTGTATATTATCCACTTCACCTACGACCGATATTACAAAACATTCCGGGTTTAAACGAACACGAGATTTAAAATTCGCGAATGGTAATCTGACTAAAGCGGAACGTAGATATGATGTTCAAATTAAAGTACACGCCCCGATTGGGGCACTAACGTGTATGAGTAAGATATAAATAGTGTATACGATGGCGTTTATTTACGGGCACAGTTACTCCGAAATTACGCCATTCATGCAATCGGTTCGGTTCATTGCCGAACTGCCCGTCCTTTTTTAACGATTAACAAAATTTACAACATATTTGATAGGTGGTCTACATGGAAAATGGTACTATAAACGATGTTACAGCGAAATTATTAGCAGGTTTCGATGAAAAATGTAAACAATTAAACGAATTACACACAAATATAGCCGTACACAAGGAGATTCTCTTATCTACAGGTATAGCACCCGAAATCGTTAATAAAATAATGAAAGGTATATCGTTAGGGTTTGTACCGAGTTCGGAACCAACGGTACATACAGATTGTATCATTGACGTTAAAACCAACGAAGAAATTGAGCTTGACACTATAAAATACGATGATACTATCGTACATGGTGTGTTTTCGTATAGAACGGATAATACCCTACCTTACGCTTTAAACTCACCCGGTTTATCTGCTGCGATGTTGAACAAAAATAGGAGTACGTACCTCAAAGTTAGTGAAGTTAGTGCTGTTTTAGGTGTATCACAACATAAAATCAGGAAGTGGTTACGAGAAAATAAAATGGCTGGCTTCAAAGCTAGATTTTTGAATCTATGGTTCGTACCAAGAACCGAAGTTGAAAGAATTATCGGGATTATTTAAGTGAAATCATGTACGTACACGGTGTATCTGATTTTGAAGTTGAACGCACTGAATTCACTTTAAATCAAACACGGAAAAGCTGTGATGTTATCATTGACACACTTGGTTCGGATATTACAGTTATGGTGGACCCGAATATCGATAATCCGATTGAAGGTTACGCTGAATATATAAAATATCCAACACAGGCAACGTGTGGTGATAGAAGCTACGGTATACACGAGCTTACACCATGTCCTGTTGCTAAAATGGACTACTTCAATAATTTCGAGTACTACATGATGGCAAACGGTTACGCTTATGCTAATCAGGTGCGATATAATAGAGTCCCTGTTCGTGGTTTAGAAACGATTATACGAATTAACCCGAACGTTAAATTCGGATTCGTTAAAATACATACAGCCGGTGGTAACGTTAGAGCCGATTTAACCGATGTACATTACCGTGAACTTAAAATCGAAGCCGACCACGGTAGTGTTGACGTTATTATGAATGACGCTAACTGTACAAGTGGTAAGTTTAAATCGTATATTGTAGGTAATCGTGATGTTAAAGTCGTTGCGACCCATGATATGCCCGACTACCGAAACATGATAATTTCCGGGGGTTCAATCGATTATGATATCACCGGTAAATGCAGCATGTGGGCTAGAGTATACCACATTTACGGTAAAATCATGTTCAACGATGAACAGGTAAATGATTCAATGCGAACTAATTTTGCTAACGTTGATTACGATGGCGTAGATATAACATACGATTACCGACAGGTAACGGAATTACAAGCCGAAGAACACGTTTACGTACATGGCAGGAGATGATAACGATGAAATACATTATAACTGAAGAAAACCTTAGAAACTTAGAAGACATATTAACGGACGAACAGTTTGACCAACTTGCGTGTGCTAACGCTAGACACGGTGCGGTATTGAAAATAAACTGGCCAGATTCACAATTATGTACAGTTTGTCAGAATGCATGTTTTGGTTCAGATGACCAAACGTGTTACTGTGATGCGTCCATGACAGGACCTAACGGTATGGAATGTCCAGACTACATTGAAAAGGATAACGATAACGTACGATAATGTTCGTTAAACTATTTATATTATCTATTATTTTTTTACGGTGATACTATGTTACTTGGTAAACGAATCACCGCTGGTTTCTTTCTCATCGATGACGATGACGTTGAAAAGGTTCACGACCAACTAAAGAAATACGATTTCGAAACTTATCTAGTTGGTATTTATCCGTATTTTACAACGGGTCGAAAAGTCTGGTTTTTGTGTAACGCAGACGTATCAATCGTTGAACAGGCGGTAAAAGAAATTGCGACACTATTTGGCAATATTAACTTTAAAATCAAAGATTACACCTCAACGACAGGTGCGATATACTGATGTGATTATCATGGTTAAATTATGTCTGTTGAACATCGAATGTAAACCCGACGGTGCTAACCCTCATTGTATCACGGCTCTTTTAAAGGCATACACGGGTGAATGTTGGTTTATATCGATGGTCGATAAAACGGTTCAACTTTTAGTTGCTGGCTACGAGGTTGATTCTGTTCCAACGGATATCATTGGAACATTATTAGGTGCTAAACGAATTACTATAAACGAATTTGTACCTGGACAACAAAAAACGGTAGAGATTTCTAATGAATAGATTTTACCGTGAGTTTGAAGGAAAATACATCAACATGAAAGTGAAATCTACATTTCCACGAATTGGTGGTTTAGAAATGCATATTATCGGATATTACGATGACGTATTCGATAATAACTGGCGACACGACAGATTTAGAACTAATATCGCTAGACGGTATGCATTGGATAAAGCTGTAGACAGAATACCCGAATTATCGGGTACGGGAATTTTAATTGACATCGCAAACGGCTATTATGACGTTGAAGTAGCTGATGATGATTGTGTTATAGTCGGATACACTAAACACGGATTCGTTGCGGTTAACTACGGTGACCTTCGAAATTTAGACGGAAGTGTACCCGATTTCTGTCATTTCATTAGAGCAACGGACTCCGATGAATTTTTCGATGTAGATTTAGTTAGAAAATTGAACATGTGTGTTACTGTATGAAAGCGGTTGATAAATTTATAAGCCGGTTCAAAACGGTTGATATGTTCAGTAAAGTAAATTTCTTTTATTTAGCGTACCTATTCGTCGGAATAGCTGCGTACGAATATTACATAGGAAATTATTTCGAATACGGCGGTTGTACGTTTATAGCTGGAACCTGCATGGCTTCAGCGGTGTCGTTGACCATTCTCGTACTTAAAGATGAATAAAATATGGTGAAAACATGGAAAGTTATAAAGTTAAAAACTTCATCAAGGCGATAGCCGAGAAGCTCTTACCGGGATTAGTCGACTCGTACAAGTTTACGCATTTTTTAGGTTATCCACCGGATACCGAGTATGTATACCTGTACATGATGGCCCGACCTAACAGTGAAATGACCAAATCGGAACAAGTCGTGTTTTTCGGACTGCAGTACTACATCAAGGAATACCTTGAAGGTGTAGTAGTAACGCACGAAATGATTGACGAGTTAGCTCCAATGATAAGAGCTTACGGATACCCACAATTTAACGAAGAAGGTTGGAGATACATTGTTGACAACCACGGTGGAAAGTTACCGGTTGAAATTAAAGCGGTACCGGAAGGAAGCTACGTTAATAGGGGTAACGTGTTGATGTCAATTGTCAATACCGACCCGAAATGTTACTGGTTACCATCATACTTGGAAACGTTGTTGCTAGAGATGTGGTACACCTGTACAGTGGCAACCCACGCTAAAGAACTTAGAAGCTTAATCGAACCTTACGTGCAGGAATCATGTGACGATTTATTCGACATCAACTTCAAAGTGCACAATTTCGGTGCGAGGGCTGGACCAGCTCCTGAAGCCACGAGACTTGCAGGTATGGCGCACTTAACGTCATTCGTTGGAACTGATACCTTCGATAGCGTTTATGCTGCGAAAAAGTATTACAACGAGGATAACGCCGGTATTTCAATCAGCGCGGCAGAACACAGTACCATCACATCATGGGGTACTGGTAAAGCTAACGAAACCGCAGCGTACGCTAACATGCTTGATAAATTCGGACACGAGCCGTTGTTCGCTTGTGTTAGTGATTCATACGATTACGAGTATGCAGTTGAGCACATCTGACTCGGTGAGTTAAAAGAAAAATTGTTATCTGTACCAGCAAAGCTTATCATAAGACCTGACAGTGGTGACCCTGTACAATCAACGATATTCGCCGTTGATATGATACTTGAAAAACTTGGGTACGAATACAACCAAAAAGGCTACAAAATAGCTAAAGGTGACAAAGCCGGTGTTATACTTGGTGATTCTGTAACACCTAGAGTTATTCAAGAAGTTATGTCGTACTTAATGGAAAACAAAATCAGTGCGTCGATGGTTAACTTCGGTATGGGTGGTGCACTAATGACTGGTGATAAAACCAGAGATACATACGGTTTCACAATGAAGTGTTCAGCTGTATGTAGGGATGGTAGCTGGTATGAGTGTTTCAAGATGCCTAAAGGTAGTGCATTCAAAACTTCACTTGGTGGTATGTTCCACGTTGTTAAAGACATGGGATTCTATCACACTACGGTTAATCATACCGATGAAGAATGCGACGAATTACAAACTGTATTCAAAAATGGTGTTATTGTAAGAAACGAAACGTTAACCAACATCAGAAACAGGTTAAGTAGTGAAATAATTCTCGGTATGAGTAGGACCGATAAAGAAGCTAGAGAAGTTCCAACCGAAGTGGCGCAACCGTGTTAATTACACGAGCCGAACCCGAAATCGTTAGAATCTACATGGAAGGTGAAGAACTTGACGGTGGTGTATATTATAGGACTAATTGCCCAGGTTCAGTAATACGGGCTGAATGTGAAAAAGCTGCCTACGACCACAGTGAACTTCTGAAAACCCTGAGAGCTAAAGGTTATGTATTCAACCACGTAGATATTGAAGAATACATGTGCGAATTAAAATGCGATTAACGTACCGTTCTTGTACGCAAATCATTTATTTAACTTTTTTAGGTGTTTAATTGTGAATTTCATAAAAGAATGCGTTATCGACGCTATGCTGAAACAGAATCCGACGTTAACCGAATCGGAAGCTACTATTTTATTCTACAAGAACGATGTACATAAATTAATTGAATTAAATGATAAAACGCCGTTAGATTTACTTGTTGAAGCAGCACTGCAGAATTAAAACGTAACGGGTGGTTACAATGATAGAATGGGGATATAAACATACAGAAACATACACACGATTACCAAATGGTGGATATGGAGATAGAGATTGCTATCCAGTTGAACCGAAAAAGAAAAGTAAACACATGATGAAATGTTTACGGGATGCGGGTTACAGGGACGAAAAAGTGATAAGATGAGTTTGATTGTATTACCAAACGATGTCACGTTAAAATTAAGAACCTTACAAAACCCCGAAGTAAAAAAGATGCATACCATGTGTCGGCATTTACATTCGGATATGTATAAGGTTACAAACGAAGTGTCGCGACTTGTACTTGAACACGCTTTTGAAGAAACACGAACAGCATTAATCGATATTGTGAGGAATATGTAATGAAAACTGAAAATTATGATAAAAACCTTAATATACTTAACGTGATGAACGAATGGGTTAAAGCGAATTTTACTAAAGCTAGTATTGAAATAGCTTCAAATACCGTAGTGTATAATGTACCACAAGGTAAAATATGCGTAGCATTAGCTAATGGTGAAATTGGATTGGGTTGCGACTTTGGAACAATTGTATCACCACGAGCTGACGAACATACGCTTAAATTATTCAAGAAAATAATGGATTCTTGTGCTACCTTAGATGTATATGATAATTACATTATAGAGTTAAGCGAACTTAAGTTAAAACCTAGTACGTTGAGCCTCGAATTGTTTAACGATGTAAATGCGATTCAAAAACTTGATGAAGGTGACGGTAGATTAATTACCGCACTTGACAGTGCTGATGTAGCTATTCAAACTTCATTAGAGAGATGTAGAAATTTACGAGACACTGCGTCACGAACACTCAGTGGTATTTTTAATTCTATACCCGGTGATGGTTATAAAATAGCACCGGCTAAACATATAAAACGATCTTAAGTATAGGTGATGTAGTGAACCCACGTAACGCATGCATGGGTGGATTTGGTAAATGTCTCGATGTGTATTTTACACCTCATTGTAATGGTAGTTGTAAATTCTGCATCGAATCCAACGGTTATAAACCAGAACCACTACGTACCAACGTAGATGCTATGATTAAAGCGACAAACGCATTACCATCGTATCACGATATATTGATACTTGGTGGTGAACCAACGACAAATATGTCAGAATTGATGTATTATCTTCGTGGTATCCATAGGCGTGGTAAGAATTTGTTTCTTACAACGAATGGAAGTCATCTTACGGTTGAAAATGCAGCTTTTTTGTCGATATACCTTAAAGCTATCAACATTTCGATACACCACCACGATATGGCGCAAAATAAAGACATTACCGGCGTTGAATTAAACGTGGAAAACTTACGTAAATGTGTAAATATGTTTACGTCGCATAACGTTGATGTTAGGGTTAACTGCAATCTCATACCCGGTTATATTGACAATAAAGAAGATGTACACGCGATGGAAAAATTCGCGTATAACATCGGTGCGACAGCAATCAAATTCTCGGAACTGCAGCACTGTGATGAATACGCTGATGCTAAAAACTGTTTCGATTACCCGTTAAGCGATGACCCGTTCAAACAAGGTTGTCAAGTGACGTTTAATGGTAAACATATACCTATAACTGTACACCAGACCTGTGGGTTCGTAAATAAAAACAAACCCAGACCAAATTACAAAGGTCCGTCGTATTCACGAACAAAAGTTCTATACTACAACGGTAAAGTGTATGATGGTTGGGTATCGTACAAAAAACAGGATTCGGATAACGAATTGATGCATATAGTGGATGGTATTGCGAAGAAAACGCCGATACCCGCTAGTGATGAAAACGAATCACCGTATGAATGCCACAACCGTATAAGGGGCTGCTTCAGTTGCCACTAACGGTAATTTATATAAAATACCACAAAATACCAACATTTGGTGTTACACGTGATGTGGTATGAAATTATAATAATCTTTTTTGTGTTACTTATTAGCGCGATACAAGGCGTTCGTCTGTATTGTGCGATTAAACGACATTCTAAATAATTCTATTTTGCGATGACACGTTTAACGGTTAGCGTTGAGCATAAACAACTTACGTATTTTCAACAAACCCAAAACAAACTTAACAAATAAACGGGGCGATACTATGTATTCGACTACTGTAAAAGAAATGGAAGCTATGGTTTACCGTGAAATAGAGGTAACTATGGAAGCCTACGAGTTTACGCTCGACAGTACAACGATTGTAAATTCGTTGTATAACTTGTTAAACTCGTTAGATTCAATGGACGTTAACGCAGCGTTACAGAGATTGAATATGATTGTTAGTAAACGGTCGACGTTACTCGGATAATGGTTTACTCTGCGATGATGAAACGGACACAAACGTATCGGAGCAGTTATCGACATTAAACAAAACCTAAAAAACTAAAATTGTAAAACTTGGTGAAACTATGAACGGTGAACAACTCTTAGACGCAGTGTTTGGTAAAATGACTGACGATGAAAAAATGGACAAATCCGAAGTAGCTAAAATCGACGGCGGTAAAAGATACAAATTTGGTATACACGGTAGAATGTTAGAAGGCGACAAACACTTCAGTGCATCATGTATTGGGCATTTAGAGAAAATGTTATCATTAGATGAATCCGATTTAAGTACCATGAAACACGTTGACACGCTTATCGAAGGTGCAAAAATCATCAGAGTTATCGGAACAAAACTTGCAAGTGGCGAAACCGTAGATGCGCAAACCACAAAAGAAAAATCAATTGTAGGAACCATTAACAGTTTACTGAAAGCTGGTGTAACTCCTGACGAAATGATACCATGCAGACACTTGAACATGGCTCAGAAAAGCGGATACAACAGTTTTGTAATTAACCTTACAATCAACGAAGGCGAAACACCTGAAGAAAAAGAAGTAGCTAAATACCTTGGTGACTTGTACAGCACCGTGTTCCCTAATTTGAAATTCTAATTTCAAATTAACTTCTTTTACTTTATTTACAACACAAGTCGATCGTTATAGGGGGTTATTATATACAAAGCGATAGTATATTTAATGTACGAAACGTGATGTGTGTAATGACGTGACCTGTGTTCAACCGGGGGACAATATGATATTTACTAGCGAAGAAATAACAGAAACCATCATCGATGCCATGCTACGGTATCTATACGATTTAGGAAAGTGGGATACGAAGATAAGTTTGTGTAAAAGCTATACTGAATTAATCGTACTCCTGAAAACAGAAACATCAAGCTATAATATCGTAGACGCAGGAACTGTACGGCCTGTCATTAACACCGTTGTTGGTAATTATATTGATTGGGACGCTATAGCTGACGTATTAATCAATAGATATCTTGAGAAACATGAATCCTTACCGTTCGAAGTGAACGGTAAAGTGGTTAAAGGAGAAAAAGCAAGTGGATAATTATTTCATTTGCGCCACTTTCATGTATATATGTTGTTTTGTGGGGTCGCGTCACGATTCGAACAGTGCGACCCTAAACCTGGTTTGTTAAATTTGTTTTCAACCGTATTTGCTGGCTTACGGGGGTAGTCGATTAAATCGAAAGTTTCCACTTTAAGGTTAAACCTTTTGATGTATGGGGCATACCAGCAACTTTTTTTTTTGATGTAAATGTTATATATTATAACCTATGTTAGTTTATCGGGAATTAATAAGTTTAATACGGTGTTACATATGGTTAGAAAATATTTTTTGTTATTTACTCGTGAAACGTACGAGGATGTGTTTTTATACGTGTTAGAAAATCCGGAGCAGGATGTTGTGGAAATAGCTAAAGGTTCCGGTGTGTATATTTCAACCGTACGTGAAGCGCTTACAAAATTAACACAAAATGGATATTTATCACGTAAACCACGTGATAGACGTAATACCGTTGGTGCCAGGGGTTATCTGTATTGGGTTGATGATATTGAGAGTATTATTGACGTTAGTACAAAGAAACACGATAAAAGTATGGATGAGTTGAGAGCATTAACCAAACGAACATAAAACATGGCATATCCTGCGAAACTACAACTATAGGTTGTATGGAAAAACTTTCGGAATTAAACGGTTCCGTATGGGCCGAATTACGCGTTAAAGCTAAATTTAATGAGCTTAATAGCGAATTCAATTTACTCGTAAGGTCCAAAAGTACACGTGAAGATGTACTTTTTGATGCTGCTGTTAAACAACTTGCAAAATTACATTGGCATAGCGCATTTCAGAATCACGATATTTCAGTGGTGGAAGTAAACGTTGGTTCTGCGCGTGAATGTCTTACATTTAGATAATTTTTATCTTTTTATAAACAATTTACACAAGGTTTAGCTATGACGATTACAACTAAGGTAGCTAAAGGTTTTCTTGATATTTATTTTCGCGGTAAATCACTTGAAGAATTACACGAAACTATGTCACGAGTATCTAAAATTGATGTACACGCCCCGAAACTTGCTAAACTCGACGAAATTAACCAAATATTACACATAGAATTTGATGAGTCACAACCGTTTATGTTTAGACCAAGTGTTGGATACGCGTTAAAAACATTAGGTTACACTACTAAAGGGTTATTACAAATACGTCGGGAACCGAGTAAAGCTCTAAAAGGGTATTTGTACGATGTTGAATACGTGTATCTCAACGCTGATGTGTGCGTTTATACGTATCCTCAAGGTGTCACGGAATCTGAATTTTATGGTGTATATAATCAGTTTTCTGGCCAATACGACGTTGAAGGCTCATTATTATTACATGGTGTATCTGAAGACGCAGTCGATAAATTTAGCCGAGCGTTTGCTGGTAGCGGTAGTACCTGTTTTATTGAAAATATACCATGGCACGGTTCATGCGATTTATACCGGTCGATTAAATTTGGTAGCCGGTATGATACCAAAACAATTTCGCGGATTACACGAGCGTGCGTGCAGCTGTTAAAGGACAGTGATAATGATAAGGGTACGATTAACATTCAAGCTAGTTCCCCGATAAATTTTAGCATATACACATCAAATACACCCGACGATACATCACTTACGATAAAACATGGTCTATACCTTAATTTCGTATACATGCCGGGTATAACAGTTTTAGGTGAGTAAAATGGGTACTTTGGTTTGTGATGTTGAGATTAAACTTAACGGTACAACATACGAAGAATTATTTAAGTTATCGGAGTTACAACAGTTAGCTGTGATATTGAATGAAAAACCAAACCACGATGATTTATACTTTAAATTAATCGATGATACGGTGAGGTTGACGTGTAAATTCACATCGGTACCTAACGTTAGGTTATTACGACCAGCTTTATTTACACCGAATAAAACGAACATTTCGATTAACGGGTTTATACTGGTAGCTAATTACACGCATATGTCGATGCATTTGATTAAAAACAACTTTATATCTAATAAATACAACGAAGAACGTATATACGGGTTTTTAAACTTCAATAAACGGTTGTTAAATAAAACCGATACGTTTGATACACATATCTTAATCGATGGTTGTACTGATAACTACAAACGGGACTTTATAGCAGATGCGTTAGAAAATTTAGATTTTGATACACATATGTTTTACGAGAGTGAATTTTTATCACAAATACCGTTTGAAATTGACGTTGTAAAACGATTAGACGATGACGAAATATGCGATTTATACGCAGGTCTACGAAAATTGAGATTCACCAGCGGATTTAACGATATATGCTTACACGTTAAATCTAACGCTGGTTTCGGTATCATAGACGTTTTACATGAACATGCGAATATAACTAACGATTTAAGTAATCTTAGACGTAACGCGACCGCAGGATTTAGTGAAGCTGGTGGAACATATGAGCATTTATTATCATCACCATGGGATACTATTTGTTGACCACGCAGGTATATCGTACGAAGAACTACCAGAAAAATACACGTTTAACTTAATAATGGAAATACTCGAAGCGTTAATAGATACAAGTGAAGGTAAGGGTATATCGGTAAAAACCACGAAAGATTCACATGTAATTGTTATCAGGTTGGATAACGTCGAGATAAGGAATTGTAATCTCGATGAGGAGTTATCACGATTACAACGTGATGGTATTAACGTGTCCGGTGAATTATCGGTTAGATACGATTACGATGGTGATGTAGCCGAAAATTATATTTACGCGGGTGTCGAACGGGTTGTGAATTATCCGGTAAAATACGCTAAATTTAACGATGATATACTAAAAGAAATTCCAAAAATTTACAATAAGATGGGTATCGGTAAAACCGGTCAACATAAAAATTACTGTGTAAAATTATTGTTCGAAGCAATGGTAGGTTCAACACAGATGGTCGACGACCTTGCTGAAACGTACGGGTTTTATGTGTACGAACACGAAATTGATGAAGAAGAAATACAACTTGAAGTGGTCGATACACTCGAATGTGATATACACAAACTACTGGAATTTTTACGGGCCCTCGATAATATTGAAATCCGAAATAATGATATCAGTGTGACGTCAGCTATACTCGTTTCAAACGAGCTGGAATACGTTAAAATTAATTATACCGATGGTGAGATTGAGCTTTTGGAGTGTGTAAATAATGATACTACCTAAAAACGTTAGCACCTTTGATAAAATTGTGAATATACGCAGCACGTTCACGTGTTTTGACCACCACATTACAAGCGTGTTAACAAACGACGAGATTTACCATATCGTTACACACATGCCGTTAAAAATAAACCCCGATATCAACGATAACATACCTTACGAAGTGTTACACCAGTATCTACTACATATGTTCGATGTTAAGCATGGTATGGGTATTTTTAGTGATATGGATGATGCTTATAACCACGCCAGTCATCTACCTCCACACGCCAACTGTCAATTTAACGACGTTATGTCATTCAGAACAGATGAATCATCCAAAGTGTTTCACGTTGCAGGGTTACCTTACGTGTTAGACCGTGTATCTCTCGCAAAAAAATTGGTTAACATGGAAACCGGTTTAGTGATGTACAGTCATCGGGACACGTATATCGCTGACCGTAACATTGCGTGTCCGTTATTTAGAGACTATATCATCGACAAAGGTGTCATTAAACGTATTGACGATGATATGATTACGAAACCGCTTAGGTACATTGATTTTGAAGAGTTATACATGTATATGAGCTGTCCAGTTTGGATGGAGTATCCACTTTACCCAACCTTTTTACAAGGGATAAAGTGATTGACATTAAGCTTATATCGTACAAGGGAAGTGGCCAGTTTGCAGACAACACGTATCATGTAACCGGTGGAGATTTAAGTTATACGTGTAAAACCAACTACACTTTACCGTCGAAAATGTCTATACCGGCATTTTACCGGCTAGTTGTAGATGCGAAGATACATGATTTTATTACCGACGCTAATGCGCCAACCGATTTTCCATTCGGTATACCGGTCGGGTTTCATTATTTAGGTGTGTATAAGTTTAAAAATGCGTTATTGTTTGTACACGATGATAAACACTTATTTTACTGTACCGAATTATTCGAAATAAATCCTGAGTACGTTATAATTAATAATAGAATACATTACATCGACGATACGCTTACAGTAACCGTTAACCCGGTTGGAGCACGTAAATGTTTGCGTATATTACGTAAAATGGGACTTCGTGATAAATACTTTTCACGGAACGATTACCTCGATTTAATCGAAAAGATGTTAAAATAATCACAATGTTACGGTGAAACCATGTTTGGTTCGAGAACGAGAAAAGAAAATGCAGACTTAAAACAACAATTAGATGCTATGGCTGAGCAACTGAAAGCCGCAACGGAACAATTATCCGAAGCAAATACAAAACTTGAAACTTACGAAAGTAATCCAGAAATTAGTAATCTACATCAAAAAATACATGACCTTGAGATTAAATTAGAAGAAGCTAACCTTAAACCATCTGCAGTTGAAAGAGAATACAGGAGGAAGATGGAAGAACTCGACAGTACGTATAAGCACGCCGAAACGTTACATGTGCTGGAGAAAGAAGCGTTACAGAAAAATATCGACGCGTTAACTAAAATAATCGAAGGTAAAGAAGCTGAGTGTGAACAGAGAATTAAAGCCGCACTTACGACATGTGAAGCTAAAATTAAAGATAACGAAGAAATGTACAACGCACAGAAAGAGAAAATAAAAGAAATGGCTAAACTTGAAGCCGCTTCCGAAATTAATACTTACCTGATAAAACACAACGAAGAATTAACGTCATTATCAAAAGACGTTATCGAGAAAATCTGCAACATTAAACCGACATCGGTTAACGTCGTTACCGGAAGTTCTACATGTTAAAACAACCACAAGCGATGCTTAATGCTTTATACGATATCGTAAGTGGTAAAACACCAAAAACCATTTGTTTTGAAAATGACGAAGGGTCCGTATGTGTACCGTTAGATAACAAGCTTTGGCTTGATTATTTTATACATAATGCTATGCAATTTCGTGATTCACCCTTGTTTTATCGTGCTCCGACGGTATTTTTACCACCATCGGATAATGGGTTTTCCGATGGCTCGGATGATATATGGACGAATAATCGTTATCGGTTTGGTGACATAGCTGTACCGGCAGAGTTATTTGCTCTCACACGGTTAACGGTGGGTATATGTAATTACACCAATGCGCAATTTGTATGTGGTAATACCAAAAAAGTGGACTATTACAAAACCGATACGTTAAAAATCGAAGATTTAGTTAAAAAGGATACAATCCCAATAACTAATTGTGGTCCAGGGACCTTCACTTCGACAACCATACAGTTACGATTAACAAATCAAGCTACGTTTAAATCTCATTATGACCAACTGAAGAAAAAGTGTGGTATCTATGTACAATAACCGTGATAGTCGATTTAACGATGAATACGTACCGGAATCGGTGCGACGCATCGTATGGTTGCAGAAAATTTTATACGACCGGTGGCATAGTTCGTATATTACGGCAGTAGTTCCGAATCGAGTTATGTCTATCCGCGCTGACGACTTCATAAAAGCAAACACAACTGTTGCCCGTTCAATCGATTGTTGTGCCGGTAGCATTATATCTCATTCGGGTCGATACAAGCGAATAACATCCGATATCGTTAGTGTGAGTAAAAATATATTGAAAAGGGAAATAACCGCGTATGTAATTAATAACATATTTCTACATGATAAATCGGAATACGATATCACTGAATACTACAAAGGTGTTATGAGTATCAATGACATTATTTGTTCCAAAGGTATCGTACTTGAACCGGTTGAACCTTTTGACTATGATGATGTAATTAGTACGGACGCATACGTCGTTTGTGGTCAAAATGTAATGGAAATCCAATCATACTATCATGATTTGAAACGAGCTAGACTTAACCCCGATTTACGAAAGTACGCTAAAAGTGTGTGGTAACGTGAAACTTCCGTGCGATAAAAGGTGGATTGAACGACGGTACATTTCAATCGTTAGTAGATTTGATTTACGTGAAGATGCTGAAATTTATCCACGTTTTATTAGGTTTAAAGGTGCTGAACGTAAAATCGCATTCGATATAACTAATCGCAATTTTGTAGATTTTATGTATTGGTACGTTTTACGTGATATATGCCCCGAGCATGTAGATGAATTGAAACGTGGACGAATTTACTATGATGATACGTTCGGTATACTTACTTTATTAGCGACCAAACTTCGTTTAACTTTTATCAACACGATTAATATACATGGCGTTGACCAAACAACTGAATGTTACGTCGCGGATATTAATTTCAACGATTTAGGTTCTACCGATGAAATACTCGAACTTAAACGTGTTGATGATTTCGATGGTGATTTACGGTCTAGTAATAGAAGTTACGTGTTACGTGGAACTAATTTGTTAGATATCGTATCGCATTATAATGATGCCGCGGCTAAACGGTATAATTTATCCGATTGTAAAAACTTAGAGGATGTAATTAAATATCACAAAAATTCGTTTTAGGTGTACCAAATGATTAACGTTGTGCTTTTAAATATCAATTCTCACACACGTACGTATCGGTTATTCGCAAACGATTTGAGTTATACATGTAAATCTAAAATACCAATTATGCCTAATTCGATAGAACATTCGATATTTCGTAACGCGTTAGGGTATGGTAGTTTTACGGATATAATTGATGAAAAAACGGGCAAGCCAGCGGAATTGGTATTCGGTATACCTTTAAATTTTAACCAGTTCGCTGACGTTATAATTTTCGATAAAGCTATTGTCTTTGTAAATTCCTTAGAACACCGGTTGTTTAAGACTAAACCGTTTGATGTGGGTATCGATTACAGTATATCCGACAACCAAATACATTACATTGACGATGCGCTGCAGGTTGAGTTACTTAGACCAGATGAATGTCTGAGGTTATTACATGTACTCGATGAGCAAAAAAGAAGATACACTAAACTCGAATACTACAAAGTATTAAGTCGAAGATATCACGATTGGTGATGATTATGAATGCTGATGATGTAATTGTATCATATAACGATAGTACCAACCGAATAAACACAAAACAGTGGGTTAAACGTGTAACGAGTATAAACCAATCGTGTAAAAGCGGGTATTCGTTGCAGGGTGAGTTTATTAATAAACTCGAGCCACTTAAACCCGGTATCCACGTTATGAAGTATACATACGGTAAGCAACATTCAAACGAAGGATACGTATTATTTACTATTAACCACAACGGCGAATATTCGGTTGTGAAAGTTCTCGACAAACCCAACCCTAAAGTATGGGCGGTCGAATTGTGGGTACCAATAATATCGTATTTAACTAAATCCACACCAACTCGAAGTGATGCCATTATTCAAATCCGACAACTAATGTACGACCATAATATACGGTTATCCGACCTGTTAAACCCAGATGGTACACCATGAAATCAATGAATTTTGTTGACATCGATATAACCGTCGAACTTGATATATCACTTGAAGAATTTCAGCTTATAGTTGATAAATATCACGTAATTAGTTCTTTTCGTGGTCGTAGCGACGTGATTATGACGTTTAGGGATGGTATATTTAATTTTAAACGTAAGCTGAAGCTAGGCGCTAAGGATTACATATCATCGTTTACGTATGGTAAATTGTACGGGTTTTTCGAAAAATTAGCAGAAATGAAACAACCTATCAACGGACACATTTTTGTTGGTACAGATTTAATTTTTGTTAATTATATTGGTAAAGTTTACAAACCGATGGGTTCGTTTATAACACCGTTAGAAATATACGATTATTTGAAGTGTGATAGGGTACTCCTGTTAATGCATGACAACATCAATTCGGTTACACTACGTAACGCGTTAAATGAAGATGATTTCAAAAACTTATCACGACAAACTGCAATCGCACGATTACAAGCTAATAATGACCTTGAGTTTTTAATTATAACCCCAAATCACTTGATACACTCACAATTTACATCAGGTGGTGGTAGACAAATTCGGGTTGTACCTTTACCGGGTACCGGTGTATACTAAAGTATTTATATCTTCCAATATTACCCCTAGTACGTGGAAAAATAATGTGCACCCGTACGGATGCGTATCCTGCAGGTTCAAGTCCTGGCGGGTGCGGATAATCATACAGATACCTTGTTTGATCTTTTCTTGGTATCATCTTGTTTGATTAAAACTAAATCTCTTCCATGTTTCTCCAATATATCTCACTGACACATAATTTTGGTAACTTCAAATGTAATTAATGTTTTCTTCCCGTTAATTAACCATTAGATTAAGTTATCTATCTCCATTTACTGTTTATTACTTTGTTGCTCTTGGAATAAAACATATACTCCCATATATGCTATTCACACCTTTACACGTCCGTGGTGTGCGTGTGGAGACAATATCAACACCACATTTTTATTTTAATTGGTGTCGTTATGAACTTCGTAGAATACCGGTATATGATAATTTTGTTTATATTATACTCACAGCGTGTCCAGATGAAGTTCAAACGCATTTATTTGTTGGTATACATACTATCAGCGGCGATTCACAACGTAAATATTGCTTTTGACTGTGACGAGTATTATACGAGTAATTCGAGCATAGACCTTGCGATATACGAACTTGTATCGAAGGGTTTAGTTAAACCTGTTGGTATATCACATGGTGTGTATGATATAACGGCTGAGGGTAAACGTTTTATCGAAAAGAAACTCGGTGAATACCCAGATTTAAAAACAGTTGAAACTTTACTTGATACGTATAAAAAACACAATGTTCGTTCACTATTACTTGTGGTAGGTGATATAAAATGAAAATCGTATGTGCTCACAGCGACATAGAATTGGTCGACGTTTGTGAAATATTTGACCTTACACATGTTTCGGTTTACAACGATGGTCGCATGCAGCAAAAATTTGTTGATAAAAACGGAAACGAATACATTTTTCCGTACGTTAATATCGGAATCGTTTCTGATAGTGTTTTTAGTAAACTTGGTATACCCGTTTTATAATCTTTTTTTTTTGATACATTCACGTTTTTCGATGTTACTAACCTTTTTAAACTTTCAACGGACTAAACCACGTCTATACATCCGGTAGCTAATTCTCCGGGTTAACCTAGACTGAGGGATTAGTATGGAAGCAATACCGTATACGTGGACAGCACAAATACCGAATAGTGACACGGATTGTGTCGTAATCGAAAAGATTGACGGTAGTTGTCTTCAAATTCTGTACAAACCTAGTGAGGGTGTGGTATTCGCCAATGATGTTGGTATTCTTGAAATATCCACGGAATCACAATTCGAAGTTATGTACAGGTACAAAAATAAAAACTACAAATACCTATACGATACACTTGGTGTTTTCGCAAGACGAACATATGATATGGACGTCGATTACATTTCATTCTTAGGCTACATCTACGGTGGTGTAGACCAGACTATGTTGTATTCCCCTGCATCGGAGTATTTAGTGAAAGACATCGTTATCGTATTAGTAGATGGTACACGCGTTTTAATACCACACGGTGTGATGGATACCATACTCGATGGTATGCTACCAACGTCGCCGGTTAAATTCACCGGAACGTACAGTGAGTGTTTCGATTACGTCGTGAATAATTATTCAAAAGCCCAATCTAAATTATACATCGACCATTACGGTGTGTATAAAGATATTATCGATTATGTTGACAATGTTGTTTATGGTCTCGAAATCAGAAGATTATCTTCCGATTCATTATACGAGTCCGAGCTGATGTTTTCGGCTGAAGAGTCTATTGTGAAACCTGTAACTTCGGTTACTAAGTATCCAGTAGCTGAGGGATATCAATGAATCCCTCCATTACTTTAGCTTTGAATCGTTCAAAGTTAAGAAAACGAATTTTACAAGTGTTACACGACAACCAACAGGGTATGTATTTGTCACAAATAGCAAGAGCTTTAGAATGCCAAGAGTCTAGTATACTCGGTTGTTTGAAAGGCATGGGTAAACGTTATTCCGCTGATAGGGCTTTAGTGAATCTCGGTTTGGTCAATCTTAATGTAACACATGGTACTAAGATATATACACTGACACATGTCGGTAAAACTGCTTTAGCTACACTGTAGCTTTTTTATACTTTTATTGTGACCGCTTAATCCAAGTGATGTCAAAGTCGCGGTGGTATTTATGGAAAATGACGTACACTACACGTTTGGTAACGAAACGTTCAAATTTAGCAGACGAGGGTATCAATATTTTTGGTTAAATGATAACCTTGAATGGGAGCCCATAAAAGAAACAGATATTGTAAAACGGTTCATTGGTTTAAATATGGATAATTCGTTTGTTTCCGTGTTATTAACATCAAGAATGAAACACTGGATGCTTTTTGGTATAAAAAATGGTTTACTTTATGTTATACTAAGGGATACCGGACATGAGTTAATACAAACGGATAACTACTTGGAATTATACCGCGCGGAATCGGACCTTAACGACATGGTACTTGAAGCACTACAACTTGCAGCTGAAGACGATGATTACAATAAATTATTTTCAATATACAATGGTATGGTTACACCTGTAAGTAACGTAAACAAACACCTCGTTGAAGCTCTCGTTAGTATGGGCGCTAAAATTAAATTAGCCCCAAATCAGATACGAAACGCTGTAAAGGATATATGTTTTGAGCACAATAGGGTACACAACACCAACATCAACGTGAAGTGGTAAAATGGAAAATGATTTACAATCAAGAACGATTATGCTTCCAAATAGCCCTGGTGAAGTGTTTGTAGTTTCTGCAAAACGACAGGTCATAGATGCGAAAAGAGGTATAATTCATCGAGAAACAGCGTTTGAAATTATTAACGATGCGCTTGAAACCGAAGAAGTCGATGGGTTGATTATAAACAATTTGTTACATCCCGACAATAAAGTGTACGGTGTACATTTTGAAGTTAGAAATATGTACGGTGCGAACAACACAATTCTATTTAATTTTGATTTCGAAGCTGGTGTTTTCAAAGGTAAATTGTTTGAAGGCTACCACGAAATGGAATTTAGAAATAAGATATGTGATTTATTACACAATAATGTTTCCGACGAAAATCTAATCGGAACGATATCGGATTTCTACGATGTATCGAACGTTGAAGTACCATTCGCCACACTTATCAGTACATTACCACCAAAACGAAGTATCAGGTTAGATGGTATGGATATTTCAGCTATACAGTTTATACACGCATTAAGACAGATATACATGCTTAAAGATGCTAAACCGGTTGGTGGAAATCTCGTTGTCGAAGACAATATATACGGTGATTTCACGATAAATGCACACCGACCACAAGTTATAAACGACATTTGGAAACGTATACAATCTAAAGCGTACGACGTTGATGATTGTCACGAACTCGTTAAACGATTTCTTAATTACGAAATAGATTTCGGTTTATTCTTCGATGACAATGGTGACCTCGTGTAATAAAGATTATATATAATCTGGAACTTCGATGTGGATGATACTGAAACAGTTGACACAAGATGTTTATCGTGTTACATTTTATGGTTTCAGTTTCGTAAAGGCGATAGCTTATGCACGAAACATTGGACCACATTAAACTTGCCGGGTTAAAAGACCTGGCTACTTCAGTAACGATGTTGTATATAATTTCGTTACACAAACATCCAGAAGAACTGGATAAACTTACGAAAATGATTATAAGTGGTTGTAGTCGTGATGATTTTGCGATGGCAGCTGCAGCGGATTTTAACACCGTTATCACAGCGGATATGAATCCGGTTGTAGCTACGATGGTTTCAGAAATGTTTCAGTATCTTGACCTCGATATTGTTTCCGCTGAACTAATGATACACCTTAGAGATAAGAGAGTATCACCACAATAATTATTTTCATTTATTATTTGCCCCAATACAAACAACCAAAACTTAACAAATGTGTTATTTTTTTTACAACGTGTTGGTGGGGCCCAACATATTAACGTGGACGTATGGTGTAATGGATAGCATACTAGCCTGCGGAGCTTGAGATTCGGGTTCGATTCCCGGTATGTCCGTTTTATTTTTTTGTAATGTTACAACGTATATATGTAGGCCTGTACATATGTTGCGCTGTATCTATGTTTCACCGTGTGTAACTTAGTTATGGATTAACCTATTATACGTAGCACCCTTACATGTATATATACATGTACACGTATATACATAACATAGGTGAGAACGTGGAAGTGATTACATTTTCAAACCACAAAGGTGGCGTTGGGAAGACCACGATATGTTATAATGTCGCGGCGATGCTAGCTGAACGTGGTTGTGATGTATTATGTATCGATATGGACCCACAACGAAATTTATCGTTAAGGTTCAACATCGACACGGATAAGTGTAATTGTATTGAAGACATTATTGATATCGATAAAATTACGATTAATGACATAAATGATTGTGTGTTAAATGTAACCGACCATTTAGATATCATACCATCATCGGAGTTACTAGCGGTAGCTGATTATAAAATAAAAGCTAAAGCGTTTGGTTTCTTACAGTTCCGTGACATGGTAAATTTGTTAAGACCTTATTACGATTTTATACTGATTGATACACCGCCTATATTGAATGAGCTCACAAACTCGTCGATAGTAGCTTCGGATTCAGTCGTTATTATTGTAGAACCTAGCGAATCAGCATTACAGGGTATTAACTCTATTATCGATTTAGTTGACCGTATAAATACCAAAATCAACATCCCAGTTAAGGTGAAAGGTGTGGTATTCAACAAGTACGATGATAGGAGCAATAACCCAAAAATGGTTGTCAAATCGTTAAAAGAAAAATATAGTGACATCGAATTACTCGGTACGATACGAACATCTGCTGAATTGGGTAGATGTGATATGTTCAAACTACCTATAACGAAACTTGCCCCGAAAGCTAAGGTAATTAAGGATTTCAAATTTATTGAGAAATGGTGTGATAAAGATGAGTAATAACGATAAAAAATCTAAATTAGCTGCAACTTTACTCGTTGGTGGTGGTAACTTACCAACAAAAAACAGTAGGAATCCATTAGCAAGGGTAGATGAATTAAAGTTACCAACCTACACCGGAACACGAGCACAAAGGACACTTACATTCGAAGACCACCTGTGTGATTTCTGTAAAAGTAAATACAGACTTGGTCACCACGGTCTTATTATAAATTACGCAATCTACGTAATCATGATGTTTGATGAATTATTCAAAGGTGACAACGTTAACCTTCACGATTTATTACTCTCCGCTAAGGAGAAAGACGTTGAGAAATTTAAAGCGACACTAATGAAATGCTTAGAATAAATTTTACTTTTTTATACATTTACACGTACATATGGTAGGTGGGTAGGTGTGTTGATACAGATATATGTATCAACGTTACACATTGACCTATGTAGATACATAGTAACGTGTATACTTACCTATCAATAGTATCTTTTTTGCCGTTTTACAAAGGTGTAACAATGAAAAACATGGAAACTCTATCGGATATATTCAATTCCAACGATGCGGCAAATATTGTTAAGGCTTTACTGTTCAAACGACGAAAAGGTGTGAACCTGAGTTTATACGGTATATTACTCTACGGTAAATCGTTATTTGAGATTATAACGATGTCGTCGACGTTGAAACCTAATAAGTACAACGATACTGAAATAAACCGACCTAAAATTATAATTTACGAACTCGAAGTGTTATCGTTCATGCGGAAACATGAATGTGTAACCGTAAAAGAAGCTATACAATATATAGCGTTTGCTAAATTTTATTATGTATTACGAAAGCATTTAATGAATGGGAAAGAATTTCAGAAGTATTCAGATGAGTGTATGGATGATACTGTTTTTAGAACATTTTTAGCACAGATTGAACCCGAACTGGTTGAACGCGTAATGGTGGATAATACGGTTGAATATTATACCGATATTACCGTCGAAGATATCTGTAGAACGTTATCGTTTAGACACGGTTGTGTTGATTTCAAAGTAAACATCGCTTTACTTGATAAAGTTAAAGTTGTCCTCGATGACATCCACGACATTAACACCTTGGTATCGTTTGGATGTTACTACATTAATCGATTCGGACCTACGTTTGCTGCATCTAAAAATGCAATAGAATGCACAAAGTATATATTAAATCGATTATCTGGTGAAAACATACTTGATTTTTGTACATTTATATTATCACAACACATGCGATGTACAAAGGTTGCGTATGTTGATACATTTATGAAAACTTACAAAGGTGCTTAACGTGAACGCAAACGAACCTAATAATACTGTTGATAAAACTTTTACAGCCGAAAACTGGGTTGACCCAGATACTGTAGCTAACGATACACAAGTGAACGAGTTACCATCCGAATACGAGGAACCTGACAATTCATTTGAGATTGCTCTCGAATGTAACGTTGAAGATGATGGTACCCGAGTTGTTAGCGTTAAGATTAAAGATTTAAACGAAAGACCAGAAGGGTACGTTTACGAAGAAAACGAAATTTCACCGGATGAAATCGTACAACTCGTTACACAAGTAGTTGGTAACGCGTTAACGAATGTTATCGGTGATGAAACCGAGGTTGTGAAAATTGAATAGCCCAACCCCCTTTAGCTTTTTGGTTGCCCACTGTAAATTTACGGGTTCTAATTGTTATCTTCTAAAACTGGTGTTGCGTAAGAAAAATAACCCTGGTGTTAAGGAGTCAACCCAACATATCAAAACACACATCGTGTGTAACAATGATGATATGATGGCTGCGTACAAAGACCTCGTCGATATAGCGGAAAGTAATCCAGAGAAAAAATACTACATTTATGTAACGTTAAACTCACGCGACTACAGTAAAGCGTGGAACACGTTTATACACACCGCGGTTGACATAGCGCATGTGCTTGATAAGGATAAATTTGCGAAAAACCGACTTAAGGATGTAGGCGGTATATACGAATCTTGTTTATTACAGGAAGATTCGATTGGTACGGCAAATAAATTATATTTTCTACTTGATGTTGATGCTAAGTCACAGTGGCTGCTGAACAAAGTAGTTGATGTTCTTGGTACCGCTATCGTTGTTGTTAGACCGACACCGAACGGATATCACGCTGTACTTGAGCGGTCAGCAGGATTTGAGCGAATTCAGGGATTATTACACAAATATATGAGTGATGATTTATTCTACAACCGAATCACACTTCACAAAGATGGACTATTATTTGTCCGGTCCGTAAACATGGGTGATACACATGGAATTGAAATTCAGTGATTATGCCAAAAGGCCCGTTGTAATAAAAGCGGTGGAAGTAACCGATGCGCTCATTGTTGATGTTGCATCCGAACCTAACGGGACCATAAAGTTAAACGGCTACAATATCGTAGCTTGTGATGAAGAAACATTAATAATTGAAACACTGGAAGGTAATCACACGTGTAAAGTCGGTAGTTATATTATCGTGGGTGTGAAGGGTGAGATATACCCGGTTAGGCGAGATATCTTTGATGAAACATACGTACCGGTTAAAAAACAGTAAAGGTGTAAACGTGGGGGGCGAAATTAAAGTACCTAAGAAATACGCAATTTCAGAAGAAGACATTCTTGAAATTATTTCGAAGTTACCAGATTCAGAAATTAAATTAAAGTTACTCGATTTAATTGATGGAGACGATGCAAGACTGATGTTGTACGAAACGTACGAAGACGTATTCGGTTATCTTGGTGAACTAGGGTTCGAGGAAGAAATTACAGGTGAAGAATTACATAAAGCTTATCTCAGTATGGGTGATGACCCCATTTTCAACACCGAAGGGTTTGAAGTGGTTGCAAACGTCGCGCTCGCAAACGCTTCGCGATAATTACATCGTAGTAACGGCAACGTAATTCTTGCCACTCTATCATAGGGGTGGGGTGCCGGGGAGGGGATAATTATAGGAGAGAGAATATGGCCAATGTAGGAAAGAATATCAGTGCAGCTGAAAAGACAGAAATAATCGAAGAAATTGACCCTAAAGTTTACTTCGAAACGTTGAAAGGTCGTGTAAAAACGATGAACGATTCAACGTTAAAACAAGCATACGAGAACGCCTTGGTGTTATATGGTAAAGCTGACTTCTTTAATCAACACATAACGAAAAAAAAGTTATTATTTAACGTCGAGTGTATGGAATTGGAAAAGAAAGTACTTGCCGTTGGCGTAGATAAATACGTACACAAGGATGATATCAAATACTACCTCGACAAAGTGTCTAGGAAAGTCGTAATGTGTGTTGAATTGAGTAACTACGAAAGGGAGATTCCCGATGACGTTATGAAAGTTTACGACAAAGTTAAAGATATTTTTGATGATTTTTACGTTGTTTTTACTGATTACACCGAAAACCATAGGAAAACCGCTAAGATTGAACGTGACCCCATATTGTTTGGTTCGTTTAGGAACAAACAACATAGATTAACACATGATAGGTTTTACTTTATCGCCGACTGGGTGGATGAGTATTGTGACCTTACACTCGATAGGATGCTCGTTGAGATGAAAGAAAAAACCGGAAACGATATCTTACACATGGTAACCATTCCGGCGAACATTGACGAGATGCGAAGTAAAATCGAAATGTTCGATGCAAAACAAATGAAAGAAGATTTAACCCGTAAGAAACCAAAAGGGTTCGGTAAGATTACCACGTTTATCTCAAATTTCTGTAAACGGGGAGCTACATGGTAAGTGATGATGTTGATTTAACACGTGACCGTGTTCTTAAGGATACAACACCACAACAAGCTAACCTACGTGATGATTCCGAGGTTTTGTCAATATTCGATAGCATACAAAGGTTGTTATCCGAGCAGGTTCCCGGTTACGTGGTCAAACGTAGAATGCCGTGGGACGATTACGAAGCTCAGGACATAGCGACACCCGAAGCTATGTCGTTTGGACGTGAAACCGAAGATGAATACGCGGACCGGGTTGGTCTAAATTTATGCTGTCGGTGGTTACAGACTGGTGATTACCAGGAGTATAAATCGAAATTGAACCTGTACGATGATGTTATGGGTAATAAATGTGAATGTTGTGGTCGTGACATGACGAACGATTTAGATTTTAACCACGGGCACTTATGCTCTGATTGTTCGAAAAATCTCGACATTATGTACGAACATAATATAATCATGGATAGGATAGAAGGTGTATTTAGAGATGAAAGCAGAGACACAAGATTTGATTACAACGTATGATGAAAATGGTTATCCGGTGTTTAAAGGTTTAACCGACGAAGAAACTGAATTCATAAACAAATTCAAAACAATATCGCTTGGTAGAGAAGGTTTGCTTACGAAAAGTATTCTCAAAAAAAGTGATATCGTTCAGGGTTTATACGATAAAGGTATCATCGTTGACCTTCCTGATAACGGTTCAGGTATGGCTACCATCGGTTTATATGGAGTTGTTTACCCCGAAACCATGGGAGATATCATGGTTATGAGAAGTCGGGAAAGTCCAGATAAATACGATTTGGACAGCAACGACATGGATAGAATTTCATCATCGCTCGTTGGTTTAAACGATATGATAGATGTACCGATATCACTCTACGGATTCAAGACATCAAGACCAAAAACAAACAAGATTAAATTCAACGTCGCTGAAAGAGTGTTTGGTCTCGATGAAATACAGTTTAACGACAACTTCGACATAGAAATACCAGAAGGTAGTAAATATGTAAACATCATGTTTGCGACCATGAGTAAAGTTCCTGGTTGTGTAACGTATTTCGAATTCATAGGTGAGAATGGTGTTACAATCACGGGACGGAAAACCAAACGCTTTGACGAACAATGCTAAGTGGGATAGATTATTTAATTTCGGTAATGGCATAATTTTTGATGTATTGGAGTATAGTCCATCGGCCATAGATGTTGTTAGTTCAGAAAACATTACATCAACTAATCGCAATTTTCACGCAGCATTATTCTCGTACAACGGTATACATCTGGCGGTACCATGTAGAATGAGTATGATAACGCATTTGTGGTTTACGTTATGTCCCGACGCATTCCTTACCGATAAACGTAAACGTGTAGGTAAATTACCTTATTGTGATTTCGTCCAAGCTTTACTCAAATTAAAGTCCAACGGTACACTAATTATCTTTAAATCGTCTAAACCTATTACAGCGGAAGAGATATCTAGTAAACGACACTGTTGTTACGAAGATTGGGTGAATCTCGTTGATTTAGATAACGATAAAACTGAGCGTATCCCCGAATTAACGTGGTTGCTTGCTGATTACAGGGAAGGAATCGAACGTTATATCGTGTTTGAACATGAAGGCTACACGTTCGATGTGTTATCTGGTAAATACTGCGCGATTTACACGAAAGGGAATGAACGGGTCAAATCGTATTCTTATAACGATATCGTTATTAACGATAGTATCGTGTACAGAATCGAAGATGATTTATCACAACGTGAAATCGATGGTATAGATATACTGATTGAACTGGTTGATGATAATTGCGAGATTAAAGTAAAATACATTTCCGACCTCGGTGGTGTTTTATTTGGAGTGAAACAATGAAACCCGACATAAGGCCTATGCGTTATTCAAATGACCGATTACGTGAGCCGGAAATCCTATTCTACGAAAGGCTTTATGGTTTTAGGTGTTTAGGTTTAAGTTACGGTACACATCCAGCCGCGTATATAGAGTTACCTGAAGAATACGTTGGTGTATTTGGTAATTATTCGTTTTACGATATGGTGGTAAGTGTTTATGGTGGTGTAACGTTTGCACAAAAAGGCGGAGACCTCGATTCCATGCTTAAAGGTTATTGGATTGGGTGGGATTACATGCACCTTGGTGACAAATTTGGTAAATTTGGAGCACTAGCCGAACACAGTAGTAAATCTTGGACTAGCGAAGATTTATACAAACACTGTAAAGCTGCAGCTAAACAGTTATTCGAGTTTATTGGTGAGAAGATGGAAGTTATTGAAATTAAATCAGCCGACGGCGTACAACTTGTAAAAGTTAAAAAAAGTGATTTAGACCAGATAAAAACATTAGCGGTTGAATATTCACATGGTTACGCGATGGATGCACCAAAATATCAATGTGCGTTCACTGAATTCTTACAGAAGGAAGGTATCGTTGTTATAACCGACGACGTTATAGCTGCTGTTATCCAGTTGTGATTACATGATTGAAACCTGTTTCATTGAACGAATAGGTTCACGTAGTCGTTTTTTTGGTAAAAGTACAGAATTTCGAACACACGTTAAAGAAGGTATCCTCGAATTTGAATTAAGCGGAATCGTACCAGCTGACGTAGAAATACCAAAAACTAGATTGTATGAACTATTACTTAACGATGCGATTTGTTTCGGTAATGGTAACGATACGTTCTTCGAACCAGCGTTAATCGATGGGAAACCTTTCATCTGCAGTAGCGAGTTTGATACAATATTCAAATTAAATGATGAATACCTGTTTCTTAACCGAGAAGGTGTGCTTTACGGGTTAAAATATAGATTCGCTGCGTTCTTCGAAGATTATTGTGTACACAACGGTTATATCGCAAGGATACCGGATAATCTCGGTGAACCCGAATTATTAACACAAGATGAAAACATCACATTAACGAAGCGATTACAATCTATGAACGTCGAAACTATACCCGTTAATGACGTAATGTCTGGAACTTACGTTCTTGACGTTGAAAATTATCATTATCCATTTCAGTAGGTGTGTAATATATGAATAAATTACATATGCGTGTATTAATTGAATACGTGCGATTTTATGTTGATACGAACTATTACACACTTATAATTGGTGATGGTGAAGAGAAATATACGTTAAAATCGAAACGTGACTTGAAACACGGACAACAACCGTATAGTTATATACACAAAAAACTTCTTGATATGCAATCAGCTGGACTCGTTATCACAGACTACTGTGATTCACTGGAGCCACACGACCAGAAACTGTATTTGCAAAAACACGGGTGGTATGACCAACCAACTGGACAACACCCTAGAATGATTAAAGTTATAAACGGATTACCTTACATCGTCAACGGTACACCCAATATGGCGGTAGTATCAGAATTTAAAACCAAAAATGGTAGTTTATACGGTACATACCCAACCGGACTCATGTGTGTTCGTAGTGATAATTTTGTGATAAATGGTGATTATTCCGTTGTAAATGGCGATTTGTATCGCATTAACGATGATTTTACAACAGATTGTGTTACGTGGAATCATGGTATTGAACAGGTGTTGGAAGATTTACCTGAAATACAAACTAAACGGTTTAAATACCCAGATTTTAACGAATTGGAAAAAACTACGGATGTGGAGTGTGTTGCGACGATGTTTAATTTGAAGAAACCTATTACCATAACCGTTGGTGTTGAAGACGGTCAGTATGTAGCTAGCGAAGTTGAATACGCTAATAAATCTGGTTATGGTTCAACCGTTAGTGATGCCGTGTGTGATTTAATCGATACACAGATTGCCGCCGCGGTTGATGGTTATCTTGGATACCCAGAGAATATGTTATCCACCGATGGTTTAGCGTACAAAACTAAACTTGGTGAAGCTTATGCGATTGACACATCGACACCACCTCACTTCAGTACGATAACAATTGATTACGTTAGACGTGTTAACGGGTATAAGTATTACACGGTTATCGTTGGTAACGAATTATACACCATTAAAACCAAATCTAAGGTTAAAACAGGTCGACAACCGTATAGGGTGTTGCATAGACTTATAACTTCGTCGTTGGTACCTGAAAGTATCGTGATAACCGATTACATTAAATCGGAAAACATTGGTAATGACCCGATTTTAGAAGACCTTACACATGGATGGTACGATGGTACGGTTAAAAATAGCCCAGTTATCAAAATGATAAACGGGTTACCTTACATTTTCAATGGTACACGAAATTATATCACGGATAAAATAACAACGGAAAATGGTGTGTTGTACGATACATACATGGATGGTATATTAGCAGCTGATGATTGTGATTTTACAATAGGTGATGATTATTATATCAAAAGTGGGCGGTTGTATATCATAGATGATAGTTGTAATGCGTCTCGCGTATACACTAGTTCGCGTGATGAACTATTTGAAATTGAAGGCGTTAAAATTGAAAAATTCACTTACCCATTTACGATATGGTCGAAACAATGAAATTTGGTAAACCTGATGCGATGTTAACGATAATAAACCGAGTACGAGCACGCCATCGAAGAGTTATAGGATTTGACATTAAATCGGACCAAGGTTTGGTTAATATAAACATAGCGTGTGAAACTGAAATTAAATCACCGCATAAATATATAACCGTATCGCAGTTTTTAGCACTCGTATCACGAGAAGACGTGTCTATACGGATACACGAGTATGATAATCCTAACGGTAAACTATTCACGGCTGTTACGATTAAAGGGTATCCGATACATGAAAACCCGTTATCCGATATGTTTGTTGTTGGTGAAGGTATTTTTCTATTGGATGAACAACGGTACGAATTGCACATACCCGGTTCGTTAACGTTTAATTATAAAGATTGGGCTATCATTAATGGTAAAATCTACACGATAGACGATAACACAATGGCACACCATACAAGGGTCGATGAATTACCTAGATTACTCGACTGTTTACGTAACGATAGCGAAGTGGAACATTATGTCGTATCCGAATTATACGAAAGCGCTAAATGATTATGAAGTGGATGTGGCGTGGGTTGCAAACTGTAATTTAGCACATGACATGATTTTTGATTATACATCAATTAATGGTACGGTCCGTCTTGAGGTATTGAAA